CCGGTGCTGGGGCTGGGGCGGGAGTCGGCGTGGGTCGCGGCAGCTTAGGAGGCGTCGCCGGCGTGGCGAGCGTTTTCATCATGCTGCCGCTCCGTGGCGTGACAGCCGCAAGTTGATTTCCAAATTGAAACGCAGACGGCATGGTTGAGTCCTTTACTTAAAAAGCTTCTGTGTCCGAGTCAGTGTATTTAAGTGAACGATTGGTAACTGAGAGTTCCGTTTTGTGACACCGCCCGCCCTCGCAGCAGGTTTCGTTAATCGTGCCGCAGCGGGTGCACACCAGCTTGCCTCGAATATCCATTAACTCACCGCGACAGATATGGCATTGCGTTGCTGTGGACATTATTGTAGCAAACTCCGTACTGCCCCGAACGTGCCGCGGTAAATAAGGGCAGTTTACACATCCGTTGCCGCAGCATCGCCCGTGCTGGAGTAACGTCTCCCGGGACAGCGGTTTCACATGTGGGCGTGGGTGAACCGGGCTTCATATGCGGCGTAAATCTCCGCATAGGCCACGCCCCACGCGGCGTCATGGGCCAGTTTATTAAACGCCTCGTCGTCGATGGCGTTGTCGAGGCGGTGGTTCCACGCCCGGGCATGGGCCCACTCGTGGATCAACACGTCCATCGAACGGCTTTCATCCAGACTCTTGTCGATCTGGATGTGGAACTTCTTACCCTGCTTCCAACAGCGGCCGTCGAGTTTTGTCAGCTTAACCCGCCGCACGCTGACCGGAAATGCCGCGGGGCACTCCGTTTTCAGCATCTTGAGGAGAGACTGGTACTGTCGAAAGCGGGTCGCCATGGCCGTCCTCCGTGACATGAAGCAGGCCAGCATCCTGCCGACCAGTCACCGATTGTATCAGGCCCTGAAAGAACTGGCGAACGCTTCTGAGCGAAAGCCGTGCCACTGCATCTGCCGCCGCTTTCAAGCCGCTTTCAAAGCTGCACAGGGCGGCCCACGGGCACCCAACCAACAGCGGCGGACACCCCAAAATTCACGAGCAAAACCCGGTTTCCACCCGGATTTCACGCCCAACCAACAGCCTCGACCCGGTTTCCACCCGGATTTCACGCCGGCTCGCTTGACAGGCATTGGTCAGGCGGGTTGTTCCCGGTTTTCCGAGCCGATGTCGCGGAGCAGATTGCGAAAGGATTCGTTCAACTGTTCTTTCTCGGCCGTGAGGCGTTCGAGCACCTCATCAGCCGTGCGGTGCCGCTGTTTGCCGAAGAGTTTCCGGCCGAGCACGCCCGGCTCTTCAGAAGCGTTTAAATATCTTTGCACGGCGACGTTCTTGAGTTCCTCGGGCAGGCCGGCATGACTGTCGAACCGCAGGCCACGACCGCGGGCCTGCTGGAGCCGAGCCTCGTTCCAGTGGGGGTCCAGAAGCTGGATCAAACTCGTGCCCTTGGTCGAGATGCCCTCCGCGGCGGCCGGGCCTAAGAGCAACGCCCGGAGCTTGCCCTCGTTATAGTCTTTCAGGGCCTGCTGGCGTTGCTTTGTGGGAATGCTGCCGTGAAAAATCCCATAAGGAATCTGGTTCTTCTCCAGTGCCGCAGCATACGGGTTGATGCCGGAGTCGACGAAGTTGGAATAGATAATCGCCTTCTTGCGAGGGTCTTCGTCGAGCACTTTCTTGAGGTTGGTGTACGCCGTCTGCAGCTTGCCCGACTGCTCGAAGGCCTTGAGCGGGTTCTTGTCGGCCCGGAACGTCTGCGTCGACAGCCCAGCCTGCCGCATGCCGTTCAAAAAGCTGTTTAAACGACTAAGCTCGTCCTTCGAGAGCGGGAACTCGCGGTCCAGTTTCCAGAGAAAGCCCGGCGGAATCTTCGTGCGGATCGCCTTGTGAATCTTCTCTTGTTCGGGCGTGAGCGGCGTACGGATGATCTCTTCGTTGACGTTCACGCCCTCGGGAGTCTTGCTGGGCTGATAATCGACTTTGCCCTTGAGCAGTTCCCGCAGTTCTGCCTCGTTCTTAATAAACGGCCGCACGCCGGGCTTCACGCCTCGCAGCCAGCCCATCCAGCCGGGCTTCACCTTCTTGTAGCCCACATAGCGTTCGGCAAAGCTCTCGGGGTCGATGCTCTTGCCCTGCAGCATCGAGACCAACGGGGCCAAGTCTGTGGGCGAATTCGTGATCGGCGTGCCGGTTAAGAGCATTACGCGTTTGGCATTGCGGGCCGCCTGCATGGCCGCTTGGGTCATCGCCGAGTTGGGATTTCTAAGCCTCGCCGCCTCGTCCATGATCAGCGTGTCGGGCTGGGACTTGAACGGCTTGCCCATGCCGAGTCCTGTGTAGCTCATGACCTCGGGATTGGAGTTGCGGGTGAACTTCTTGATCTCTTTCTCGAAGTTCCCCCGCAGACTCGCCGGCACCACGGCCGCATAGCTCCCGCCATGGAGTTTCCGGGCCGCTTCCGCCGCGGCTATAGACGACAGAGATTTCCCCGAGCCCAAGCCGTGATAGACGAGTAATCGGGGATTCTCGCCCGTGATTTTGTCGGCAATACGCTGCTGGTGGTCTTGTAGCTGGACGTCAGGGCTTAATTCCGCCTGTTTCTGCCGGTCGGCCAGATGCTGCTGAATCGCCTTGTTTTTATAGGCTTCCAGCATGTCTACGACACCATTTCGCGACTCGCTAGGGACCAAATTCGCAGGGTCGATGCCCCAGTTGCGTAACGCCCAGCCGCGTCTGGCTGTGGGGTTTTTCACAAACGGGCCGCCATGGCGAGCCTTGAAGCTCAGCCAGCGTTTCATCTGCCGCTCGTCCTCGTCGGGAATCCTGCGGCCCGATGCGTAACGTTTGTACCACTGGGCCCAGCCCTTCGGGTCATGCTGGCTGATCCATTCGGGCTTCCACTCCCCCAGACTGGCTAAACGCGGACCTTGGCCGCGGTACAACGAGTCGTACACGCCCAGACTTTCCATCTGTTCGGGCGTGTAGTCCGGCGTGAATTTCGCAGCAAGGTCGTCGGGCATAGCGTCACTGCCGGATGAAATACACCAGTGCCACCGCCAGCCCTGCCGCCAGAGCCGTCACGGCGTAAATAAAAACAGCAATAGCGTCGGGAGCTTTTTTAGCCATAGTCTCGCCATTTTACACGGTTTTTCCGGCCGGCCCAACTGCGGTCTTTACTGCCAGTCGCTGAGATACACCACAGCGATATAGGTGCCCACGAACGCCCCCAGACTCAAGGGGACGATATACAGGACATTATGCGTGTAACTCATGACGCCCACGGCCCCGAGACTGTACAGAATCGAGCCGGTAAAACTGGCCGCCAGAGCCCGTTTCTGGCTCACGCAGAGGACGTACAGGGCGTAGAGAATGTCAAACAGGACATAGACGACAAAAACCATGAACGCCGTCAGCCAACTGAAATCCTGCATGCGATCCTCCTAGATTCTGTGGGCTGTTCGCCACACGACGTAGAGCCCACAGCCCGCCGAGACCAAGCCCAGATATCTCGCCCATGTATACACGTGGGCGAACCAGAAAATCCCCAGCCAGATCGCGGCCAGTGCGGTGATCGCCGCCAGAATGGGCAGCTTGGCGTGATGAAACCAGAGCGACATGGGCCCGCAGAGAAACAGCAGGCACCAGATCACAAACACCATGATCGCCAGACTTTCCATAAACATCAACTCCGTTTGATTTTCTTTTTCGGGCATTCGCGAAAGCCGCATACGGAGCACTTGCCCCATTGGCCGACTTTGTTGCAGTCGCAGCGGCTGCACCAAAACAGCCCGCGTTTTGCAATCTGGCTTCGTTGCCGATTCGTTAACACCGCGTCTTCCATGCTCGTTTCCTTGCGAATGTACACACAAAAAGCACTCTACACTTGCTGCGTGTATATGCCAGTTTGTGTGTAGTTAGGATTTCCCGAAACAGACGCACCAGTACAGCCGGCCGCGGGAGTCTTTCCGTGCTCCGCAGCCGATCTTGTTAAAACCAGTGCTCATGATATTACGCCGATGCCCCGGCGACCAGAGCCAACTTTTCATGACACTCTCGGGCGTCTCTTGGCCCCATGCGATGTTCTCGCCGGCCCGAGAGAACCCTAGTTGCATGAGCTTTCGCATCGACGAGTGCACCATGCGGCGATTTTCCGCCATCCAATTGGCGTGCTCTTGAGCGTAGTTTGTTAATTTTTCATCGACCTGTAACGGCGGCAGATTCCACGCCCAACTGGCTTTCTCCCGGGCGGTGTTGTGCAGGGCGGCAAGCTGGTCGGTGTCGGCGTCAACGGTGTTGCGAAGCAGGGGTAGACTCTGAAGATTGAGCTTGCGGCGAAATTTATCATTTTCGCGAGACTTGAGCAGGTACATCTGCTGGTATTCGCTGGCGAGCTTCCGCTGACCGTCCAGTTCGTCGTAAAGCTCCAGTAAGACCTCCGCGGCCCTGTCATGCGGTCCGCCGATCACAGCCTCGGAGAACCGGCGAAGCTCCGCGGCTAAGAGGGCGATGTCCTGCTGCTCGTACCTCATGGCTGCACCTCGGCGTCGGCCAAGGCGATCTCGGAGCCGGTCGTGCTCTGGGCCTTGAGAGCCAGTTCATAGTTCTCGATCTGCCGGTGCACCCAGTCGTGATACATGCTCACACGGGTAAACGCGGCCTCGTCGCCATAGGTGCCGTCGGTCTTCTTGTCGGCGGCGAGTAAAAACGAATTAATCCCAGCGAGCTTGTCGCCAATAAACATGCCGCCGCCTGAATCCCCCGGCGTAATCACAAACTCCAGCGGCATCCGACCTTTGCCGGCCGTGGGCGAGCAGAAGAGAACCGCGTCCGCACGACCGTCGATCACGTTGTGCCCGGCACGCTTGCGTTGGTCCGATGTCTCGGCGTTCGCTCCGCTGGAAAACGTGCCCTGAATCCCGTAGCCGGCAATCGTGATCGCCTTTCCCATCTCGTCCTGCTGGTCGTAGAGCGGCGTGTAAAAATCGAGCTTGAAGTCCGTGCCGCTGTAGCCTAGAGCAAGGTCGTGCCAGCCGACTTTTTCTGACACATACTCGCGATGAATGATGACGGTGCTGAGCGGATATTCCGTGCCGTCGTCCTTGAGAATCTTTTGGCCGTACGTGCCCTCGACGACATGGGCCGCGGTGAGAATCCAGTTGGGCCGGATAATCACCGCCGAGCCGTGCTGCTCGTGTTCTTTCTTCGGGCAGTCGGGGTTCGTGCACTTGATCTTGGCGATGATTTTCACCACGCCCGGAAACTGCTGGCCGAACTCGACGTACTTGCTGTCGGGGGTATTCGGGTCTCGCGTGCCGGCCTGTACCGCCTCAGCACCAATAGCTAAAAAAAACAGGAGTGATGTAAAGAGTTTCATGATCGGCCTCCTTGCTACCGGCAGATGCGGCAGTGAAATGAGTTAGTTGCGGTCACGCAGCCATGTTTGGAATTCCTTCTTGTTCATGAGGCCGGCACGACGGGCCACCTCACGGGTTTTGTCGTCTAAACGCACCACGGTCGGCACGGTGGACACAGCGAAAATCTCGGCGGTTTCGGGGGACTCGATGATGTCGATCCGCGAAACAACAAAACCCTGAGTTAACTCAGGGTTCTCTTTGAGCATCTGCTCAAACTTGGCACAGGGCCGGCACCCCGGCATGTGAAAAATGAGTAATTCGTCGGCAAATAGTGCCGAAGAAAAGAGGGCCACAAGCAGGCCCGCGAGAAAAGTTTTCATGGCTGTTCCCCCCGCAGACCCAAAGACCCACAGCCGCCAGAGGAATTAACTTACCACAGAAGTTAACACTTCGCCAAATAGTCACCCGCCGCCGGGCCAGAACGCCTGACAATGCCCGGAGGCGACGTGGACCAGATAGCCCAGTCCGGTCAGGCGGGCAATCAGGGCCTGACTCTCCTGTGCGGGCACTAACCCGTTGTGCTCAAAGAAGATAGACACGGGCCGGAGCGAGAGCGTGTCGAAGAAGTCGTTGAGAATAATCGCGTCATGGCCCTCCGTGTCGATCTTCAAAAAGTCGATGTGGGTAATGTTGTATTTGGCGACGAGGTCCTTGATCCTGACGACGGGCACCGTGGTCTTGACCACGCACTCCGGTGGAATCACGCCCTGCCTGACGCCCGCCTCGACGGTCGGATGCGGCTTGCCCACGGAGTTACAGCCCCGCAGCCAGTTGTTCAGCCCCCGCTGCTCGATGACGTCTGACGGGACGCGATACAGGTCGATCTGGCCCGTATAGTTGCTCACCGCGACGTTCTCTTTCCGACACGTGGCCGGAAGCCTGTCGAAGTATTCTTTCACGGGCTCGATGAACAAACCGTCGACGACGCCCGCCTGTGTATCGAAGTCACAGGTGCCGATCTCAATGATAAATGGCCGGGGTGGTGTCATACGAAAAAACCCAGCCCGAGGAGAAGTTCGGGCTGGGCTCTAATGGTCCTGCGGTAGCGGGAAAGACGCAGTGTTTTATTTTCGTCGCAGGCTGTGGGCTAACGTCGTACCGAACGCGAACGCACTGGCGATCTTGGGTTCTTCGGAGCCGTACGTGTGGTCGCCGTAGGCTTTGCCGGCCATGCCGCCGAGCACCGTGCCTGCCGCGAGGCCGCCGGCACCGCCAGCCGCTGCACCACGCAGAGCCCCCATCAGTCGGCTGCGACGCCTGAGCCGCACGCCGCCCTCCTCGTCGATTTCACCCACGGCACCCGGATCATACGCCCCGTGCAAACCGCCGCCGATCACGCCGGCGAGGCCACCGCCCATGCCGCCTAAACTCGCTCCCGCCAGCGGAGCGACCGCCTGCGAAATGGCTTGGCTTAAACTTTGCTCGGCGGCCTTCGTTTCACCGCTCGTGTGCTCGCGGCTGAACTCGTCGGGGGTCATCTTCTTGTGCTCTTCATACTGCATCTTAGGCTTCATGCCCTCGACCGGCTCGCTGCAGTCGTATACTTTCGCGGCCTTGGTCAGCAGTTCAATGTTTACGCTCATGTCGGGGTTCCTGTTTTAAAAGTAGTATTAGCGGCCCAGCGTCGGTGAGCCGGGCAGTTGCATGTTGCTCATGTCAATGCCGGAGGCGTCAAAGCCACGACTCGGTGCTGTTCTGATATTCTCTTCGACCTGCTTGTCTCGAACCTGTTGCAGCATGCGGGCGAACTCGGCGGGATTCTTCTGCTTCATCGCCAAGACTTCGGGCGAGACGTTTTCAATTCCAGCCTGCTGGTCCATGCTGGCCTGCTGGGCCTTGGCCGCGGCCTGAGCCTTCGACTTGGCATACGCCGACGGGCCCATCAGCGACTCGTTCTGGCGGTCAAACTTGGCCTGCTCGTTGGCAGCAGCACGGGCTCTTAACGCGGCTACGCCAGCGGTATCCGTCGGCGTATACGTCGGCGATTTAGGAGCCTGCATGTTCGCCATGTTCGGGCCCTTGTAGAGCGGATTCGAGACCTGCCCGCCGGTGTTCCCGCTGGCAATACTTGCTCCCATCGTGCCCGGAGCACTCGCAGTCTGGGCGTCACGGAACCGCTTGGCCTCGCCCTTCTGCAGGCTCGGGCTGAAATAATCTTTGTCAGAACCGCGGTACGACTTGGCATAGTTTCCGCCGCGGCCCTGTTCTGTGGCCAGAGCGACTTCCTGCGGCGACTTCGGGTTGGCGGTGCTCGTCGGTGCCTTGGGTCCGAAGCCCAGTCGCTTCGCCAGATCGCTGCCAAAGCCCGTCGCCGCACCGTAGGCACTGTTCACGGCATCAGGGGCAAAGTGGCCAGCCAGTCCGCCAGCACCAGCACCCATCACGCCGCCGCCGATCAGGCCACGCAGAGCCGCACCAAATCGGCTGCGTTGCTTGCGGCCCACGAGATTGCCCTCGTCGTCATAGACGTCTTCTTCGCCCGGAGCGACAAGGCCGGCTAAGCCGCCGGCCAAGCCACCGCCCAAGCCACCCATGCCAGCACCCTGCAGGACGCCGGCCGGAATATTGCTGGTTAAATTCTTGGCGTAGCTGCCGAGGTCCTGCAGCGACGGCATAGCCTGCTTTTCACTCGCCGTCTTGCCGCCCATGAGCCCGCCCAGACCGATCCCGGCCAGCATCGAATTTAAATTGCCGCCGTTGGCCAGATGCGAGCCGATGTACGTGCCCGCACCACCTGCCGCCGCACCGAGCAACGCATTGCGAAATCGGTTCTTGCGACTGAGCAAGGCACCGGCTGCACCGCCGGCCAGAGCACCACCGGCCGCGTTTGTCAGATTGCCCGAGATACCCAGTCGGCCGGCAAGCGTCGTGTCTTTCTCACGCTGCTGTAATTCAGGAGCCACCGGATTCCCCGAGGGACGAGCCTCACGCACATGCATCGGCCGACCGTCGAACACAGGCTCAGGCTGACCAGACGAAAACGGCCAGATGGCCTCTTTGCTCAGGGCCTGAATCCGCTCTGCCTTCTCGTTCAGCGACAGCGACGTGTTGTTCACAATCGCGGCGAGCTTTTCATGAGCCGCCTTGGACGACTCGCCTTCGCTGTCGTCTTCTCTCTTCGGAGCTTTTTTCTTCTGCGGAGCCGGAGCTTTCTGCTGCCACGGAGCTTTCTTGCCCGTGATGCCCTTGGCGATGCCGGCACCAGCGTGATAGCCGCCGTAGCCGCCAAAGCCCGCACCGCCCACCAGCCCAGCCAGTGTCGGAAGACCCATCGCCACGCCGCGGTACTCGTCGGGCACAAGCTGAGAAATGCCGGCTCCGATGCCACCACCGGCCAGAGCACCGGCCAGTCCGCCGGCACCAGCACCAACGCCGAGCCCGATCCCACGGCCGGCACCGTGCACGGCACCCTCACCACGGCTGCCTGCGGGCGACGACATCGCACCAATACCGGCACCGATTAATCCGGGCAGAACAATCTCAGCTTTTTTTTCGTTGGGCATAGTTAACTCACGCGGTTGTGGTGATCTGGTCTAAAAGAGGTTTGTTGACGTCAACAGCGTCATACTTCTTGGTGACGGACAGCGGCAGAAACCCCAGAGCAGTCTGTTTCACGCCGGATAAAATTTTGTCGATTTCAGGATTATACTGCGAAAGCGTTTGGCTTGCATAGTTGGATAACGCACTCGTGCCGGCCCCGATGGCCGCTCCTTGTAACGCCCCCATCCACGGATTTCGCTTCTTTTTCGCGATCACATTGCCGTGGGCGTCGAGCTTTTCATGATAGCCCGGCCAGAGTAATCCCCGGCCGAAACCCAAGCCGCCGCCGACCGTGGCCGCGATTAACAACTGCCGCAGAGCCTTGTAGTCATGGGGCAGCCGCGGATCGACGCCATACATGTGCTCAAACTGGGTTTTATATCCGTCCCAGAAGGACTCGGCGATCTTTTCACCGAACTCGCGTGGCGTACTCATTTGTTTTTATCCCATGCATCAAGAGCGGCGTAGCCCATGGCGGGTGTGGCGGGCGAGTTGTCTGCCTTTAAAAACTGCAGGGCGAATGGAGCCCGATTGCCCCCCATGTTTTCCTTCCATGTGTAGTTGTCCTGCCGCGGAGCCACCTCGAACTTTTGCCCCACCCACGGAAGCTCGTCCGACAGGATATTATCCCACACCCACCGGCCGCCAATCGTCTTCATCGTGCTGGAGTTCGTGTGGCCTGTGTCCTTCGTGGTGTACCAGCCCAGACTCTCGCTCAAGGGAGCTTCACGCCACTTGGAGTCGGTCAGGAACTTGCCCAGATTCTTCTTGAAGTACTCGCTCTCCAGCTTGCTCGGCGTCACGTCCCAGCGGTCGAGCACCATGCCCTGATACTTCCCGTCGGGCGTCTTCACGTACGGCACCTGCATGCCGCCCATCAACTGGTTGACGCCGAAGAAGTCGTACACGTTGGGCTGGTAGCTGGGATATTTGTTAAACGTCCTGAGAGCCGTCTCGGGGTCCTTGAGCAGTTGCTCCGGCCCTGACGAGGAAAGACTATCGCGTTTCAGCCCGACGTGCGTCTTGCTGCTAAACAGCGTCTTGAGCCGGTCGGCGTACTCGGGGCTTTTCTCGTTGAGCGAGTAGTAGCCTTCGGGGTTCTTCTGCCACCACGGATTCGCCTTGTCGACCGGCAGGCCAAACTGCCGCCGCACGAGTTCCATGCGGGCCGGAAGCTGCTTGAGCGGGTCGGTCTCGCCCGTGGCTTTGTTCGTGCCCCAGTACTTCATCGCGTCTTCGTCAAAGTCCTGCTTGTCAAGAATAGCCGCGTTCCAGATACGCTTGAGCGACGGCGTGATCTCCTTCGTGGCCGTGGGGCGATAGCCCATCGGTATCTTCGTGTTGGCAATGTACCGGCGGAACCGGTCGCCCACGATGTTGCTCAAGCCCGCCCCGGTCAACGCACCTGTTAACACACGCTTGAGCGTCTGGCGTTTGCCCTTCTTGTCCTTGCCGCGGATGAGGTCGTACAGGCCGCCGACACCAGCCCCGGCCAAACCGCCGGCCACGGTATCGGGCACACGGAGCTTGGGCAGATGCCAGCGGATGTTCTCCAGCACCTCTTTCAGGTCGGCGGTCTTCTCGGCCGGGACAGGAGCCAGTCGCTTTTTCTTAGCTATCGCCTTGGCTTTCACACTGGGCCGCTGCTGGTTTAAATACCATAACGCGGCCCCCAAGCCGCCCACCGTCGCGAGCGGGGCGTAGTTCCAGAGCTTTTCTTTCACCGCGTTGTAGTCGTACGTGGCGGCGAAGCCCGGCTCATTGATGTCGGGCAGGTCGGGGTACTGCTGGCGAAGCGTGTCCCGGAAGTCAGTCGGTGAAGGGAAGGGAGCGGGCATTGGCGACGTTACTCCTCTGCTGTAGCCGTGCGGGCCGGAGCCTTCTCGTCGTCTTTTTCAGCAGACTCGTCGTCGTCCTGCCGGGCCTTGGCCGCGGGCTTCTTTTTCTTCTTGGGGGCTCGCTCGGAGACGTACTTGCCACCAGCCCCGGCGGATTCAGCAAGGCCATATAGCTTGCCAGCAGCCAGACCAGCCAGCGGACCCATGGGCCCAGCGAGACTGCCCAGATAACTGCCCATGCCCGCCGGAAGTACCCGCTGCCGTTCATCGAGAATCTGATTGAGCTTCTTGGGGTCATTGCGATAGGCCTTTCGCAGAGAATCCTCGCTGTTAAAGTTCGCGGCGGCTTCTTGATACAGCATGATCGGCGTCAGGGCCCGCGAGAGCATGTACGCGTCCCGGGTCAGGCCGCCACCCTGCCGCTTGAGCCAGCCGGTCACGCCCTTGCCCTTGGGCACCGGGCGGGAATTAAAGTCGATGGCGTGGCCGAGTTCGTGCGTGAGCGTGGCGGGCGAATTGCCATATAAATGCGTCGTGTCGCTGAACGGATTGTAGTGCGAGCCCCGCATGGAATTCATCGTCAACGCCGTGAGCGGATACGACGCCAAGCCTAAGCCTTTGCCCAGAATGCTCGTTCTGGGGTTGCTCATGATCCGGGGAATATCCCGGGTGAGTCGCGTGCCGCCCAAGACCACGGTATGGTTCTTCAGTTCCTGCGGATTGGCCCGCTCCATGTCTTGGGCAAGCTGCTGGAGAGCCATCGCCCGGCGGTCCTTCTTGCTGATCTCCGCCTCGTTCCAGCCGCCCGTGGCACCCTCCCAGTCCGTCGGGTTCACGTGGCTCTTGAGTGTTAAGAGCGGCAGGCCCGAGAGCACGCCGCCCGCTTGGCCGACCGTCGAGGCCAACGCCCGGCTGGGCAGCCCCGCTCGTTCAACGTTGATAGCCTGCTTGACCAGCTTTCCAAACGCGACAGCGTGCGACATGACAATGATCCTTGCTGGAGAAAAAGACAGTTATTTATTTATTCAGTGGGCAGCCGCAGCGGGCCCATCTTGTGCATCCGTTCGGCGAGCCGTTTGAGTTCCTTGGAGCTATAGCCGACGCCCGAGCTTCGCATGGCGGCCTCGTAGTCGTCCGCGGTGCCCTCTTCGGGCACGCTGGCCAACGCGTGAGCCGCCGCCGTGGGCCGGTCCTTGAACCCGTCGCCGATCCACTTGTACAGGCTGCGGGTCTCTTTATTCGCTTGGCGGCCACTGGGCCGGCCCCAGTCAGTCTCGATGTACGGGAACGGGGCCAGACCAATAGCCGTGCCACCGATCGGGCCGCCGAGGCGTAACGCGATATCAGGCGTCGGAACCACGCCGCCTAAATATCTGTATCCCACTTGGGGATTGAGGCCCCATTCGCCGAGTTGCCACTTCTGGCCGCCCCAGCTTGGCGAGAGATTTAACACCCGCTTGGCAGCTTCTTTGCCGAAGCTTTCCGCGGCACTGCACTTGCAGTTCCACTTGCGTAACGCCTTGTTAATCCGGGAGTCGGGGTCCTTCTTGGTCTTGCTGCCCGTGTTCACCCGCTTCATGCCGCACATCCGTGAGCAGAACGAATTCTGGCGTTTATCGCGTTCGCCCGTGGGGTTCTTTTCGGTCACCGGAGCCTTGAGATTGCCGCCGGTTTCGCGGTTGTAGCTCGCCCGGCCTTTGGCGTTTAAGCCGCCCTCGTCGTTCTTGCCGGCAGCCCGTTGCCATGCTGGCGTGCTGGCCCATTTCACCACGGCACTTTTCACGCGTTCTTCGGCCAGAATATCGAGCATAGTATCGGGCTCAACGTGGTCCATGCCCATGAGCCAACCCTGAATGGGATCACCGCTGCTGCTGGACTTGAAATGCGTATTTAAACGGTCATAATCCGGCTGAAAATCCTGCACGGGATACTCGCTGTCGTCGTAGTCGCCCTGTGTATAGTTGCGGTAGCCCGCCCGCAGAGCTTTCGACAAGAGCGAGCCGGCCAACATACCGCCAGCCAGCGGACCAAACGGCAAATGCACAGTATTCGCCGGCGGCTTTTTCTTCTTGGCCGTGGTTTTCGCCGCCGAAATCTTGGTGTTCACGGTATTGGGTGCCGACAGGCTGGCATTGCCGTTGATAATTCCGCTCATAGATAACCCCGAATGAAATTTAATTGGGTCCGTGGTCGCCGAGGACTGGCCGGCACCTACGGGTGTCGGATTCGCTGGCTGGGATTGTTGTTTTTGCTGCGATTGTGCTGGCTGGGCAGGGGCTTGAGCCTGCTGCATCCCCATTGGGAGTGGTATCTGCGGCGTGGCGACGGGGTACTGTTTTAAACCTTGGTTTTTTCCCACGCGGACGGGAACGCGGCCCTCCCGTTCAGCATTCATGTTCTCCATGGTCTGTTCAATCGCTGGAGATAACACCACGGAAAGCTTCTGTAGCAGCGTGTTTATGGCATTTTCGCCCTGACCTTCGTCGATATTCTTGCCCGTATCTATGCTGCTGGAAATCAGCCCCTTTTCTCGCTCTTCTCCGGCATACACTGGCTTTTCACTCTGCGGCATGTCGACTTTTTCCTGTTTGGAGTCGGCTGTTTTCGCGTTTTGGGCCGGATCGGGGTCTAAAATAGAAGGCACGGTAAAGTTAACACTGTCCGTAAATCGACGAATTAAACCCGAAATGTTAATTTGGGCTGTTTTCTCCGCGGGCTGGGTTGTATCGTTTTTATCACTGGCGTACATGGGCAAATCCTTATTGGACTTGGGATATTTATGGGCCCAGCGTTTGGCGATATCAGGGTGTTCGGCCCAGAGAAAGCGGCGTTGTTTCTCAGATTTAAACGGCATAGCGGATTTGGTTCCCAAGCTGAATGTGCCTTATATCTTCGCAAATGAGGTGCCGGGGGTAAAGGGCTCTGATAGCTAAAAAAAGCCGCCTAGGTGTTAAGTAGGCGGCGAGAAACTAGCAGATGTTACATTCAAACGGAACAAAGCCGTTGAACCCGGTGAGCGTCATACCAGCCGGCGTTCGGGAGTGGGGTAAGTGTCGGTCCTGTGATGCTTTCCGGTTTGAACATGACCAAATAAGATGGGGCGGCCCAGCGGCTCCCGGGATAAATATCAATAACCGTACCCCGCATCTTTTCATCGTCATCGAACGTAACAACAACACGATCGTTTTTCTTAATCATGACGTGTAGCTCCAGAGGGTGAAAAAATCAGCAGATGCCGGGGATGTGAATTCCGGCCTTGGACGCGGCGTCACGGTGCTGGCGGAAAACACGCTGCCAGTACCGGTAGTCGTCAACCGCCCTTTTTTGACTGGCCGGCGAGTAGTCTTCCCCGAGTTCAGGCGTCCACTCGTACGACAAGGCAAGTTCCATTCTGGCCTCGGCGAGGTCATACTGCTTCTTCAGGTCGATGACGTTCTGCTTGAGAATCTGGTTGTGCTCCATTTTGTTGGCAATGAACTTGAGCACGACCAAGGCGATCACGAACACCAGCATGACGATCAGGAAAAACTGTTCGGCGGTCATGTATATGACTCCTAGAGTGAATGGTTACAGGTCCCTTATTTGATATGCCCGGATTATGTTGGTTATTTAGCCGGACGCCGATAGCTAAAAAAAGGGGCGAGTTGTTGAGTTAGGCAGGCACTACAGCCTGTTTCTCCTCTCACTCACTCCCCTTTACTGCGGTTGACGTACGCAGCTTTACGGGCAATACCCTATGGCTTTCGCCCAAGGGTTCGGGACCACCTTGCTTTTTTGGCCGTCTTACGGGCTGTCCATCGGATATTACGTCCGGGGACCAACTGAGGGATAAGCAGAACCTCGCCAGAAACCAAGAAACATTAAACCAACATTATCGGGTACAGCATCAGAGGCTGTACCACTTACCGGCACCGGGCAGACCAATAAAGGTCTTCTGCTCGCCGTCACGGGTCGTCCACGTGGCAGTGGAATACACAACGCCCGGACGGACTTTCACGTCAGCCAGCCCCGTCTCGATCGCGATGTAGACGGCGTTCCGCTGGAAGAACGTCGCCTCTGGATTCACGTCGATGTTCGCGTACTCGAACGTCTGCGGCGGAGGGACCACTGCAGCCGTTCCGCACGCCACCAGCACGAAGGCCACCAGCGGGGCCGCGATTCCGCAGGTGATCCGGGTCGCGAGGTAGGCCCAGTAGGATTCCGGGGCCACCTTGTCGACAATCCGGTAGAGCACCGTGGCGAACACGAAGTCGCAGGCAATCATCAGCAGGAACATGATCAGGGCAGCGGTCAGGATTGCAAACGTCGTCATTGGTTTTGTCCTCTTCATAAAAGTATCGAAACCATCAACACCCAGCCGAACACACGTCGGCGGGGAAAGTCCGTGTGCAGGATTCGAACCTGCTCGGCACCTTGGGCAAGTGCTTTCCTTTCACGGACGGCTTTGGTCAGCCGGAGACGGGCTCCGCGATGACCGTGCCGTTGGACAGCGTGGCGTGCTGGTAGCGGCGGCGGGTCACGCCGTGCTCCCAGTCGAACCACGCCAGAGCACCCGTGTCATTGCCGACAAACTCGGCGAACGACTCCCGGACCGCGGCGAGACCGCGACCGGTGCCCACGACCTTGACGGTCTCGGCCAGCAGGCTATCGAACTGGGCGGCCTGCTCACGGGTAAAGGTGGTGTTGTTCTGCATGATAGAATCACTCCACAGCGACACAATTGAGTTAAAGTTCAACAGCCCTGTCGAACCCCGGGCAGGGCACTACGTCGCGAATAGTATTCCCCTGCTTATTAGATATGCCGTGGTTTTGCTGTTTATTTAGCTATTGGCGGGCAGGGGTTTTGATAGCTAAAAAAAAAGCCCCGAAGGGCTTCGGCTGGGGACTAGCCGCGGGACAACCCACGGCAGCCGACGACGTTGCCAGCGTCGTCGCGGACGAGTTCCCCGGGGGCGAACACATCGTCCCGGTCGCTGCAACGAGCGGCGACCATCCCCGACACAACATAAACTGTTCCCCGCTTCGGGGCCGGAAGCCCCTCGACCTCGCCAAAGGAGGTCATCGACGTGGGAATGCCGTCGACCTCGGGCCCGGCGGCCCGAGTGGTGGCGACGCGAGCCACCGTCCCCGACTTTGCAATGACGCGAACGTCACCAGCGGGGAGCACGATCTTGATGTCGTGCGGCGTCAAATTCGTAATCGTCATATAAACCTCCAAAAAGAAACACGCAACGTAAACACGGACGTTGCACCCGTTTGCTCCCTGATGAGTGACGTGCTTGAGAGCACCAGCCCGGAAGTAAGCTTTCGCCTAAATCACATCCCAGCCGTTGAGCCGGATGTGCACCGTATCCAGCTTCTTGGCCAGCCGGCGGTTCAGCCGGTGGTTCAGCCGCTTGAGGAACTTGCGGCTCTTGGCCACACGGCGGGTCTGGCAGCGAAGGCTCCAACCGCGATTCCAATCGGTCATACATACCTCCGTTAAAACAACAAAAGAACGCAACCAATCACCGCTGGTTGCATACGGGTGCACACAGTGAGTCACGTGCTCGTGTGCTCCAAGCCCGGTGTAGGTTCGCAAGACCTACGGGGAGTCGCTGAGGCACGGCTCGACAATCCCACCGTGTTTTTCAATCACGGCTTCGACGACCTCGACCGGCACGTATCCGTAGACCGTACCAGTGGCGTCGTCAGGATTCTCGGCGTACTCCATGAACTCTCCGACCCGTCGCGAGGGAAAGCCGATTTCGACGGCGATCCATGGCCCGACGCTATCCCGCGGCGTGCAGTAGTGCGTGACGCTCGCCTGTACGGAGAGCGTCAGCCCGTCGGCACACTCGATGGGAAGCACCTGCCGAAAACGGTTCTTGGGCTCATCCAACTGGAAAGCCTTGAACTCTTCTCGGAGGTTTGCGGGGTCAAGCAGGTAGGCGTTGAGGTTAAACGCTATGGCCTGATCCTTCGAAGATGGCAGTCATACAACACAGGTGCCCGATGACTGCAAACCGGGGCACAGAGAATATGCCACGGTATTGTTGTTTATTTAGCTGGCGACCGACGGGCTTAGGGCACCGTGAGTGACACCAGATTCCCCGACGGTTCCGGCCCGCTGGATAAGCTAGACCATACAGATGCGGGCGGTTGTTCCGGCGGCGTGGCGGCGGTGGTGGCAAACTGGTTTGTCCAGAAATGAATTTGGGCGTCAGGCGTGTACGTGGGCAGAGCCCCGAGATTTTTTCCGATATACCACGCGTCCGACAACAATATGCCGGCGTCAACCGCGGGCTGCGAATCGGCCCAATAGAGGTATGCAAACACGCCGCCTTGTGATTGGGTGGCAGGGCTTCGAACATAGTACGGCTTGTCTTGGTACGTGCCCGCGTACGTGTAGATGCCGGCAACGTCCGAACTCGTTTGTGTGACAAGCACAAATCCGGGGTCCGGCGGCGGCAAGCCCGGCGTCGTCAATGTGGCCGCGTTGCTATACGCGAGGACTTGAACCTGCTCGCCGCCGCAGAAAATATAAGAATACACCAGACACCGCCATTTACTCCAGTTATCGGCGTACGTTAAGCCTGAAAGTTGCAGCGTCGGTTGGGAGTACGTGGGCCCCTCCATCCAATCGGTCCACGTAACGCCGTTATCGTTGGATCGCTGCCATTGATAACTGAAACCATTTTGCCCCCCGAATCCGACAAAATTCTTTGTGGCCTGCACGGAAAAAGCCGCCGCGGACCCGATGTTTGTTGAATAGTTTGTCGGATGCTGGGTAATCGTCATCGTAGGCACCGGCACAGTCAGCGTCACGGCGTTGCTGGCGACACTGACCGAGGGGTCGAGCGTAGACGTGGCAACCACGCGGTAGAGGGCACCATTTGAAAGATTCGCCATTCCGGTGGGCGTCGCGTAACTGTATATCCACAGGGCGGCCGAGATGCCGCCGGCCCAGTAAGCGTCAGTCGTGGTTTGATACAGCCGGCCGTTGCTGATATTTGTCCAACTGACGCCATTGTCGCTTGACGTCTGCCATTGAAACGTTTGCGAGCCGATGGAGACCGTGCTGATAGCCGAAAAAAGAGCCGCGTGTTCAGAAGAGTACGGAACTGGATTGTTGGGGGCGGTGGGGCCGTAGCAGGCGTCGAGATCAGCCGTGTCATTTTGCGGCTGGCTCGTGAATGTGATGACAGGCACTACCGGCGTACCACTGGCAGTTAAGGCGTACGGGCCAGTCCCCTGACTGTTCACAGCGGCCACTCTAAATAGATAACTCACGCCGTTTGTCAGACCAGTCACAACAGCAGAAGTTGTTGTTGAAACGCCGTCGTTAAATGTTGTCCACGTCGAGCCGTTGTTCGACGAGTATTGCACGACGTAATTAGTAATGCTGTATCCTCCCGTGTTCGTCGGAGCAGCCCACGACAAAATAACTTGTGCATCGCCAAACGTCGCACTGAGGCTTGTCGGGGCGGCGGGTGTCGTTAATACCGTATCAATCTTTGTGCCATCCCACAGAGCCACATACGTGCTGTCGCCGAGCATGACAAACCTGTCATTGCCGTATGCGATAGCGTTGTGTTTGACGCTTGCGGCTGAAGTTGTCTGCGACGCCCACGTATTCCCATCCCGCGAACAAAAAATATTTGAACTAACACCAGTTTTGTTGCCGACCGCGACAAAAAGGCCGCCACCGAACGCAAGTCCAGTCACGGTGGTCGCAAGTTGCACGGCGTTTTGGCCCCACTCCCACGTATTGCCGTTCGTTGTGGTGGCCAAAACCCGCGACGTGGAGAGCGTGCCAGTTTCTACCGCGACCGTTTTGTTATTGCCGACCCGGTGGAGAAGCGTGTTGAAAGACATGCCGGTGGGTGCCGCAGTCGTTTTTCGCCAATCCATATTCGTAGCCGCAAAATACCATTGCCCGTCGTGATCCTGTACGAGCCATCCGTCTGGCGTAGATATCAGCGTGCCCCACGCCGGATAGAAGGGCGTGACGGTTTGAGTTGCGGGGTCGTAGAACGTGTTCTCACACATGCCGATAAGGCTGCCGCCAAAAGCCTGAGCAATTGGGGTATTTGTGGCGTTGGCCGGCGGAACAGCAAACAATTCCCCGGGCCATGTGGGCTGGTTCACGCTACTCGGTCTGTGCCGGGAAACTAACTTGTACGGGATGTGTGAGGCCGAACCCCAATTGGCTATAGAGCACCCGTTGGCGGAAAAATTAGTTTCAATCCATGTGATCCCGTCATATGAATAAGCCAGCACAAGCGTTGCGGACGAGTAAGCATACTGGTCGCCAATTACAGCAAATACGGGGGCGGCTCCGCTGCCGGCCATCATGCCGTAAGCCAGTGAGTAGCCGGTAGTTATACGCTTGTTAAACGTGTATCGGAGCGTCCACGTTATACCGTCAAAAGACGTATATAACTTTGTTTTTAAATTCGCCTCGTTCATGCCGCCATAAAACGGCTCCAAGCCCATACCCACGAACTGGCCGTCGCCGAACACAACCCCGTACCACGCCACGTTGGGTTTTTGACCGACCGTCCAATTCAATATTTTGTTAGACGACAGCCGCTCTTCGTACACGATATTTGTGCCGAGGTAGCCACTGGCTACTGTTTGCGTGCCCAGTTTTAAAGCGGCGGGTGCGGCAGTGCCGAAAAATGTGGGCATGATTGTTGATAGCTAAAAAAAAGGGGCGAACGAATTTTCGTTGCCCCGATTCTACCATCAGTCCCACAGTCCGCGAAGGTACTTTCCAAAGAGGCACAGGCCGTTTTGGATGCGGTTTTCGTGGGCTTTCATGGCCTCGAAGTCGTAGGTCGTCCGGGCCATCATTTCGGTAAACGAGATGCCCGGCTCGTCACTGGGCTTGGCCGGGTCTTTGTCTTTACTGAACTGCCCAGCTTCGTCGCCCTTCTCGATCTGTTCCCACGCCCAGATCATTTCGTCGATGACCCAGTCCCACCGTTTAAAGTGATTATCATCGACGCCGCCGTAATTCTCCTGCTCTGGAGTGAGCGGCGGGGCAGATGTCGATCGCAGATGCTCGGGCACGTCGGCGTCGTCCACATATGGGGCTCCCTGCTTTGTCTTCTGGAGCATTTTGAGCATCGGCACGACGATGACGCTGAGCGTGGCATCCATGCTCCAGACGTCGTAATAATCAATGCGGACCTTGATCCGCCGCTTTCGGCGTTCGTCGATCCATTCGCAGACGGCCTTGAGCCACGTCTTGTTCAGCCACTCACCGATCTTGTGGCAGCGGTCTTCGGAGACGCCGACGTACTGAAGCAAATCGGCAATTTGATAGGGGCCGATCCAACTTACGTAGGGGCCGAGATATACCTTCACGGTGCACTCCTTGCAGGTTTTTGAAACCGGGGGAACTGGTGCTTGCAGTCGGGGCACATCCAGTACGACACGCCGTCATAGTGATCAATGTGGTCGTACGGGAGTTCTACGCCGATGATCCGGCTGAACTTGTACGGCGGGGAATAGCACTGTTGGATATACGCCCGCAGTTCCTCGTCCGTCTTGTCTTTGGTCCAGTCTTGCGGGCGGAGCACGTCGAAGATGTCGCCGCCGTCCCAGCTAGCACTGCATTCGGGGCAGTTGCCGTGATGGTCGAGTTTAGTGGTCATTGTGCGAAAGCTCCACAGCGAGGGCGTGAATGACAAGCTCGGCGACGTAGAGCCGATACTCGTCGTAAGGCCAGTTGATGAGTTGTTTTTGGTCTTCGTGCGGCTCGATGTCAAACATCGCCACGCCGTCGATCACGGACAGGGTGCACGAGAACTTGTTCTGGTCCAGCCAATAGCCGACTTCTTTAAGCCGGTCAAGCTGGGCATCGTTTCGCACCCGACCGAGCAGGATATTAACAGAAAAACAGTCTTTGTCGTCGGCCATTGTGAGCGGCACCTCTGGGGGTAAAGACAACAATACCGACCGGGTCGGGCTAGGTGGCGGTCCCTAGCCCGAGCCCGGAGTATAGCACGTGAGATCAGACGTTACCGGCTGCGATTTGGCACACAGTCGGAGCAATCCGCTTGAAGCCGTCGACGATAACGGCATATTCGCTCGGCTTGCGGCCGGCTTGCGGCTTCTTCCGTTTGTCGTGCCGGCTCTCACGGCGGTTCAGAGGAAACGGCAAAAACCGAACCTCTTCATTCACGTCGAGCGGCCAATTCCCATAACGGTCAAACTGCCGCACAGCGTCGCGTAGCTTGGCCGGGGTCTCGTATTCTACGATCCGATTTCCATTGTCGGAGTAGATTTTGCTGACGTATTTGCCCACGACAAAACCGTCAAGCAACCCGAAAAAGGAGCGGCGTAAAGCCATGGCCAATACACATTTGCGGCCGTCGCGAGTGGTGGCTTTAACGATATCAGACGCCTCCACCTTAAACTTCATCGGCTCGTTCGCCCAACCTACCCATTTCCCATTTTTCTGCTGCCGCCACGTAATAGGTTCGGGCGGATATTTAGAACGATCAATCTCGCGGAATTTCCGCGGTTTTGAACCGGTAGATTCTGGGCTCTTCTTGGAGCCCTTCACAACCGGGCTCGCGGGCTTGGCACCCTTGCCAAGCTTCTTGCGAGCCTTCTTCTTTTCCGCCCGTTCAGCAGGCGAAGGCACGTCCACCTTGGAATATTGTCCGGCCTTCCGGGACTTATCAGTCGACTTCTTTGCCGCCGATGACGGCTTCTTGTTCGTCGGCTTACGAGCGGACGACTTGCGGGAGTTAACCCGCTTTGGCCCTTGCGGACCTTTGGCCTTCTTGGCCATGTTGTTCTTCTCCGAAGTAGAACAGCCGGGTTAGGTTTTGACGCTAACCCGGCTGCGTGAATTGGTGATTGACGTTTACCGACTACTCCGCTTTCTGTAGCGAAGCGAGTAGGGTTTAAACACAACAGGGCCCGCGACACCTACACGCCCGCTTTTGTCGTAGTCGACGATGGCGTCGCGTACAAAATTGGGCGTGCGGAACGCCACGGTCCGCGAACCGGGTGAACGACTTTTTGGCGAATGCACATAGAATTTCGTAGTGCAACGCCCGATTTCAACGCCATTAATCCATAAACCAAACTGATCGCGGAACGCCGCAAGCAGTTCGATTTTGTCGAAGACAACACCGGTTTCTTTCTCCGCGTCTATCTCCGTTAGTGAGCCGTTGAACTTGAACGCCTTGTTCGCAAAACCGGTTTTACGGTTTCGCCAAGTAATTGCCTTTGCGGTGGCCATGCCTATGAACTCCTGTATTCGCGTGAGGAACCCGCGGCGACGTTGCCCGGGCTTAAAACTGACATAAAACTAAGCCGCGGCGGGTTCGGGTTCGTCCTTACCCTGCAACGTATTCAACACGGTGTCGGCGTCGCCCAAGCAGGCAGCCGTCAGCAGAATGATCAGATGCGTGATCGAGAACTCGGTGGGCTCGGCCAGCGTCACGCCGGGCATAGTGCCCTGCAGTTTGGCCGCCGAGCATTCAGACAATCGGAGCAGATGCGTGAGACTGATTGCCGTTCTCAGATCGTGGGCTGTCCCCACGAAATCGTCGGGTGCGTTGAGCTTGCCGCCGATGCAATAGAAGTTCAGTTCCATAAACTCTGCTTTCGTTAGGGGACAAAAAAAGCCCGGACAGCGAAGTTGCTGCCGGGCTATGAGAAGTGGAGCCGGCCGGATTTGCACCGGCGTCCGGCGATATATCCAACTAAAACGTCTACATGCGTAGCCTGTTGTGCTTGTCAGCAGGCAAACCAGTCGGACTCACCCGACAGCAGGTGGGCTACCACCATCTGTGCCTGTCTTTGCAGGCCGTCAGGCGTCTTTCCGCCGGTCCGCACGGTGGGCGATGATGCCGTGCCATCACCCGATCACTGCGTACTAGGCAGCGAGAGCGGGAGCACTGTTGAAAGTGCCAATTAACAATTTAATCGAGTTTTAACGTGGCCACCCGATCAACCACGGCATGCAGTCTTAATCTTCCTTATCCCGTCGAATCTAGAATCGGCCCCTTGTTGCCACCCATTTTACGGCGATCCGAAGGCTGGGTAGCCCCACCAAAACTAACGAGCACAATGGGACTTGAACCCACAACCTCCAGCGTGACAGGCTGGCGATCTAACCAATTGATCTATGTGCCCAAAACACAGTACGTCAGGTTTAGTGCTGCTTCTTTATCCTGACACGGCCGAGTATGAAGTTATCTCTGGCACTATACCGCTGTGTTTTTGTTTTGCAACCGTCGCCCCCGCTCTGGCCTAGGGCATGGAGCCCGCTGGTCACGTGGCACGTGACCGTTCAGCCAGAGCAGGGACGACGGAAGATCACATCCTACACATGGCAGGCGTGGCTGCCCAGATTATATGCGTAAAGTCACGCTTTGCGTTGCTTTTTGCATATGAAAAGCGTGGTTTATTCCGGTTGCACCACCACGAGGTTGTTTAAACACCGGACCTTCTGCTGCTTGGTAGCGTTGTGGGGCAAAGCAGCCTGCACGCATCCCACGAACGTGCCCAATCGGGCATTGACCCCACGGAGATTCGAACTCCGGTTCCCGCCGTGAAAGGGCGGTGTCCTAGGCCACTAGACGATGGGGCCGCGATCACCAGTCCTGCCAGTACATGTTCGCCCGCTTGATAGCGACGTCCATGTTCTTACGCCCGACTGGATTCGCGGAGTGTATCAGAACTTCCATCGGCGGGAGCAGCTTTTTATACGCCGCCTCTTCGATGAACTTGGCCACGTCATAACCGGTTTTCTCTGACTCTTCGCCCAGATCGTGATCCAGCGAGATGCACGTCACAAGCCCTGTGCGAAGCGTGCGAATGGCCACGTCGGCGTCTTTGAGCCAGACGTCAAAATCATCCGGCTTTTCTCGGACATCATCGAGCCAGAGTCTCATCGTAGTACGCCTTGTCCTTTTCTTTTAGTGATTCGAGGTGACGATCTACAGCCGCAAACATCCATTCTCGAAGAGCAGTGCTGCCCTCTGATAGTTCCATGTCGTCAGGAATCGGCTCAAGGGCTTCAATCGGAACAGCGGTGCCATACGGAGCCCCGGTGTCCCAGTGATACTCTGTGGACAGGAACACGCTGCCGAACTTTTCACGCAGGCCGATAAAACCTTTTTCTTCTTCGTGAAAAACGCCGAGACTGAAGTTTCGGCACGGGACGTAATACAACCATCGCGGCTTACAGTCGGCCAGCGGGATCATTCTAGGCGTTGGACGCGGCATCGGGATTCTCCTTGGCGTGAGAGATTTGCGGGAAACCAGTCGCCGCGAGCCATGCCGCGACCTTTTCAGGATTCAGTTCAAACAACACGCGAACTTTGAACCGCGGCTCTCCGACGCTGAGAATCATTACTGGCGGCGGATCAAACTGCTGGTTAGCAATCGTAAGCATCTCGCCGTGCTCGACCAGATTGGGCCAGTACTCTGAGCGTTCATAATTCCACAGGCTCGCCTCGTCAAACGCGACCGCGGCAACGAGGTCGGTGAGAGCGTTAAAGCCGAGTTTGTCTAACCCGTCCTGCGGATTGATAAAAGCACGCAGGTCGACCTCGTCTTCCAGCGTGACCTTTTTATCGGGGTGCACGGTCAGGAGCTTGGCGAACTTCTTGACCGTATATTTGTATTTCTTGTCCATGTCGCCTCCGTGTAGAAAAAGGGCGGGCACAGCAGCCTTGGGCAAACTGCCATGCCCGCCCCAAAAAGACCCGCGGAAGTGAGCGTCGCACCGAGTTCCCCAGTTCGACGCCCCGCGGGTTTGCTACCGGGCCATGATGCACGTCAGCCGAGACTGGCGAGCGGTGCACCCGGTGTGTTTGACGGCATTTTAACGGTTGGTACATGTGCGGCATACAGAGCTTCAAATTCCATCAAAATTTCTTTGACTTCTTGGTATTTGTTTGCTGCTGCTTCTGCCGTGGCGTAACAACCAATGTAATGCGTTTTACCGTGTCTACAAACGGCAACGTGATACGGCCGAGACTTATACTCAGGCCGATATCGTACGCCGGGCGGCAAATCTAATTTTCTCCGCCTACGTGTATTTCTCGTGTTAAGTGACACGGTAGCTGGTCGCAGATTTTCAAGCCTATTGTCGAGTCGGTCACCGTTGACGTGATCGAGCATTGGTGGCACCGTGCCATGCGTGAGTTCCCATACATAACGATGTAAACGAACTAAAGGATTTTTGCGACCATTTGGTCGGCCAACGGCGTATCCTTTTTGCACATACCACTTGCAACGCTCAAGCACCCACGAATATTCCGAATCGACTTTGATCATCTGCCGTACCTTTTGCACGCATAATAGCGTCCGTTACGACCTAGTGCAACGCCCTGATCAACCACGGCCCAGCCATTGCGGCTGTAGCAGCAGTTGTTCAGAGCCTCTTCGGGGCTGGACCCCATGCCGACGCCTTCGTAGCCCGAGTTGCCGCCAAAGTGCTGCATCACGCAGCGACTGGCCATCATCTCCGCCACGCCCTGTGCCGAGCCCGTGGAGCCGGCAGAACAACCCGTTGAACCAGCCGTGTAATTCGTTACACGCGGCGTCGAGGTAGTCGGGGTCGTCGTGTAGTTCGAGCGACGCCACCGCGGAGCGGCCTCCGCCGTCGCGGCCACGCACAGAACCAGAAGGGCCATCAGAATGCGAATCATGCAATCCTCCGTGAAAGCCTGCCGGTGGTGTGCCCGGCAAAGATGTTTTTACGCCCCACACCGGGCGAGAATCACTTGTTGAACCGCGTGAGCGTCTTTACCTTGCCCGCGTCTTCGACCAGAATCCACGTCTTCGGCCGGTCGTCTTCCTTGCTGGTAAACCCGCGAAACTCGTCGAGGTTGTAGCAGTAAGCTGCCGCCTCGAACGGGCCGTTGTCGACCACGCAGACAATCGCCCCCATCTGCTCCTTGATAAAGAACTCGGCCTCGTCCTGCGTGATCTCGATGCCGTCCAGTTCCTTGCAGATGGTTTCGGCCTTGCCCTTGGGCTCGGCCGTCTGGATGTAATAACCCATCACGTGTCCTTTCTGTAAAGAGAGAAACATCAGGCCGCGAGGTCAGCGATCTTTTCCTCGCGATACTTGTTGACGCTGTTCGCCTTCCCTGCCCACGACAGCATCGTCTCGACCGAACTTTGCGGATAGAACCGCGTGTACTCGCCCTTCACGGTGAGTACGCCTTCCCGATTAATCCCGACAATCTTGCCACCGTCAAACTCACCGCCAATGCGAAGAATGTTCATGGAAAGTCCTTTGGGGGAAAAAGGCCCTAGTAGCCCGCCGAGGAGTCGAACCTCGCGTCGTTTGTTAATAAGACAAACTTGCCAACCGGTTTCCGCGGGCCATAGTAGCCGCAGAGGGATTCGAACCCCCGACCTTCGGTATGTAAAACCGACGCACTAACCAACTGTGCTATGCGGCTACGGTCGTCAGATGCCGACCTCGACTTCTACGTCGTCGGGCACGAAATCTTCTTCGGCCCGGTAGTAGCTGACGAGGTCCATCATCTTGTCTTCGATGTCCGCGACAAGATTGGCAAGATCGTCGGGCATCGAGGTGCCGTCGATAATCTCACCAGTTTCGGGGTCGATGTTCAACCCCTCGCCGTCCCACGCGTTCTTCTTGGCGTTGTCCCACGCCGTAATCAGCAGTTCGACCTCAAGCGGCATTGTCATGTTTAGGCTCCTGTTGGGTTGATCAGTCAGCAGGGAACACATAGTCGGGCGGAAGCGGGCACCAGCTTTTGGCCCGCTCCGCGTCATACGGCATCCACCACGGGGCGTCATCGGCATCGCACACGCCCCAGTCGTTGTTGAGAAACTTATTGTGGTTGATCGAGTTAATAACGCGTTCAGGCATGTCTTCCAACACCGACTCGCCGTTCTCGTTCTCGACCCAGCATTTGGTCTCCACCGTCGGATCAAACGTTCCGATGTGCAGACCGATGTTGGGCCCGAAGTAGTAGACCATCTGCCCTTCTGCGGGCAGCCGATCGCGACAGCGAACCCAGCCCCGTTCTTCAGCAGATCGCATGGGCACCTCGTTATGTTGTTTATTCGTCTTCTTCGTGGCCGCCGAACATCTCGTCCCAGCACTTTCCACAAATGCCCGAGATCAGAAACTCCCGTTGCTCGGCTGGCAGGGTCGGGAAGCAGTCTTGGGCGAACTCGCCGGCACGGAACTTTCGCAACGCCGCGTCTTCGACAATAACTTCTTGCTGCTCGCCGCAGTGGTAGCACGGTCCGTGAACGGCGACCTTGAATTCGGGGGCAAGGCTCGCGACATCCAGCGTGCAACAGCCCTGACGAAACGCGTATTTTTCGATCAAAAAGCTCATGGCTTCCTCGGGGTGAATAGGAGCGGCGGGACTCGAACCCGCAACACAGGGATTTTAAGTCCCTTGACTCTGCCAGTTGGTCTACGCTCCCAAAGACAAATCGACGTAACTCCTTTGCCAGCAAGCACATATAGCGAGAAGGTTTTACCTGCTTGCTTTAAGTGCAATACTGACAAAGGGTTACGTCGATTTGCTTCAAGAACGATTTTCTTGCTGCCGGGTTTTAATCCAGTTGAGCATGTTTTCCAGACTCCCCGTGCAGGGAGCCGGAGCGTGGTTGTAGAACCAGCCCACGTACAACCGAATCAGCGGAAGATTTGTTTCGTCCGCATGGTTGACCGCCATACGCAGGTCGTTAGAAATCACGCCCTGCAGGAAATGGCCGGGGGCAATACCCTGTACGACATACCGCCGGATCGCCTCCTGCATGTGCGGAGGAATCTGGGCGTACTCGTTCGGAAACTCACACGCGAACTCAATGGGTGGGAGGACCGTTTCCGTTCCAAACATAAACCTGTCCGTTCTCGTATTTGTACCACTTCACGCCGTCGAAGTGATACCGGGGTGGCTGGGGCTGCATTGCCGGCGTGGGCCCCTGCATCATAGGCTGCATAGCCACCTGTTGCGACTGCTGCTGCGGAACGCCCAGTTTTTCGTGTACCTTGGTGGCACCGAGTTGGGCGATCGGCTGGAGCAGCGGCATGAGCAACGTGAAAATCAAAATGAACAACTGCATCGAACACCTCCTTGCGTAAGAAAACATCGACGCCCCGGCAATCCGTTTACCGGGAATGGGGCCCGTGGGAATCGAACCCACAACCTAGAGGTTAAAAGCCCCTTGCTCTGCCAATTGAGCTAGAGCCCCATGACTGCCGAAGCAGCCTACCTGACCCGAGGGAAACTGCAGTTTCCGTTGGGGCAGTGTGATTTCATGGTAATGCCGTTTTTAGCATTGACCGCTTTGGCGTTCGGGCCATTATAGACGCCGTCGTCGGTGTAGCCCACGTAAGGCTTCCGCGGCTGCGTCATCACCAGCCACAAACGCCACTTGCCGCCTTCTTTCTTGAAGGCCTGCACATACTCCACCTCCTCCTCGCTCGGCAAGAGCTTGGAGTTTTCGCGGTAGTACGCTTCGTCCGCTGTTGGCTCGGGCGTGTCTTGTGCCGGCAGCGTGACCTGCACAACACGAGCCGTCGCGAACGGCTGCCGAACCTCCAGAAGCTCGAAGTCTTTGACGCTGATATACGCATCGGTGTCCGCGAACAGCTTGCCGGCCTGCTGAGCAAACTCGGCACGGTCGGGCAGCGTCGGTGACAGAGACTTCATCATCCGGGGCACGTCCTCCGCGTTGTAGGCAGCGAAGTTCTCGTCGAGAGCCGCCCTGATATTGTCGGTCTCGTCGGCCCGCAACATCCGCATGCCGCCGAACAGGACCGCCGCCAGCAGGAGCCATCGCCAAGTCGAGAAAAACACCGCGAACAGGATACGCATCATGGTCACTTTCCTCCTCGTATGCAGATATCGGTAAAAGCCCCGAACAGGGCCATGCCGAGAAATGCACAGGACATGTTTACCACAGGCTCCAGATGAGTCGTTGCGGCAAACCCGATCGCTGCTCCACCAACCGTGGCTAAGAGCATGACCGCTTCACGAAAGAATCTGATCGGGGACATTGGTTCCCTCCTCGCCGTCAGATAATGCACAAAGTCCGCAATACAATATTGCGGGGTGCAGAGAATATGCCCGGATATTGCCAAAAATTTAGCTCAGGCCGAAGCCTTGGGGGCTTCAATTTTTCGCTGTTTATATTTCTCGGGCAGCGTGTACCAGCCGTCGTCGTAAAGCTGGTGAATCTGCGTAAACGCCTTGTCGTACCGTTTACCGCACGCCTGCAGGCTGTACGTAGCCCGGGCCTTGTCAGCGATAGCCTTGCGGTCTAGCTGGCCCACGACCTCAATTGCCTCCAACCAGTCAAGCAGCGTCTTGCAGCGATAGCCGTTAAAGCCCTCCTGTACCGTCTCTGTAAACGCTCCGTAGTCGGTGGAGATTAGCGGTGTGCCGCAGAGCAGGCCCTCGACGCCCGAACCGCCGAAGGGCTCAATGAAGTTCGTGGGCATGATCGAGCAGATCGCGTTTCGCATGAACTCACTGCGGGCCGTGCCCATCAGCGGGCCGCGGTATTCGATATTGGGGTGTTTCCACGGAGTCGGATCGCCTTGGCCGTGGAGCACGATTTTCTTGTCAATATATTTGGCAATTTCCAGAATCGTGTCGAGTCCCTTGCAGGAGTTAATCCGACCCAGAAACGCGATATAGCTCCCCGGCTCATAACGCGGCTCCCAGTCGTCAATCTCGAAATAGTTCGGGATCACCCATTCGTAGTTCGTGCCCTGCCGGTCTTCTTTGGCACAGTGGTAATGCCGCCACGCGTAACTTTCAAAGATACGCATGGTGCCCTTCACGAGCGTCGGATACCCGATGCCGGTTTCGACATGGATATTGCCCGGGAAGTCGTGCAGCAGTCGAGAGTGAGCGTGTCCGAACGGGTGGCAGATAATGTCCTTGGGCTTCACCCGCTTTTTCATCTCGGGTACGAGCTTGGCCTCAAACGCTGTATGATGCGGCGAGCCGACGGTCGCCAGATCACCGTGGAAGTTCTTTTTATCTCGGTCGCCGATAAGTTCCTTGTACTGGGCCGTCGTGAGCATCGGAACCTTCTCAACAGCCTCGCTTTCACTGCCTTCGTTGGCGTACTCGATGACGTCGTAGCCGTACATCTGCAGCATCTTTGCAAACCGTAAGGCCTTGCCCGTGAAGGCACAATGCGAGAACGCCTGATTGTGGACGGTATGGAAAATACCAACTAAATGAAGTGTGGGCTTGTCGGCCATTGTCAGTCCTTTGACAACAAAAACTATTCGGCAGAAATAAACGAAAACACCTGCTGGGCGGAATTCACAGTTTGTTTAGGTTTGGCTAATTCGGCCTCTAGCTTATCCGCGGCGTCGCGAAGCTGCCGAATAATTTCGCGGCGGCTGTTGTGGCTAGTCACGGGCAGGGTGAGTTGGTACTGACGGTGCGGCCCGAAGTTGATTTCCAGTGTGCTGTCTTTTACTGCGAGGTCTGCCGGCGTAAACAAGTTTAAGACGCTTTTGAAATACGCGTTCTCGATCGCGAGGTCGGCAACGCGTTTGGCCAGTTGCGTTAGCGTGTCGTTTTGCAGGTCGAGCCTGCGGAATATTTTGCCCGCATGCAGACCCGCCGTAGTTAACTCTTGCAATCCGTTGATAAACATATTCAGCGTGTACAGCCCGCCAAACCAAAGCTCTGTAGGTAACGTGGTAAGTTTTTCCGGCTCGGCAGTCTTTTTGCAGCCCGCCTTACTTCCGCAGCAGCCCATAACGCCTCCGTGCGTAAAATCACTTTGAGATATTTGGACAATCACAGCCGGCGGTTAACCGTTTGATGGCCTCGTTTAACTTTTGCATGTCTATGTCGCCCTCAAGGATTGACGGCGACCGAGACGGCGGAGCCAACGATACCGGTGCGACACTTGGCTCACCGCCGTCTTCTTTTATCGTGTCGTACAGTGCCTGCTCTTGCTGAGCTAATGTCTTTTTGGCCGCGGCGAGATTCTGATGCATCGCCGCAACTTTTGCAAGCGTAGCACCCAGACATTTTTGCACCAGAGCCTGATCAGCGGGCTGCATTAGAACTGTCCTCCAGCGGCAAGAATCTCCGACGACGTTCGCGGCGTTCGCAATGCGTGACGGGCACGGAAACAGGAGATTGGTTGGCGGCCTGAGCCGCCACGATTCGCTCCAACTGCTCCCGGCGGATAGCTTCGTGTTGCCACATCTGTAGAAACATCTCAGCCCGGTCTTGTGTGCGTTGTTCGTGCTGCTGTTTCATCCGCATGCGACGCCGTTTTGTTTCAGCCATTTCAAACAGAATCAACGGAAGACTGATACACGCCATCACGCTGACAACCAGCAAAACAAAAACAGCTTCATTTGGCGAATTGGGCGTCATAGCAATTAGCACATACGGGCAGGTACTTTTCTTCACAACCTAGTTCAACAGATGGGCCGGCAAGGGTTGGTTTGCCGTCGAGCAGTTTAAGGTTGAAGATCGCCTTCCGCAAGCAATAGTGACAGATTGTTTTGATTTCTTCAAGACTGTCGGCAAGCTCTAGCAGCCGCTGCGAAGCTGGGAAAAGCTGGCGGCGGAAATCCGTACGCAGCCCGTAGCAAATCACGGGTATCCCGGGCATTGGTTTGGGATCGACCGCGGCGTGCGTAATAAAACGCAACTGATCTATCGCGTCGGGGTGCAGAAACTGTGCCTCGTCCACGAGAATGCACGTTATGTCGTCCAAAGCCGGCAGAAGAATCTTGCCGTCAGCGGGGGCCAATACGTCAGCCGGCATCTCAAGCCCAGCCCGCGTTTTGATAGCATCTAAACCAAATCGCGTGTCGAGGGCTGGTTTGACTAGCAAGACCTCTTTACCCTGCTGCCGATAGTTGTGGGCGACCGCAAGAAGATTCAGCGTTTTCGCACTGCTGACCGTGCCGTATCGGAAATAGAGTTTGGTCATTTTTAACAAAGTTTATACGTGTATTTCAGCGTGTAAATGATGCCCGCAGGATTATCGAGCCGCGGGTCTGGCCCGCCGCCGAGGTTTGTTACCGTTCCTGAAATTAAATTAGCTCCGCCGGGGACAAGGGTGTTAAGCGGCACGGCTACGGGAACGCCGTCTACACGATTAAACGAGGCGGGTATATTTGCCGTAACACCGTTCACTGAAATCGTGGCAAAGTTATCGGCCGCAACGCGAAAAACAACTGAAGTGATTGCGGCATTTGCCGGCACAGAAAATGAGTGATTAAGTGAAAACGTCTCTGTTTGTGTTGGATTCGCTACAAGATATGAAGACCAAATCCAAATACTACCGGACAGCGTAGGGCCGTTATCCGCCGTCCAAAAAGGGCTGCCGTCAAACGTCGGTACGCCGTTGCTACCAAACCCGCTGCGAACATATGCCGTGTATTCCGGGCAATCACAGCAGCAACTTTGAGCCGCGGCTAAACCGCCTGACCGAACAAGCAGTTTTCCGTTGTACAGATAAAGCGGGCTCATATTCGCTTACACGATGAGATAGAGCGTTGTCGGGTCTTTGGTCGCAAGGGCATCATACGCCGCCTGCGAAATTACCACAATGTTTGTTACACCAGTCGCTCCGGGGATTCCAGTCGTATCGCTGGTCACGCCGCGAGAAGTAAATACACGCCAACGATTTACAGTCGTATCGTAAGTGACCGTAACGGCGGCGTTTGGCGGCAACACTGCAGCACTGGCTGTGTCGACAGCAAATTGGTTAGCTGAGGAACTGCTGGTAGACGCGTGGGCCAACGTAAGATTGGCTGTGCCTGTATTCACAAGCAACTTTGTTTGCCCGTTCGTGCCGGCCAACAACCCCGTCAGTTCGACCGCAGAGGATACGTTTAACAAAATGACCGCGGCCGAACTTGCGTTAAAATTATTTTGAGCGGCACTGACATTAAAACTCGCAGCGTTGTAGTTTCCGGTGCCGGGAATGCCGCTGGGACCAGTAGCTCCTGTGGCTCCAGTAATACCGGCCGGGCCAGTCAGCCCTGTTGGGCCTGTTGCCCCACTGGGACCTGTGGCACCTGTCGGCCCTGTTGGGCCTGTTGCCCCACTGGGACCTGTGGCACCTGTCGGCCCTGTTGGGCCAATCGGGCCAGTCGGCCCTGTTGCCCCACTGGGACCTGTGGCACCTGTCGGCCCTGTTGGGCCGGTAATACCTGTGGGACCCGTGGCACCTGTCGGCCCTGTTGGGCCTGTTGGGCCGGTAATACCTGTGGGACCCGTGGCACCTGTCGGGCCAGTCAGCCCTGTTGGGCCTGTTGCCCCGCTTGGACCTGCAGGACCTTGAAGGCCCATTAGACCAGACGCACCGGACGGACCTGTCGGACCTGTCTCGCCACGAGAACCGGCTACACCGGTCGGACCAGTTGAACCTGTAGAGCCTTGCGGGCCAGTAAAACCTACCGGCCCTGTCGGACCTGTAACGCCGGTTACGCCCGCTGGGCCCGTCGGGCCTGTAGCCCCGGTGCCGCCGGCTTCACCCGTTGGTCCGGTGGCTCCTGTAACGCCAGTGGCCCCTGTAATGCCTTGCGGTCCTTCAGAGCCAGCAGGGCCAGCAGGACCTGTCGGACCTTCAACTCCGGTCGCTCCTTGCTCTCCGCGAGGGCCTTCACTGCCATTAGAGCCGTTGGCACCCGCCGGTCCACGCGGGCCAGTAGCTCCTGTCACACCTGTTTGGCCTGTCGGACCTGTGGCTCCAGTTTCTCCCTGCGGTCCAGTTGCCCCCTGCGGACCAGTAGCTCCAGTTACGCCATCTATGCCCGGTAAACCTTGTAAGCCAGTGGGGCCAGTTGGTCCTGTAGGACCTCCGGGATCGCCGGCCGGCCCTGTAGCACCTTGCGGACCAGTTTCGCCGACGGGGCCCGTGGCTCCTGTCGGACCTGCGTCGCCCGTTTGGCCGGTTGGACCAGTCACGCCTTGCGGACCTGTGGCACCGGTCGGACCAGCCGAGCCTGTATTGCCAGTTAAACCAGACGGCCCAGTGGCACCTGTAATACCAGTTGCACCCGTCGGACCTGAGATGCCAGATATTCCGCGAGGGCCTGTTGCACCAGTAGCTCCTGCCGGGCCGGTAATACCTGTGGCACCAATTAAGCCTGTGGCACCCGTTGGGCCGGCAACGCCAGACGCACCAACTGGGCCGAACGGTCCTTGCACGCCGGTGGCACCAGTGGCCCCTTGTACGCCAGATACGCCCGCTGCTCCGGCAGGGCCTGTCGGGCCAGTCGAGCCCTGCGGACCTGTGCTCCCGCGAACACCTTGTGTGCCGGGGATGCCAGACGGACCCGTGGCTCCAGTTAAGCCCGTAGCTCCGGCCGGGCCTGTAGCACCAGAAGGCCCAATCAAACCTGTGGCACCTGTCGGGCCAGATTGCCCACGCGTGCCAGCAGGTCCGGTGGCCCCAGTTGCACCAAACGGGCCCACAAGACCAGTCGCACCAGTCGAACCGGCTACGCCCGTGGCACCAGTTACGCCACGCGGGCCGGTCGCTCCGCGAGCACCAGTGGCACCTACAACTAAACCTTCAGTCGGTAGCTGCGAGAGCGGGATTTTGCCGCTATTGTCAAGCGAGGCAACGCCGTTGGCCGCCCCGCGATTGGCCCAGACGAGAGCCTGCAAAATATCAAGAACACGCCCAAGCGTTGTTTTTTTAGTCGTAGGAAGCTCGGCCTGCTGATCGACAATCGCAATTAAATCGTTGCGGCTTGGCTGGTCTTTCAGCGGCAGATCAGATATGCGTTTCTTGGACATAGACTGTTCTCGCGGCAGGGGCGTGCATCATAAAAATAGCATAATTTAGCCGCTAACACTACTGACCGCCGAAGCGGTAAGCGAGAACGGGGCGGGCATAAAATCGCGTAATTTAAAAACGCCTATACCGTCCAGCAAAATCACAGTACTGTCGTTAGCAAATTCGGCGATAACTTGTAAACACGCTCCGCAAGGCCGGAAACAACGAATAATTTTGTCGTCTTTATCGCAACAGGCAATAGCGATCACGTTCAATTTTCTTTGCCCCGCGGAGACGCCAGAAAAAATAGCCGCCCGTTCGGCACAGATAGTGAGCCCGTATGACGCGTTCTCAACATTGGTGCCGCAATATGGCGTTAAAAACCCTCCGTCGAAAATAACCGCACACCCGATTTTGTAACCGGAGTAAGGGGCGTAGGCATTTCTAGCCGCCGCACGGGCCGTTAAAACAAGGCCGTCAGTTGTCATGTTGATTTGATAAACATTCCAAGATTGCTAACGGCGTAACCAAAAAAGGCGATACCCAAGCCGGTATCGCCTTTTCTGTACTGCTCAAAAGCGACGCAAAGATACATCGCCGAAACCAACAGTATCATTCCTCCACTCATGCTATCCTCAGAGTGTAGCGGCTGTAATAAATCCAGCGTCAACCTGTTCTTCTGTCAGCCACAGTGCCGCGGCAAACGTAGCAATCATAGGATGTGACCGCTCGACATACGGAGCGTAATCCCACTCTACCCGCGTGTACTCGCGTTGCATTTGGTCGGGAAGGTTGTCGATTAAAGCGTCAATTTGAGCCAATGACACGCCGTTCGAGATAAGCCACAGTCTGATCTGGCGGGCGGACACAGAAGCCGGCACAACAGGCGTCGGCAGTGGGCCGCACTCGACTACAGACCAATCTGTGTCATCGCGGCAGACTTTTGTCCAACCGCTAAAAAATTGCTCGGCGGCGATATAGTTGTTCACGCCGTTGAAAACATGCGTCGCGACGGGTTCAACGCTATTTAAAAAATCAGCCCACGAGCCATAAAGAGCAAAAACAGTGCTTGCGTCGTTTATCATCACCGGCACCGCGACAGACTCATCGCTATTTACAAAAGTGATCATTTAATTATACTCCTACAATTTGTTGAAATACGCGGATAAAGAAACATTGATATTAAACCCTCCGCCGCCACCGTAAATTCGGGCCGTGGTGCTGTTCGCCGGAACACAAAATACACGCCCATCCGGGAGTAGCACTCCGCCGTAAAAAGCCCCGGTCCCCGGATACGTTCCAGAGGGTGTAGTCAGGGTGTCGGTAGCTGGGTTATAGATTCGGGCCGTGGTGCTGTTCGCCGGAACACAAAATACACGCCCATCCGGGAGTAGCACTCCGCCGATAAAAGCACTGCCCCCCGGATACGTTCCAGAAGGTGTAGTCACGGTGTCGGTAGCTGGGTTATAGATTCGGGCCGTGGTGGAGTTATACGGAACACAAAATACACGACCATCCGGGAGTAGCACACCGCCGACAAACGGAACACCGCCCCCCGGATAAGTTCCAGCGGGTGTAGTCAAGGTGTCGGTAGCTGGGTTATAGATTCGGGCCGTGGTGCTGTTCGCCGGAACACAAAATACACGACCATCATGTAGTAGTACACCCCCGTAAAACTGAATCGTGCTCCCCGGATAAGTTCCAGAAGGTGTAGTCACGGTGTCGGTAGCTGGGTTATAGATTCGGGCCGTAGTGCCGCTCGCCGGAACACAAAATACACGACCATCCGGGAGTAGCACTCCGGTACGGAGAACACTGCCCCCCGGATACGTTCCAGAGGGTGTAGTCACGGTGTCGGCAACACTGCGTGAAACAATTGTCTGCTGAATACTGGCTTGATAATCGGGCCAGTAGTCTGAGCCGACGAGCCGCCAGTCAGGTTCGGGGGGTAAGGCCCGCGTGCGAACGATCCACATTAGAACACTCTCCAGTAGCCGCTCGTAGCGTCATATACGACGGTGACGCCGGAATTAGGTGCCAGCGTGTAAGGACCGGCGTTGTACACGAAAAACCGATTACCAGCCGTGCTGCTCGCTGAATTTTGCAGCAACGTGACGGTGTTGGCACTTGCGTTGTAAATCATTTTTACCTGCCCGTCAGTGCCAGCCACTAGACCAGACAGTACGATATCTATTTCTGCATTAAACCGTACAATCACCGCGTTACCGACATCGAGATTGTGTTGGTCTACTAGCGGAGATTGCAACGACACGCTGTATGTTGCCGAAGTATTTGCCGGACCGGTTGGCCCCGTAGAACCAGCATCACCTTGAGGGCCTGTAGCCCCGGTTTCACCTTGAGGCCCCGTCTCTCCGGTTAAGCCTTGAGGCCCTGTCGGGCCAGTAGCACCAGCATCACCTTGAGGGCCAGTTTCACCTGTTAACCCCTGTGGTCCCGTCTCTCCAGTTAAGCCTTGAGGGCCAGTAGCTCCGGTTTCACCTTGCGGGCCAGTTTCACCGGTTAGGCCTTGAGGCCCCGTCTCTCCAGTTAAGCCTTGAGGGCCAGTAGCTCCGGTTTCACCTTGCGGGCCTGTAGCTCCAGTTTCACCTTGAGGGCCAGTCTCTCCGGTTAAACCTTGAGGCCCAGTAGGACCCGTAGCACCAGCATCACCTTGAGGTCCAGTTGGGCCCGTAGCTCCAACGTCGCCTTGCGGACCAGTCTCTCCGGTTAAACCTTGAGGGCCAGTTTCACCGGTTAGGCCTTGAGGGCCAGTAGCCCCAGTATCACCTGTTAAACCATTGTCACCTTGCGGGCCCGTTTCACCAGTTAGGCCTTGCGGTCCAGTTGGCCCCGTAGCACCAACATCTCCTTGAGGGCCGACAACGCCAGTTGCCCCTGTAACACCAATTAAACCAGTTGCTCCGGTAGCTCCGGTAGCTCCGGTAGCTCCGGTAGTCCCGGTAGACGGCGTCAGTACAATATTTGACCAGCCGCCCCCGTCCTTAAATAAACGCACAACGCGAGTGCCTGCACTCCATACCGCGGTGCCGCCGATTGTGTAATTATTAACGGCCTCGACGAAGTGAACGGCGTAATAATCGCCGGCGTTAGGATTGGCGGGATCGATAAACGCATAATTTGTCATACTCCCGCCGCCCAAGCCGGTAACAAACTGCCGAACGACATAATGTTTAAATGCGACGGCCTGAGCAGAAAAATTATTAAGCAAGCCGGTAAACGGCGGTGTTTCCCACGACGTTACCGACACTGCCCCTGTTTGTTTGTTAACACTGAAAACTAAATTCGTAGCCGGGTCGCCTTGCGGGCCTGTTGCACCTTGAGGCCCAGTAGCACCAGTTGCTCCGGCAGAACCAGCGGTGCCGGTAGCACCAGTTGAACCCTGCGGGCCTTCGGCCCCTTGTAGCCCTGTCGCCCCCTGCGGGCCTGTTGGGCCCGCAGGCCCAGTTTCGCCTTGCGGACCAGTTTCACCAGTTAAGCCTTGCGGCCCAGTGGGGCCAGTGGCACCAGCAGCACCTTGCGGGCCAGTTTCCCCGACGGCTCCGTCTAAACCATTTGTGCCGTCTGTGCCGGCAGGGCCTGTCGCACCCGTAGCACCAACAAGGCCGGAAGGCCCTGTTGCTCCCGCGGCTCCGTCTAAGCCGTTTGTCCCTGCCGGACCCGTTACCCCTTGTACGCCAGTTTCGCCCTGCGGACCAGTGGCTCCTGTTTCGCCCTGCGGTCCCGTGGCCCCGACGGCACCCTGCGGGCCTGTAGCCCCAGTTTCGCCCTGCGGACCAGTGGCTCCAACTTCTCCTTGCTCGCCTTGAGGGCCTGTGGCACCTGCTACGCCGGCTGACCCCGCGGGGCCGGTCGCACCCATAACGCCGGTTGGCCCTGCGGCTCCAGTCGCCCCAACTAATGCCAACGAGCCGACAGTTGCTTTCTTTGTTTGAAACGGCTGCGACGACGTATCGACAATTGGAACGATGTCGTTAACGTCGGGATTAGACTTGAGCGGAAGTTCGGAGATTTTTTTGTTGGCCATGGTTCACCGTTTATAGTCGTTAATGTCATCATCTTCTTCTTCGTAGTGATGACGCGTTTTATGTTTTTTGTCTGAGTGTTTTACACCCTCTACAATGTCGGCCGCTCGCTGAAGCCACTTCGCCAATTTACGGGCGTCAAGGGCTGTTAGCATTGGAGCCTGATCGCCAAATGTGTCGAAAACTATACCGCTTTCTACGTGGTCTCCTGCGTCCCAGTCGCCGGCCTGTATGCTCAGAGTTGGTGCGTCTTTGGTGCCGTTTTCAGCGTTTACAAAACGAATCGAAATCGGCGTATTTTCTACAAGCGTCGCCACGGGACGTTTTACTCCTTTAAATCGTCAAGAATGACGGGGGTGTGTTCGGCGGCCCACGTGCCGACGAATTTGCTCAAAAAATATTCTTCAACGTCTTCTGCGGACAAACCATCGGCCAGAAGCTTTTCATAGATTTTTGTCTTGCTATAAACAGCCACCGGGTCTTTGTGACCAATATAGCCGACGCCAACCAAAGCCGAGGTCATATTGTCGAATAAATAAGCGTCTGGGTTCAGATCACCTAATTGATCAAGCACGCTTTGTGTGTCCATGTTACGCCTCGCTGTCCATGTCTTCGAGGAACATTACGGCGACCTCACTCGCTCGCCGATAGCCCTCTCGTACACCGCGTTGATAATCAACCGACCCGGGCGACGCTGGTCGCTCGGTTAAGTCCGCGATTACCGAAAGCCCAGCCATCATTTTATTGCGAAGCTGACGGTATTCAAAAGAGCTACGAATAACCTCCACCCCGATTCCTGCCACCGCGTTATCCATCTGCGGCGAGATTTCAGGCTTGAGGCCCAGTTCCTGCAGCAATTTAGTGCAGTGAACAAGCGTCGCGTGGTCTTCGAAAGTCGTCGTCGCGTTAGGGACGTATTTCTGCCCCAACGCGTGCAGCATGAAGCAGATTTTACGGAGAGCCTTATTTGCCGTCAGATTATCGGGGCTGACGAGGAGTTGCTGCTCTCGCTTTTTTGCCTCTGATTTAGAGACAAAAATAACGTGCTCACGCTCTTGTTTTTGCGTGGCGTATTCTGGGGCGACCATGACTGCCATTTTTTGAATCCCTTCGTTTTGGCATATAAGAATCGGACCGATCCAACGCCGCAGTGACAATATCCATTATCTGCTGGTGTGTGGTTTGAGCCGCCGCGGTCGCGGAGACTATGTGCGTGGTCGCGGCGTACCCAAATTCGCCGGGGGCGGCAAAAAACTTATACGCGTCACGCATCTTTTTTCGATCCGCCATGCATCGCCGCTCGTACCGATCGCGAGGCGTCCCCATTCTCTTTTTGGCCTCGGTCGGGGGGATGTCCAGCAAAAAACAAATGTCGGGCTCGATGGCCGCGGTCTCGTCAAAAATTCTGACGATTAAATCCGGGTCGATCTTGTTCAGGACGCCTTGGTACACGAGTGTGGAAAGCAACCACCGATCGCAGATGATGACGTGCGTCTTCATCTTTTTGCTCATGTAGGCGGCAAGTTCGGCTCTGGCGGCAGAGAACAAGAGCATCTGAGCCATCGGCGTAATCGGCCCATCGTTATTGAGCAAAATCTGCCGAATAGCCGTGCCTATCTGCGTTGTGCCGGGGTCTGCTACCAGTTCTGCTTTGACGCCCTTTTCTTTAAGCGACTGAAAAAGCATTCGGGCCTGTGTTGTCTTACCCGCTCCGTCGATCCCCTCAAAACAGATAAACACAATTACCCTTTCTTAAGAATTGCCCACGATCCGAATAGACGAATCTTGAATTGCCCCGGCTGACCGTACGCTACCGCCATTATTCCCTGTGATAGAAAATGCCGGCATGTTCGCGACCGTTACTTCAGATGACGGAGCCTCGGTTAAAAGATATTCGCTGCCGTCTGCAAATCGTAACGACACGCCATTTGTTGTATGCCCCACGCCAACAAGACAGGCGTCGTCGAGCCATTTCGTAGCATATTCGCAAAATACCTGCAAGACCTCGGCGGCACACGAGTCGTGCGAGTTGGCGTTCTGGTAGTCACTCAGAATCTTTGCGAACATTTCGTTTACCGGCATACCGCACCTCCTGTTTTGGCTCTTTGGCTTTTTTCTTTTGCTTATTAGCTGCCGCCACAGATTCTCGCAGCGTTTTGGTGCTCTGCAAGACCAGCTTGTCCATTTTGACTTTTTGTTTGCAGGCTTTGATTTTCTGACTCACCTCAGAAAGAAGGTTCCGTGCCGCGTGGGTAAACATTCTGAGCACGTAATACTTGTTCGCGGCGTGTACGGCAAGCAGATCGCCGTCGAGTTGGGCGAGTATCTTTTTTGACTTCGGAACGACACCTATGCCCACGACTTCGATCGCCTGCATCAACGCGTGGGCGGTGCAAATAATATCGGCGACCGCGACGATCTGAGCCCCAACCGGACTTTGGCTTAACCGGCCGCGGAACTCCATATCCCGCTTTGTTTCGACCAGCCGGTAATCGCGGCTAATCGCGGCTACCATGGCGGCGATCTGGACGTTCGTGACCTCGGCAATGTTTTCAAACGCACACGAACTGACGTTTAAGACATCGTGCAAGATGCTGCAATGCACAATAGCAATGACGCCGTCTTTCGTCTCGTCAGGCATGTAGTCCGCCCGCATATCCTGATACAGACGCGTGGCAATCTTTTCAGCCTGCCGGGCCACTTGCTTCGCGTGAGCGAGCAGGTTATCGCCAGCGTTGGTGGTCTTGGCCGCGTAGCACTGCGTAGCAAACTGCAGGGTTTTTTCCAGCGATAACTCGTCCAGTTTTTTCATGGGTGCCTCCGTGCACCACAACTTTCAAACCAGCCGCAGAATCGACTGCCATCCTAGCTCGAATGACTTGCGGCGGGAGTTCAGGTTGTAGTTGATTTTTTTGTTCATATTGTCGATATGCCATGGCTCAGCAAGCAGCGTCTGTAACGCGTCCGCAAATCGCTCGTAGTCTGGGGCTGCGTGCGGAACGCCGTTTTCGTCAAAGTCTATTTTTGTCTTGACCAGCACGCCGTTCGCGTCAGGATATACGAAGTCGGTCTGGGGCGATACAGCAAAAGTGATCACCGGCGTGCCACAGTTAATCGACATTAAGTTGCACGCCCCGAAATTGTCGCACTCGGCTGGAAATACCGTGAGGTCGTGGGCGGCGAATAAGGCCGGCCGGTCTGGCGGCTTGACGCCACGGATGAGTTGAACCCGCCCCGTCCGATCCCCGAGCCGCTGAAAAAACTTGGCAATTGCCGGGGAAAACTTGCTCGACGAGATACAAACAGTTAAATAAGCCTCGGGGATATGCGTGAGCAAATACGCAAGATGGTCAAGAAAAATGCTCTGCGTGCAGCGGGCGTTTCTGTCAAACCACGGTAAAAGCAATTTAATCTTGCGGTGGTTAATGCTGCCGTCTTTTTTCATAACGGGCAGCCCGGTATCGAACGGAACCAGTGTCACGTTTCGAAACTTGTATACACCGTGAAAAAGCTCGCGGCACTCGGTCGACAGGGCGACGATGTGGTCGGCGTGCTTCGCGGCTTTGCGAAACGGCGGGTTAAGCTCCTGCCACATGGGCACAAGCACGGTCAGAATATTGTGCCGCTTGGCGTAGTTTAGCTGTTCGATTCGCGGAATGTGGGTCCACACAATCGCTGTTTTATCTTTAATCCAGCTTGTGAATTTTGACCGATTTTTGTAGATAACGCGATTGTCGTACCGCGATTTCAGCTTTGCCGGCTGATTATCGGCGTAAATAGAGAAGTCCACGCCGCGGTTCTGCAGGAAATCAGCCAGACGCAGGGCAAAGTATGTTTGGTCGCACTGGGCGTAGTGCGTGTAAATGCCGATACTCATTACTACATACCAGCGGGTGCGGGTTGTCCGTATTGCTGGGCCATAACCATGGCCCCGCCTTGCGAGCGAGCCTGCTGCCGAATGTCGTCAATGATGCTTGTAACCAACGCGTGCATCGTCGCGTCGCCGCGTTTGAGCTTGATAAGCTCCGAGTCTTTCTGCGTCTCAGGCAGCGACAGAAGCTGATTGGCGATAAGCTGAGCCTGCTGCTGGAGGTCTTCCGGCGTGCGGGGAATACTGCCAGAGTTGTGCCGCTGCATAAGGAACTGGTCGACAGCGGTCGGTTGGCCCGGCCCAGCGGGTGCTCCCGGAGCCGCGGGTGCTGGAGCCCCGCCCGGAGCCGGCATACCAGTCGCTCCAGCACCGGCTTGCCCCATGCCGCCCATCATGTCGACAGACTGCGACAGGTCTTTCATCTGCTGAGCCTGCTCCATCTCCTTCTGCATCCGCTCTTGCTCTTCGGCGTAAATACGCTCCTCTTCGAGCATTCGCTTTGTCTCGTCCTCGTAATCAAGGCCGACGCTGCCGAGACCCGTGGTTTTGCTGATCATCTGACCCTGCATCAATTGCAGCTTGGCCATCTGGCGGTTGAGATCGTCGGCGTGTGTGACGCGTACAAGCTTGGCACCGACAGGTTCCCAAGACATGACCTTGGCGACATGACCAGCGAGGTCAGTCAAAAACCGATTCATGTTGTGCGGTAAGTGACTCCAGTTGGCCTCAAACAACCGGAGGGCTGCCGGGGCCGCTTGGAACGACAGGGTGCCGTTAAACAGTTCGACCGGCATGCCGATGCACTTGAGCAGTGTTTCAAGACCTTGGTCGAGCAGGTCTCTTGGGGCAAGCTGGGACGCGTCGCCGCCAAGAGACTGATAGTTCACAGGGAACGGCAGCACGTTCCAGCGGGCCGGATCGGTGCGGCGGGCTCGGAGCATCGCCTGCACCCGGGCAGTGAAATTAGACAAATTAATCGTGTGCACGGGGTCGGCAGACTGGGCGTCGCCGCCGCGGGGTGCCGGCGTAATCACCCGGAACGGAATCACGTAGTCCAGAGCAATCGCTTCGTTGTAGCGATGCATAATCTGGTAGTACCACGCCTGACGGAAGTTGGTCAGGACGCGAGAGATGCCCCAGCCGCGGTTTCGCATGCCTGCAAGAGCGTCTTCCTTCAAGTGATAAATCACGCCCTTGTCGAACATCAGGTTCTGTTCGTTCTTGATGGCCTGAATGACTTCCCAACTGGCACGCTCAAGATGGTGCAGGTGGCCCTGCTTGATCAGAGCCCGGTAGTCCTGCGGAATCTTCCAGACGTACGAGCACTCGTCGGTATACGGGTCCCAGAGAATGTCGATCTCGTGCGGGCTCCACCGCTTTACGTGCATGCTGTCGGTGTCACCTGATCGCCGGTCGATGTGTCGCCACTCGCCGGTTGTCTTGCACTTCGGGCACGTGGCGTGAAACTGAAAATCCTGCCACTTAAACGCACACTGCTCTGAGTTGTAGACCTTGTCGAGCGGCATTTCGAGGCCGCAGGTCTTGCACGACAGATAGCGGCGGAACGGGACGAGCAGGCTGGTAAATGAGTTACCGTAGGACATGTAGTCCAACCCGATCGTGTGCAGAACGTTCTTAATACTGAGCGTGTCTTCGAGAAAGACCTGAAACTTTTCTTTCTCTTCTCGCCCAGTCGTGTTCTCGCCGATGTCGTAGACTTCGACGTCGGTAATGAAGTACGACACCACGCGGTCGATCGCCTGCCGGTACGGACCGTTGGCGTTCATAACGTACTCAGTCCAGCGTAAAGCTGTCTGAATACTCTCGGGCATCGACAGGCTGGCAATGTCGCAGAACGGGTCTGGGAAACGTTCGTCAGACTGAACGCCCTTACCCAGCGAGTTGTAGCCCAGTTGTGAAGAAGGAGTAAGGGACACCACGCACCCCGTTAATTAGCGGCGTTTTGGGCTGTTTCGGCGGCACGCTTGCGGAAATCATTGTCCAACTCAGCGACCGTGGGCTTTTTGTCGTGATTATCGGCGGCTGTTTTTTCCGGCTCGTGCTCCGGGTTTGTTACATCCGACCTGATCACACCTTGCTTTTCCATAAGCTCACATTCCGGTGGACATGACAGCCCGCTCGACCAGTAAAACGCAGTACTCGCGGTTATCATAAACATACTGAAAACCCGTCGTATGCACAAGATACAGTTTAGAGTCCTCGTTGATCTGGGCCGCCCACGGACGCTGATACGGGTCGTTTGCCGGCGGGAACCAACGAGCCGCATTTTGCTCAAAACGGAGATCGTAAATTAACACCATGAAACCGCTCTCTTCGAGCGAGTCATCGTTAATGGGCGAGGTTGACACGATAATGTCATGAAAAAACGCGGGAACGGTGCCGATGCCCTCTTTTTCAAAATAGACAAGCTTTTGTGGCGGACCACAGCGGACATTACTCGTCGCGGCTGTGCCAGCCACCTGCGTAGCAGGCGACTTCTTTTTTAAGCCAAACGCGGCCATGGGGCTGTAGCTTCGGTCGATCTTTTCTAGAGGTAACGCCGCAGGCACAGGAGGCGGCGTGATACGCCGGTTCATTTCCTCCTCCAGTTCCTCGACGATTTCTACTTCATCGTACTCTTCTTCCACGGCCTTTGGGGCCGGATTTGACCGGCGAACAGGAGTTTTCTGCACGCCAGACTTATTCATTTTTGCCAGTTCCTCAAATACCATGGCGGCTCGCTCCCTGATTGTGTCGATGTCGTCCCCGGGCAGTTGCTGCTCCGCAGCAGAGATTGCCGCGTTGACCCGGTCCTGTGTCATCTGGTCAAACCCAAGCGAATTAACGTTTTTACCTTCTGGGTCAATAATGTTAATTCGCACTTTCGACATATCGTGCGGGTCGTAGTTGACCGGAGTGCCGCCGGCGGTCGCCTTTCCGACGACAACACCGCGGAGCCCGTATGGCCCGCGGCGAATGGCGTCGGCCATTGTGCGGCCACTCTCCAGTTGCACCTGTGCCGGGTCCTGATATGTCGGCATAAAAACCTCTGATAGCTAAAAAAAGGGGGGAGTGCTACATAGCACTTCCCCCCAGAAAATCCTTCGGGCCGAGGGCGTCGCAAACGCTGTATAACAGATTCCGGGGAATCTGGAAATACAACCTGCCGAGTGGAATGCCGCTACCGCAAGCCGTCACGACGTGCTCTGCGGTCGGTATCACTTCAGCGACGACCCCGCCGGAAAGAAGGTGGGCCACCACCAAACCTGATGTTTCGTCTTCTGGGAAGACGGGGAGTATGTGCGGCTCGACGTCGTGGTCGAGCAGCCAATTTAACACTGGTTTATCAGGTTTGAGGAAGAATCGCATCGTGTCTATGCGTTTTCTTGCACCACGGCCGGTCGGGTGCTGGACGGGGCCCAGTTATTCGGTGTTAACACCGTGCCGCTGTAATCGTCCGGCAGGTCATAGGCAGTTTCCATTGGGAACAACTGCACTGCTGAAAGCCGGCTGATTCGCAGCGGGTTCGTCGGATTCTTGGCGGCAAGCAACAGGTCGTTGAATGACGCCTCCCAGCGGTACTTTGCCGGAAGCTCAGACCGCATGGCCAGCACGACAGCCTCGGGGGCGTACAACGTGGCTTCGTCACGCGGCAGCTTTACCGAGAAATAAGGCTTGCGAAACAGCAACGCCTCTACCGCCGTCGCCCACTCCACGTCGAAATCCGGCACAGCCGCCTTAAACTCGACAACCATGTCTTCGAGTTCTGGCTGGCTGACGCCGAGCGGATACTCAATTCCGCGACGGGACAGAACCTTATCCGCAGGATTGGGCAATCGCACATCCACAGCCTCGATGAACTTGGCGGGATTGTCGACTTCAAAACCCAGCACCGAAGAATAGTCTTCGGCTACGATCCGACCGTTCTCGCGAATTGCGGTCGGGAAGCGGATCGGCTGCAGTTCTTCGTGCATACCGAAAGAAGCCCGACGACCGTAGGCAGCGACTGCAGCAAGCAGTTCGTTTGCACGGCGAGCGAGCACGATGTTGTTCGCGGGAAGCGTCTTGCCGCCACCGCGAGGAGCGTATACCAGCGAGATGTCGTAACTGAAGATGACCGAGTAGGCCAGCTTTCCGTTACGCGGGCGGCTGATGGCACCCGTGAAAGTCAGACTGTCTTCCTTCACTTCGAGCGTCAGCAGGGGCGGGCGTCGAAGCTTTCCAAGGGGCTTGATCGGGTTGTCAAACGTCTGGTCGATACCGGGGAGATAGAGACCGGCGGAAACACCAGTCAGATAGTGCGAAACATCATCGAACCGCTTTAGCAGTCGACGCTGTTGAGCGATAATAGAAGCGACTTTTTCGCTTACCTGCGAGTCAAGTTGTTCTGCTGCTATGGTCATTTGAATTGTGTCCTTAGTTACAGGCTACGAACGATGTCTTTACGCTTTACGTTCGCGTCGTAATACAGATTCGACTTTCCTGTTTCCCACTCTGTAGCTGTGACCACAAGTGGCGGTTTTGAATAGAACACCAAAAGAATCTTGTCATCGCCAATCTTTCGCTGCCGCTTGACCGCGGACCCACGAAATGTAACAACACGCATATGATCCCTTTCTTTACCCGCGAGAGAACACAGCGGGCGTACTAAATATGCCGCGTTATTGCGAATAGTTTAGCTGTCGGGATCAGGCAGGGCGTTGTCGAATATGTTGATGGCGGCACCCTCGTCGTCATCAGAAAAGAACTCGTCTGACGCCGGCGTCGGGCGGCCAACGCTTGGCACGGCAAGCTGGGGCGGGTCTTCAAGGTGCGTGGGATCAAGACCCAGATATCCTGTGTCGTCCGGCTCAATAACCGGGTCGGTGTCGAACAGCGGGATGTTTCCGGCGGCTGTAATCAGATACCGCATCGGCGGTTTTGAGACGTGCAGCCGCGTGCCGTTGAAACACGCCACGGATACGTCGTGGTTGATGAGTTCTTTCAAACGGTCGGCAAGCTGCTGGGCCGTCTCGAACGCCTCGGTGACGAGGCTACCGTCAGACTGAAGAATGACAGCATAAAACGCATTTGCGGCTTTTTCTTCGCTCATGTTAATCCCGCATGTCGAGAGGATCGTTTTCTGTGAACGGGCTCAGAATACCGTTTTGCTGTAAAAACCCAAGAGCGGCTGCGGGAGACGGTACGGGTATTTGTCGAACACCGGGCGGGCCTTTCAGTCGCCTCTCTAACATCGTAATGAATTTGTTGGAGATCACGCCAAATACTTTTACGGCCAACAATTCATTAAACCACGATGTGGGATCAGGTATTGCCAAGTCGTAGGCAAATACGCTGGCAAAGAAACCGGTCTTGGGCTCCGAAAAAGCGATGCCCGACAAAAACGCGAAACACTCTTCTTCGCGGTCTTTATCAATTCCGTATATGCGTTTATCCCAATTGACGGGGAGCGGGTATCCCGGAAGCTTGTGCACGCCAAGGCCGGCAAAGAAAAATTCATCTGTATCCGCCTTAAGGTCGATACAGAACGGCCGGCTGTCGGACGACTCGGCTGGGAACCGGGCGTCAAACTCCGTTACCGGGTCGCGGTCAAAGCCGCCGTGCGTTAAAAGCAACGCCGGCGTAAACAGAGAGATTTTCTTTTCAAAGCCCCGCAGTACGTCAGCACAGGACCGGGTCGTAATCCGATCCGCGTTCGTTACGGCGTCTAATTCCCTGAACGAGCCCGGCGTGCTCATACGTCACTTCTTCTGTTGGGGCATCCCGGCGTGAATACGTTGGATCAGCATCAGCAGCACGAACGCCGCGTCGACCACGTTGTCGATACCAGTCGACTTGTACTTCGCGGAATCGAACGCGGCTCCCAACGACTTGTTGGCGGCAATAATCATGTCTTCTTTGCTGGCCTTCCCGTTCCCCGTCGCGAACTTTTTAATTGTAGCGATCGCGTAGCCGTTGGAGACAATGTTGTTCTCTTCAGCCCACGTTGCCGCGGTGACCTTCATGCCGCCGAGAACTTCTGAGGCCGTAGCGACGCGGGAAAGAACTGCCGGGATACCGAACTTCTTGTTCATGAAGAATTCTTTGGGCGGGGAGTACTTGACGTCCTCCCAGCCGATCACGTGCGGAGCCGTGACATTTAAAAACGCCCGCAGCCGCACAAAGCGGGCGGCACCAGACTCCAACCCCTGCGTCGACAGGTCCCACTGAAAAAGCTGCAGCCGGTCTTGCAACAGCTTTTTACCCGGAAGCAGGTCGTAGATTGCGACTCCGCAATTGCTACCTAAATCGAGACCCAAGAATCGCGTCGCCTCGGGCGGGCAGGCACCCACCTTGGATTCAAACGCGTCCGGGTCTTTGTACATCCTATACTTGGGCATTACTTGTTCCTTCCAAAAAGACGAGCGAAGAAACCACGCGGTTTAGATTTCAGTTGGTCTAACTCCATCTGCAAACGAAGCACTTCGCTCGTCTTTCGTTTATATGCGTCTAGCAGGTCACGCTCGCGGCCACGGAGTGTGTCGTTCTCCATGCGGAGATGCTCTGCCATAAAATTGGCGTCGTAGGTTGAGGACTTATTCTTATTCGCAAAATCCCGTACGGTCGCCACGAAGCGAGCCATATCGGTCTGGGCGGGCGACTCTTGTCCGACGACAGAGACTTCCCGCACAGCAGAAAACCACGCGGCACAGAACACCTCGCCTATTGCCGCCCAGAGGTATTGCCGCACGCAGTAGCGAACGTCAAAGAAATTATGGCGGTTTAACGCGGCGTCCAAACTGTTCACCGGGTCGGCCGCGTTTACGAAATCGCGTTGGGCCGCGGCCAGAGCCTCGGCAACGCCGACGATCTCCTGCTCCGTGATGTTCTGCTCCGCCCGCCAGCGAGAGCGGTCGATGTCGTCATTGGCGTCGAGCTTTTCGATCGCCTGCCGCATCAACGTCGGCGTGATATAGGCGTAGTCACGCTCAGGGTTATACAGAGGGCCGGAGTCTCCTTTCCGGCGATAACCGATATCAGCCATAGTTTCCTCCTTGAAACTCAGTTAATTGTATAGCGATTCACCCTGCAGCAGTTAACGCACATGACCCCGGGACTTTCGGGATCGAAGAAAGCCACCGTGTCACAGTTGTGGCAGTGAGACTCGACGTACGTCTTGGCGTGCACCGCAAACGGACATTCGTTGTACCCGACAAAGCAATTTGTGCAAGCGTGCTGGAACCCCTCGGGGCACGGTGCCGTACGACACCGGACAGCCAGCAGGCCTTTGTTGTGCTTGAGCATGCTGCTCGTCACGCTAACCTGCCTAAAGTACGGCTTCTCGCGGCTGCGTTCGGCCTCAATATGAGCGAAGAACATCAGATTTACAAAATGCATCCCGATGCCCGCGTACTGGTACGGACCCCACGAATTTGTCGAAAACCCGACCAACCGAGAAATAGCCCGGCAACTGTTTGTTGAAAAGAACTGCGGGAAAAGCTCCGTGCACGGGCTTCCAGCCAACGCACGGCAGGAGAAAATAAAACCAGATTTATCCCGCCGCTTGGCCGGAATCACACGCTCTACGCAGACTGGCACTATCTCGTCATATAACTGACGCGTCCAAGGCAACACAGGCTCGCCGTCAACGAGCTTGTCCAGATTGCCGGCTAAACGCCACGCCAGCATCGCCGCAGCCTTGTGAGACAGCGTCGTGCCGGCCAGCACACGAATCGACTCGAACACGGCGTTACGGGAGACTACGGGCGGCAGAGCCGACAGCAGCCTGTCCGCAACTTCATAAATAATGTTACCAGTGACGGGCTGGTCTCTAAATGCGTCGAGCACAGTCATCAACTGTGCTCGGCGACGAAGAATCTGAGTTCGGCTAAATTTCTTTGCCGTCATGACGCCTCTAGTGTCACAGGTTTATCGTCGTTTTGATTTTCGGCGGAGCCGACAGTGACGTCGGCCGCCGCGTTGGCCCGGACAATCTTCTTGTCCTTGTTGTTGTTCTCCCACTCTTTCAGAGCCGAAGAACACCGCTCGCCGGTCTTGTGAGCCAAGTCCTCAAGCTGCTTCGACTGCTCAGAGAGGGCCAGAATGATGCTGCCGAACTCCGTGGACATGAGCCCAGTCAGGTCGCCCACAGAGGACACCGAGAAAATCTCGGCGGTATTTTCTTCCTCTTTGCCGTCCTTCAACAGCGAAAAGTTAATCACAATGTTTTTGAGGCGAACATGGTCGGGCAGCGGTGTGTCCAACTGCCGGCCGTGAAGCTCAACGGCAAGCTTCTTCAGCTTATCGAAGCGGGCGTACAGCTTCTCCATCTCTTCTGAAATAGCCCGCATGTACACAGACGGGTTGATCCGTTCAACGGGAGCGTCCGTCTGCACGCCGGCTGCGGCAGCGGCGTTTGTAGCACCCGAGACGCCGGGCAAAAATTGCTGCTGCTTTCCTACCAGCCCCTGCAACACCTTCTGCATCTGCGAGGCGTCGATTTTAACTGGCACGCTCTGCATGCCGTTCGCCGCGGGGGCGGTTTGCGATCCACTTGTCACGGGCTCAGAAACAGCATCCACAATTTGCGTTACGCTCGCCATGCTACACTCCTTTGTCGATAACGGCTGCCATGCCAACCCAGTACCGCAGGCCGATGCTAGTATTTATATCGTCGTCGTAAAGGAGGTCAACAGGACTTCCCGTTACAACGTGAAACTTTTTAACACGCCCCGGTAAATATCCGGCACAGGATAAACCCAGTTGCAGCATGTACGCAAGGGCTAGGTCTGCCTCCGGGCTCAAGTCGTATCGGAACAGCGGTATTCTGACATACTGATCCTGTTTGGCTGAAAACCACACGGGCGGGCGGCCGGGCACGATCGGCTCGTCAACGATCCACCAGTCTTCGGGGTGCACAGAGGGTTGTTTCAGCACCAATGCCGGTTTAAACGGCATACCGGTCGGCCAGTTTTCTGCCGTTTTACCGACGTCAAGCTGAGAGACTTTAAGTTCCATACGTGCTCACGTAATTAACGGTCTTGTTTAAAGCTTAACGCTCTTCAGCGTGCTCTTGGCCACAGCTACCGGCATGACGACCGGACTGACCCGTGACCGCGACAGAATCGTAAACGCTGCCTCGACGTCAGCCATGTTGGGCTTCTGGTCCTGCTGCATTTGCGATATGACGTTATCTACGAGTTCCATAAACTTGTCCCGCAGCTTGGACGAGTGAAACGAGAACCGGACCGAGAACTGCGTCACGGTCTTACCCGCGTGCTCCGCGGCAACCTCTCGCTTTTCCCACGACTTCTTCTTGTCGTCGCGGGTATACACAAACGTGATCCGCCCGAGATTGTCGTACACCAGCAACGCTACCGATTCTTCTGGGTTTGTGGTCAACGAAAACACGTGGGGCAGCTTTGTGGACGGAATAAACGGCAGCTTCTCTGCTACGTCTGAATCCAACGCCACACGAAATAACTGCACAGGAAACGATCGCTGCTTTTTTGGCGGCTCGGAAATAGCGAACTCCGCCTCAATTGCCCCGACACCGGGTTCCACTACCACAGGCACATTACGCACCAAAAACATAAAAACCTCTTATCGAGTGATGTCGGACTTTTTCTTTGTTACAGCCGGCTGCTCGTCTTCTTCCTCTTCGTCTCCAGCCTCGTCGATCTTTTCCAGCATCTCGTTGATCTTGCGGCACATCGCTACATGATCGGCAACAAGGTCGCCCAGCTTGTCGAAGTTCTCGGTCACCTCCGCCAGAAAACTGCGGGTGGTAGCGTCAAACCGCTCAGGAGCCGCGTTAGCAATGTCGTCATAAATGTTGTCAGAATCTTCGCTGAGCCAGAGCTTTTCTGACCGGGCAATAAACCGCCGCTGGTGTGTCAGCAGGTCCATAATCTGCTGCTTAAGGCCCTTGGGAGCCCTGTGCGTCCGGCCGCTGTTCTTCTGCTTGCCCCGCAGTTCCTGCAGTTCAAGAGCCAGATTGCGGGCGGTATAAGCCTCCTCAGCACACTTGGTCTCCAGCGTAGCCCGCTGCTCGTCGTCAGCCACCTGAGACAGAAGCTGCACGTGCGACACGGTCAGCCGCCACCGCGGGCGGTCGGGGTGCGGGCAGCGGAGCGAGAGCAGGCGGGTGATCTCTGCCTCGCTGGGATACCGCTCAAAGAAGTTCACAGCCCCGCGAAGCTGATCGGCCGTGTAAATTGGGGCGAAGATCGCGAAGATCAACGAGGCCCCGTCTACGTGCGACGAAATCTGCTCCGGCGTCAGATACGTCGCCGGGTTGTTCTTTACGTCCACGATCAACTGCCCAACCTGCCAGAACGCCGTCAGGCTGGACGTCTGGACGTCAGAGAAAATCTGATCAATTTGCGAGACAACGCCCTGCATTTCTTCAGTCAGGGCGTGCTCGTTCAGGCCGGCCGCCAGAGCGTCGGCGTTGGCTGTCATAGCCTGTGTCGATTCCTTAGCCATAAATTCCTCCGTAAATCAGACAGGGACCGCCTGCCAGTAAAGTAAAAACCAAGTCAAAATTGCGGGCAGTATCACGCCCAACACAGACAACACGAATAACACCTTCTCCAGCGTGCTCATGTCACCGCTCCTTCTTGGGCAGCAAAATCTCCATTGCTGCACTCTGCAATAGGTCACGTGTCGTGTGATACTGATTCCTCGAATACCGAAGCATGGAACAAAACAGGTCGTATACCGTGCGGGAGTCCAGCACCTCGCGACTGTAGAGGTCCATCGGATTTCGGGGGTCTAAATCAGCCCCAGCAGAAATCGCGTTTTTACAAATATGCCGAGCGTCTTCCCGGGAAATTTTGAACCGCCCAAGAGATTCCACCCATTTATCAATTGCTGCGTCGCGAGCTTTGGCCCCTTCAGGGATATTCAGCTTTGTAGTCGTAATACGACTGACGTTGTGAGCGATCGCGTCCATGTCGATAGTTTTTTCAGCGAGCTTGCCGATCATGATTGCGGCCCGGCCCATCAAATCGGCTCCGGTATGCCGCACAGACGACCCGCGGTGCTTGGGCTCGATGGCCGCCCCGAACTTCGTCATAACGCACAACGAAGCCCGCAAGGCAAGGCCGGCGTCTTCCCGGTTTGAGAAATACCAGCCGCCGGCAAACGTGTGTCTCGGGTCGTGGTACAGATTGTTGCGACGCGATTTCGTGTCGATGAAATACAGCCGCAGTTCTCGACCAATAAGCTCACCGCGGTAAAACGACGAGTCCGGCTGGCTGGATTCAAGCTCTTCTGCCGCAAGGTTAAAAAACACGGAGTTATCGAGCATCCTGTGCTCTAACCCGAGAAAGCCCTCAATCGTCTTTTCGCGGTGGTTGACCAGTAGCGTCCGCTCCCGCAGATTCTCAAACCGGGCTTTGAGCAGCACGTTATAGACGCTGACAGCAATTGCCAGATCGCCTGTGGAGAGACTGGTCTTGAACGAATGCCGGGACTCGCCGGTCAATTCGTTGAACACCGGATTAAGCCCGCTGATCAACGCGTTTGACACGGCGGAAAACCCGATCGCATTAAACCGGTAACCGGTCTCGGCGATGCGGCCGTCCGCGGCCATGAAAAGCTGGGCCTCGTCAACAACCGGGATGCACTCGGTATCGGCGTTTCGCTGGGCCAAGAATTGCTTGCAGTCGTCACGCTGGTTTGAGTTGAACGATAACGCCACCACGGGGGCGAATACGCTCCTCAGTCGTGAGGCGGTCGGACGGGCCACGACGTTCTCCTACCCCTCGAACCACTCGTTGCCAACGGCCCGCAGCAGCATCGTGGACGGTTCGACGATTAACGGCGATGAGCCGTTTTCGAACCGCCACTGGACCCGCGGAGAATCCTCGGATACCGGTGCCGGCAGGTCGAGATTATGTGCACAAAACCGTTTTCGCACAATAGTGAAAACGAAAATAAACGGTTTGTCGTCATCAACCTCAGTTTCATGCAAGGCTTTCGAAATCGCCCGCACCAGCCGGTTGTGCTTCGTCGCCATCAGTTCCGAGATCAGTAGCTGATACAAAAACTTCTTGTGTTTTCCGCCGGCCTCGTCGCGGTCATAGCCGCAGAACGATATCGACTTGCCGCAGAGAACCGCCGGGAATCGCGGGAACGTGGAATTAAACCACGAGAAACTAAACTCCGGCTGCCCGGTTTCTGCTTTGCAAAGGTTCACCAGCTTTCCCATGCTGGGTACGCGGACGCCGCATTCAGAAATCACCCGCTTTACAACCCGGTCTTCGTACGACAACTGCCGGTGGAAATTGTCGTCATTAAATATCTCGCCAAAGAACTTGTCGCGAAAGTCGCTCATCGGTCGCTGGTGCCTCGCTCGCGGGCAACAATGGCGTTCTCCAAAGCGTTGATAGCCGCCGTGAGTTCGGGCATACGCTCGTCTTCGTCGAATATGCCGTCACCGCGGGTATCAGACTCGTACACAGTCTCGCCGCCGCAGTTGTCGATGTCGGCACGGAAATAGCCGTGGCGGAGCCGGAGATATCCCACCTGTTTCTTCGTGACCTCGTCGAATACGTCGTACTGCTCGGGGCAGGCCATGCTCGTGAGAACAAGCCGATACCGCCCGATGACGATGTCGCTGTCGGACGGGCTGTAACCGCCGTAATCTGTTTCCATTGCTGTCTATCTCTCGTCTTTTCTTTTTGATCGAAATAATTCGTGGGTCATCGCGTCGACCATCTCCTTCGCACGCGGAGACCAGTCGTGCCGTTCGGCAAGACCCTTTGCCACAAATTCGTTGGCGATGTGCCACGATCCGCGGCACGACGGCTTTTTGTCGCAAAAGCTTTTGTGGATTTGAGGCTTAAATCTCGTCACCCACTCTTTCATGGCATCTACGGTAAACACGTAATACTCGGCGTACCGGTAGGCCAGCAGGAAAGAATTGTGCTCGATGCAACTGTTGATCTTCGACAGCTTGAACGTGCACACGTTCCACGTCTGAAGATTGCCGGCCGGCGTTTTCACGCTGCCGGTGTCACGAAGTACGTCGCCACCGTGCACGATGTCCACAAGCTCCTCAACACCGCTGTCGTTAAAAACAACTTTGATGTCTGGGTTATCGTTGGGCAGCTTGCCGACGATTAGCTCGCCGGTGTTGTCCACTCCGTAGTTCTCAATGCGACACGGAAAACCGCGGGATTCAAATTCAGCCTGTATGATCGGCTGCATAATGACCTCGCGTTTCGTGTAGTCCTTGATGTTGTGGGCGGTTGTTTCAACGCTGCGTGAGTCGCAACGATACGATAAACTCATGGCGGCACTCCTTGCCGAGGCCCTGTTCATCCTTTAAACAGGTTCGCCACAATATACCAGCGGTATATCGGCGTGTGTCAAATTAAAGTCTGCTTAGACCTCTTCTTTGTCATAGGGCGGAGCCACGATGGGGTAGTCCCAGATTCTCGACCGGTCGGTGCCGCGGTACGAAAAGAACATCACGCCATCCGGGTGATTCGTATCACTTCGGGTGAGCAACGCGTACCAGTGTTTCACATGCTCGCCGGACGAGAGCTTTTCAGTTTTACTGAAAACGCCGTCTTCGGCGGCAGAGAGCCCAATCCGCTTACCATCAAGCGGACCACCGACACATTCGTAGGCCTCCGTGCCCATGACGCCTCCTGTTAATCAACCTGTCCTAGGGGATCGAAATCAGACGGGATGATGCTGTCGCCGGTCATGCTGGAGGCTGCCATAAGCTCCGGCACGTCGGTGATCGACTGCTTCTTCAGTTCTTCCATAACCTGCTTGCGATACTGCTTAGCCGGGTCGCACACGGCGTACTCGTTGACGCCAAGGAGGCCGTGGAGCACGCCGAGAACCTTCTTGTTGTTTTCGAGCATGATCGAGGCTTCCACTTCGGAGACGGCGTCCGACTTCGAGATGCCGAGAGCCGAAGAATATACAAGCGGTGTTTCCGCATTCTTGGTCCCGTGCTTGTATTCGAGGTCACAGACCTGTCGAACGAGAGCAGGGAGCTTAGGGTCAATTCCGGGGGCTGGCTTCTTGTCGGCTGCCTGCAGGTCCATAAGTAAGCGAATAGTCGCCGTATGCCAGTCCCAGTAATGATACTGCTGGTTTCGGTAGGTGTCATTGCCTTCTGCATCCTTGCTGGCCACGATGTCGTTGTACCACATGAGGTTCACGACGAGTTTACGGCCCGGGGCTCCAAGGTTATTCTTGGTTGCCACCAGCCGCACCGCCTGACCCTCTGCCCGACCTGCCGTCAGCGTGTTACGAGATACACGCTGCATGTCAATAATCAGTGTCGGGTAATAATCCAGACTGGCTCCACCCGGTGCATACTTCTTGGGCGGACCGAAGCCCATGCTGTTAATCTCCTCCTTGAGGTGATTCGTCGCAATCAGGGCGATCGGGTAATGTCGCAGCGTGGGCACGAGAGCCGTCCGCATAAAGTCCGACAGGTTTCGGGCAAGATACGGGTGGCCGGCTGCGGCATGTCCCTCGTCCGCGACCTTCTCGACACGGCGGTCAACTTCGACTGCCGAGATCGAGTCCACGCCAATGCAAATCGGCACCACACGGTCCGGGGCGTTAGCGGCGTCGATCTGGGCATGAATGGCCTTGCAAAAGCCCATGTACTTGCCCTGCCACTCCTCCACGCTGGCCGCGGTGCACACCTTGGTCCGGGCGATGTGCTGCGGGTTATGGCCGAGCATGCCGCGAAGCATCGTCTCGGAGCCCTTGTTCTCGGTGTCGATCATAATCGCACCGCCGCCATACACGTGAAACCACCGCATGATCTCCAGCAGCAACGCCGACTTGCCGGCACTGAACTCGCCGCGAAGCTGCGTGAACCGCGACAGCGGAAAGATGTTGGCCTGCAGGAGATACCGGGCTGCTAGAGTGGGCAGCGGCAAGCCGATAAGCGGGTCCTGATCTTCCGCGGATGCCTTTAGCACCTCCGTGATAACGGGGTGCTCGCCGTCTGGGCTAAACACATCAATATCTGCGTCCTGATTTTTCTTCTTCCTGCCCATAAAGGCTCCTATAGTAAAAATGTATTAAAAGACCCAGTCACCCCGGGGTACAGAGGCTGCACCGGAACGGGGGACCGGCTGACGAGGCAGCGTGATCCCGGGGGCTGGGCAAAAGACTACTTCTTGGCGAGCTTCGCCTTAGCGGCACGAGCCCGAGCCATGATGTCAGACGGGCTGATCGCGTCGCTATGGGCTGGCTGGGCCGCAGGAGCCGGGGCAGCCTCAGCAGGAGCCGAGAAGATGTCGGCAACGCCGGCAGCCTCTTCAGCCGTGATCTCGCCCTCTACCGGAGCGTCGCCCCACGGGGCACCGACCGGGTCAGCCGGTTTGGGCTTAGCCGGAGCGGTCGCCTTTTGCACCGGACGAGAGAACGCCTGCACGGCCTCGTCATTGTCGTCTTCAAGCTCGGTCTCGGTCACCGTGGCAGCCGGACGACGCGACAGAGCCCGCAGATACTGCGGATACTCACGCCACGCGAACTCCAGAGCCTCGCGAGGAAACGCCGGAGCCAGAAGCTCCGCCTGCTCCTCGTAGGACAGCACGTTCAGAGCCTGATCCCACGAGACGGCCTCTTCGTTAATACGATCGGCCAGCGGTTCGAGGGAGATAGCCTGACCATTGAACTTGTCGTGCAGCACGGCGAAGTGCGTGAACGCACTGCGACGATCCGGCGGCGGATAGCCGACGATGTACTGATCGCCGCCACGGGCATACTTCGGGCAGAAGAACGTCTCGGGGCCGTCGGCACCGATCGCCATCACCTTCTGCTCCTTGCTCTGGAACGACTCAGGCATAATCGTCAGCAGCTTGGCCGGTCCCATCGACAGCATGTCCCCAGAGAGGAATTCATGCGTGTCCGGGTCCTGCACCTTCAGGGCAGAAAACAGCGACTGCAGGGCACTGAACTTGAGCCCGATGATACGGGCGTTCTTCTTCGGGTCGTCGAGGAAGCAACTCAGGGTAACCTGCCCGCGATCATCCACGCCCACGATCGACGCCGAAATAAACAGCATCTTCTCGGGCTTGGTGAGCGAGCCGATCGAGGAGTTCATCTGCTTCGGCTTGGTCAGCAGTTCACTGAACAGCCGGCCGATGCCCGGGGTCTCCTTGTTCTTCCACGCGACGTTGTACAACAGGTTGTACGGGTTCTCGCGGATATCAAGGTCGGGGTTGCCGTCGTGCACGATGAAGCACACGCCGGGATTACCTACCCAGTGGGCCACGGTCATCAGACGACACCAGTCGCCCATAGCCACGCCACCAGCACCCTCACGGAACCGGACAAAGTCAGGCCCGCCTTCCTCACGCATCGGCATGAGGCGGAGGCAGAGGCCGTTCTGCATCAGTTCGTTGCCGGCCGCGATCAGAACATTCTTGCCGTAGGTGTAACGGCTGTTCTTCTTGGCACCGGAGTCAAGATTATGCTCCCGCCGGAACTCCGGGTCGATGGCGGCGAGATTCTGCGAATTGTAACGAGGCATAAATCGTACCTTTCTTATTTGTGTGAGGATTGGCTACCTCACGTTGTTGTTGAGTACTGGGAGTTGGTTCCCCAGCGTTGATGCTCAGAGTCTAGCACACGCTGCGGAAGAATCAAGCCCCTCAATCCTCGGCTAAAAAGTGCAATCCAAGAGCCTTGGCTTCGTCGCCCGACAAGGTCTCGCCCCAGTGGACGAAGACTTCTCGGGACGAGCCAAAGTGATACGGACCGGCGTCAATCAACGAGCCGTCTAACCGACGCGGATAAAACGGCACATCATCAATCATGCATTTCGGCACAACTTCTTTGTACACACGTTCAGCGTGCTCAATCGGGACGAGCAGCACGATGGCGTCATGAATCTGCAGCCCGATCTTGTAGTCGATATCGGGGTGCTCTTCGCGGTACTTGTAGAAGTTGTACAGGGCGATAGACACGGCATCTGCCACGCCACCTTGAATCGGGAAGTTCTGAGCCTGTCGCTCCTGTTCGCCGCGGATCGCCCTGTCGTTAGACGGGACGAACCGACGGAAGCGGCCATAAGGCCCGACAATAAAGCCGGGGTCCTGCGACCGTTCACGGCACTCGGCTAAGAATGATTTGGTGCGAGGATACGAAGCGAAGTAAGCCTCGATCATCGCCTGACATTCTTCGGCCGAGACCTCTACACCTTCTTCTTTGCATTGCCGAGCCAGAGCTTCAGCACCGCGGCCGTACGGGATACCGAAGTTCACGTTTTTGGCCGCGATTCGTAAGCCCTTCTTGCCGGCTTTCTCCAGCCCCTTCTTGGTGGGCTCGACGTCCGTGATATTAAACGTCTTAATCGCCTGCTGGCTGTGGATGTCGTAATGATCCGGGTGACTCTCTGGTAAGAGGTTTCGCCGGATGTGTTCGATCATCGCCTTGTCTTGGCTCAACCACGCGAGGACCGCCAGTTCCGCACCAGTGAGGTCTGTTTCGATACCGACATGCCCCTCCGGTACACGTAAGATAGATCGGACGGGGTGCGTGTACTGATCTTGGAGGATTCTGGCGTAATCGTTTTCTCGTCTGGACGAGAGGTTCTGCAAAGGCGGGCGTGACGAAGAAGCCCGCCCTGTTTCCTTCGTTTGGAAAAAGTGCGTACGTACTCGACCGTCGGCGTGAACACAACCGACAATGCCCTTTTCATAAACGAAATTGTCGTTTTCATCCGTGGCAAAATCTCCCTCTTCCGTGACGTTGGGCTTGCGGAGCACGGACTGCAAAACCTGACTGATGAACTTGTAGTCTCTGATTTTTGCCGCAGTGCTATTAATATGCCCGAGAATGCCAAGACTTTCTTTGTCGGTGCTCGGGACGGCTGTGTCGGGGTTCACGCCCCGCCAGCTTAACTCATTCCAGAGTACCGGCCGCTTACCCGTAGTCTTCACAGGCCGCAGGTTGAGCAGCATCGCCCCTTCTGGCACAGTTGGCGAGTTGGTGTACCGGCCCGAGAAGCGTGTCCCGAACAGAGCCACCGACAACTGCGGCTGGCTTTTGGGATTAAAATCCGGCCAGTTCAGTTCTTCACGAATCTCCGCCAGCAGACGGTCCTGCGTGTTCATGAACAGCGTCGTCAGTTCATCGGCCCGGGTGCGGTCAACCACGAGCCCGGTCAGTTCCATTTCCAGAAATGCCAGCGACGCATTGTGGGCTGTCCAGTACGGCAGCCAGCAATCAAGGCCACGCTGATCTTTAGCCAGCAGGCCGTCACGCCCATTGGTGCCGTAGAACCGCATCATGATCCGCCGGGTGACGTCAACGTCGTAATTGCCGTACGGGTGCAGGATGTAGGCAGGGCACTCCCCGTAGCCGCCCACCTCGCCGGCCTTGAGCTTGTTGTCAGCCCGGTGCCGCTTAATCCACGCGTTCAGTTCGTCCCAATACGTGGGAGCGGCCGTGAACCGGAGTGAACAGGCGTCGAGACCGAAACGGGCACACTCGTTAACGGCGTGATACATGAGACTTGTATCCCAACCGCCGCGGGTACGATCGTCGGGGTCGGCGGACGGAGCGTACTCCGGGCGTACATCCACCCCAAAATCAATAAGCCATGGCAAGTCAGCACGGAAAAAGTGGCCGCCCACACGGACGTGCCGTTCGGGCGTGCTTTTAAGAAGCCGCGTGAGGTGCTTCTTTGCGGCTTCAAGATTCGGCTTGAACGCCTCTGCCCCTCCTTGGTGACGTAAAACAACGGTACGAGCCCACCTGTCTTTGTTGGAGATTTGGATCGTCCGTAAATACGCCTCGGGCTCGGTCGGGTAGTCCCCGTGCCACTCGCAGTCGATAGCGATTATGTTGGCATTAGGGTCCGGGTCCGCCAGCATTTCATCGACAACAGCCGCAAGAGCGTCTTCGGTGTAGATGTCGGCGTGATCGACTTCTTCCTCAGCCTGCTCGCGGTTATTGATGAGGTCCTTGAAGCGGGCCATCTGGCCGCTGAAGTCCTCGTACATCTCGGGCTTACGGGCTACGTAGGCCGGATGCATGATGGACATGACCTTGACGTCACGCTCGTTGCCCTCGGCGTCATACACCTTGAGCGTCGTGGAGCGGCCGGCCAAATCAGACACGCTCTTGGTAGTGTTGAGCACGGCCTTGGTGGCCTCGTTGCCCAGACACAGGATGTAGTCGGGCTGCACGAGCCTGATTTCCTGCTGCAAGAGCACGGCACAGTTTTTAATCCACGCCGCGGGGACAGCAGGAGTATCAGGCGTCGGCGTGCCGAACTTGCACGCAAACGTGACGTACCACTCCATGTACTCTTCGCGGTCGATGTCGTTGTCCCGCAGGGCCCGGAAGAACGGAATCATGCCCTGCCCCACAACGGCACTCTGCTCGCTGATTTCCTTGGGGCCGGGAATCTTGCCGACAACCATGATGCGAGCCCGCTTAGGCCCAAAGACAGGGTTATCGCCCTCGCCGTACTTCATCACGTGCCCGGGCAAGAAATACACGATCTCCGGGCCATGCTTGAGCAAAATCGGCATGCTGAACGTCGGGTCATACAACGCCCGCCGATACAGATGCTCAAGCTTCTCACCAACCGGTATAGTCTTTTTCTTCACAGCAGTCGCTAACTCGGCGTCGTCGCCAAGGTCGATTGCGTGAGCAATAAAGTCGGCTCCCGCGGGGGGCATGCCGACAGCATCTAGCGGAACCATCGGGTAGAGGTCCGCGGTTAACTCTGCACCAGAGTTGTCATAGATTACTTGGGCATGCCTGTGCAGCAGGGATACCGAAGACGACATGGTTCACCGTAAAAATGATAGATCAGCCGTCACGCCAACAGCGGCGGCGGCTTCCGACAAGATGTCGAACAGGTCGGCCCGAGAGTAGTCCGCGGGATCGCGGGCGTCGGGCAGAATCACAGGCACTACCTTGAGGTTATGCTGGCAGAGTTGCATAACGACCTGTTCCAACTCCTTTTGGGCGTCGCAGTCTAGCATGACGAACACAGGCTTTCCAGCCCACGTTGTCGCGATTGTGTTTTCCTGCCAATGCGACAACGTCTTGCCGAACAAGCACACCCCAGCTTTCCCAATTCGCCAGACACTCGGGGCACCTTCGACAAGCACAACCAGTTCTTCTTTCGCCGCGACGTCGTAGTTGTACAACGCACGGCTTTTATGGCCCTGCGTGTAGTACTTGATTTCGCCCTTATTCGCCTCCCGGGGAAGCCGACCCTGCCACGTCATCAATTTGTTGTTGAAATACGCCGGAATAAATATCCGACCATTCATGATGCGATAACGGGGCACAGCGTCTACGCAGACGCCAACACGAAAAACTTCCGAAAGCTCCCGCACATCAAATCCACGACCAGTCAAATACTCAATCGCGGGATGGTGATCGGGAAGTGTTTCCAGCGGCAAGATCGTACCGGGAAAGTCCAGCGTCTCATTCAAGTCTGGAAGCACGCCCTGTCGAATCACCACATTGCGGCGAATCGGCGTTCCCGGGCCGAAAATCAGGTCCTCAAGCTGCGACGCCCGACCCTCAACTTCAAGGCAATGGTTGCGATAGCAGTGGGCGAGATACGTGTCGTTTCGCCTACCGGTTTTCGGATTACAGGTCGCCCCGTAAAGATGATTAATCCAGAGCTTGAAGTTTGTCTCTCGGCAGAACGGGCAACAAACGCAGTAATATTCGCCCCAGCAGTGCGACCGTGTCACAATCTTGCCGGTGCGGGGGTCTTCAAAACGCTGAATGCGAGCAGACGTGCCGGCATTTGCAATTCTGACTTCCCCGAATTTGTGCTCCAGCAAAGCATAGAGCGTCGGGTTCAACGGATTGACACTCGGCCCCAATGGCTGAGTCATCGTCATAAATACTCCTATGACAGCAGGTCCTGACCAAACGTATCAACCGCCGGCATGACGCGGCGGCGGGGACCAGCGGCGGACGGGGCAACCACAGCATTGTTATGCGACGTGGGCCCCATTTCGCCCTTGAGCATGATCTTCTTGGCCAACTCATTGATGTAGTACGTGTCGTCGACAGACTGCACGTCTACCACATGGTTATTAATCTGCACCAGCCCGAACGGCGAAGCCGGCCGGCCGAAGCGAATCTTGGACCAGTAGATTGTCGACACGAAACATTCTGGGTCGGGCTTGTTCAAGCACATGCAGGCGTGCAGGTTCTCGGCAAACGCCTTGGACCCTTGAGCATCAGCGTGACTCACATGTCGATAGGACGGAATACTCTTGATATCGCCCTGTGCCAACTGATGGGCGATGATAATCGTGCATCCCAGCGGAATCGCCACCTTGGTTTTAAGCTCGTCAGGCAGATTCTGGAGTTGCCGCCAAATTTGCTCCTGATACTTCGCGGCGGCATTCTGAGCCATTTCACGGTTAACCATCGGGCCGGCGTAATCGAGGCACACCAGACCGATTTTCTTGCCCGTCTGCTCGGTCAGGTTGGTGAGCGTCATAGCCACTTCGTCTACGCCGCCGTTTCCTCGCCCGCCCGTTTCAGGGTTAGCCGAAAAATCGAGAAACGCGAAGTTGTTGTTGTACCACGCCTGCACCGCCGCCCAGCGTTCACGCTCGCCCAGCATCACCTCCGCATTAGCATTGATAGCCAACTCCCGCTCATACGGTTTGAGGTTGTCAGACGTTGAAAGCTGCTCCCAAAACTGTTCTTTCGTTTTGTTGATAAAAGCTTCACGTTCAATGTGGGCTGCAGCCGAATAAAGGCTGTAGTTCACCTTTAGTGCACCGTCCTCATAGCTGATGTAGACGGCCAAGGTGTCAGGATTGTGAATCGCGTATTGTTGGGCCATACGGACGGCAATCACGCTGAGCATGGTCGTCTTGCCGCCGGAGTACGGGCCCAGAACACCGATCAGGTCACCCGGCCGGAATCCGCCGATATAGTTGTCAATCCACGCGATCCCTGTCGGCACCGGGCTTGGTGGCAGCAAAATGTCGTCGCCATGGTCGGGCATCAAAGCGGAGTTCACCGCCTCGTTACCCAAATGCCGAACGGCCTGAGCCCGTGTGTTGAACTGCTGCAGCAACGCAGAGAACTCCCGGGGTGAAGTGTTCTCGTCGCTGTAGCCCACCAGCCGCTGCAGTTCCTGTTTCACCATTCTGGCGTTTAAGAACCGCTTCAGGATGCTTTCCAGATACTGTCGCTCTGCCCGCAGTTCCTCTTTGGTCAGCGGCTGAGCCGGTATGGCAAACGCATCGTCAATAAACCCCGTCGTCTCATCGCCGAACAGGAATGATGAATCAGCCTCGTTCATGCTGATCAGGTTTCGCTCGGCCATCGACATGATCTCGGTCAAGAACATGTCCTTCGTGACCACACCGTCGTGACGTTTATGAAGCATAATGTGAATGTCCATAAACGTCCGCAACGGCGATTCGTTCCGCCCGTAGAGATGCTCCGGGGATAGGCCCGTTCGCAGAGCGGATTTCAGCACGTTCGAAAACCGAACTAACCCCCGCACCATCGACTTGATCTCATTGAACGTCAGCGGGGCGTCGTCCAACGGGCGAGTGTCGTCGCCAAAGGTCTGTACACTAGCCACGATATTCCCTCCAATGCTGCCGCAGCCAAATCACAACTCTTTTAAGCTCGTCGGTAAGCAGCCACTCGAAGTTTTCGTGACTCGCTATAAATCCATCGTACATCGGCTGCTCGATCTCGTAATCAACGGCAGCTTGTACAGCAAACCGTTTCACGGCTCGCCGGCACCTCATTTCAGACGAGAACGCGTGCCGCAAAAACGGCGTGGCGTTTACGTGGGTCGTATCACAGGCGACTAAAAGAAATCGGTCGTCAGCGTCTATTCCCAACGGAGCCAAAATCTTGAACCGGGTGTCGAGCGACGATTCTGCCGACAGAAACCTCGCCATAAACCGGTCGTCGAAGTTTGCCGCGTAATCGTTGTATATTTCAATTGAGTGATTGTTGTTTAAAAGTTCGGGGCGGGTGGCAATAAGCCCCTTGCCCTGAGCGATCCGAGAGGCGGTGATCGACGGAGAGAAATGAGCCGCCACCCACATGCCGGGATTTGCGTTGCAAAAACGGATGCGGTCAGCAATGAGCTTCCAGATGCTTTTATGCCGGACGCCCTTGTTGTCTTTCCCGCCGTCCCAATGGATTCGTGGCCGCGTCTGAGCGTCAGCCTCCCAGTCCTTCACCCCCTCCCGCATGTAAATAAACAGGTAGCGGATGTAGGCTTCTAACTGAGCCGGCTCTAGGTGCTGATACCAATCATGGCTCAATAATTCCTCCGCGGCCCGCTTGCGTCCGCCAACTCCTTGCAGCTTCATTCCAGTTTTGCTCCCAGCCCAACAGTTTGTAGCTATCGCGGCGGCCTGAGCTTTTGCGATAGAACGTTGGGTCAAAGGTGTCCATGCAGTCAATAACTTCGCCGTATTCTTTCACTTTGCCTTCCGGTGACGTGTACATACGGCTGACACGGCCCGGGCCCTGCACGTCGACAATATCGCTGTCCCGATCGTCGGCACGAACGAGTACGTTTAACTGCTCAAAGTCAACGCCGGTAGACCAAACGTCCGTGGCAATCACTCTCCGCAGCGTGCCCTGCTCGAACGCCGACCGCATGTCGTGCTTCTGTACGTCCGTCAGCGGCTTGTAATCAGCCGGCAGCAAGCGTTGCCGCTTGTACGCCGTGCAGTCATACGGAGCCATCTGCGAATACATTAGCGTGAACTCGGGTAAGAGTGAGCCGAGGTGCACAGCGTGCTCGATCGTCTCGACCAGAATCAGAATCTGGTAGTCGTCAGGGTATTCGCGAACGGCTTCGGCAATGATGCTGTTGCGAGCATGATTGGTCCAAATGCCGTATCGCTTCTTGGCGACGCGGTGCTTGTACCTCTCCGCAGGGTTGTGTGTCAAGCGGATTGGCAGCCACTTCACCTGCACCGGCACCACGAGGCCCAGTTCAACCGCCTGCTGATACGGGAGGTCGAAGATCATGGGGCCGAACAACGGCTCCAGAATCGCGTGAGCGTTGTCCATGCGGGCATACGGCGTAGCCGACATCCCGAAATTCCGAGAATTGCGATACCGTGCCGCGAGAGCCGTAGAAAAGTTAACAGTGGCAAGCTGGTGAACCTCGTCGGCAAACATGAAGTCAGCGTCGCCGTCAGCGTGCTGAAGACTGCCGGCGGTGATCACCGTCACGCGTTCACGCTGTTTCCAGCCATCGCCGATCATGCCAACCTTGGGCACGAACCGCCGCAGGCTTCGCACAATACGCTCAGCCACATCGACGCTCTTGGTAATGACGTCAATACGGGCGTCAGGGAAGAGTTGCGATGCGGCACCAATCAGGGTTGTATTATGCGTGACCGTATAATCTTTCGTCACGTATAACCCGTCATCAGCAGACACTGAAATACATACGCATGGTTCTTGTCCAACCGGGCGAACGGCTGTAATCGCTTTTGTTTTGCCCTGTTTAGTTTTGCCTCGCCACAGGTTGGCTTTTCTGGGCAGCCAAAAAGGATTCACCGGCAAATTAACGGCAACGCGATAATACGTCTTGCCGGGCTGCGACGTATACGTCTGCTCTTTAACGCGAGTTACGCCGCCTAAAGAACGGACAAGCTCGCAGACGTCTTCGGCTAATTGCTTGGACGCCACGGCACCAAATTCAACATGGTACTGATTTTTACGCACAGTGCCGTCTGTGTCCATCAAACCGCGTAATAACTCTAACCGCTGTTCGTAACTGGCGTATTTGTAGCAGGCTGGGATTTTCTTGTCTTTCGACAGCACGCATACACCAAGTGCATTCAATGCCGTTTTAAGAGAGTTTTCGTTCTTTTTCATGCCGTGCGTTATTCGCCAGTCATACTGAGCGATATACCGCACGGCAAGCCCTAACGGCTGAACAAGGCTGTCAACCCGGTCAATTATTTCGCGATCGGCTGAACTAAATCGAATGCTAGTTTGAGTTAACCCGCCGTCGCCAAGCAATACGCCCAGCAAATACGGATCAACCGGCAATACTCGTTGCTGAAAGTGAACAGGTTCAACAACAGGCACAAACCACTTTGCATTGCCTTGATTGTCGTAAAGATCGTCCGCAATATCGGCAATCTGCACAGTGCAATACGGTTTATCGCGATGCTTTTGTGCCTTTGTGCGTACGTTCCATAAATGCTCTCGGCAGCATCGGACTGTTGTGCGATCAGAAAATTCAACTTCAACGACGTCTTTAACGCCTTGCGGATATACGCCAGTTACCTCGGTTGGATAACCGTTTGACCCGATAACGTAATCGCCGACTTGAATGCCGCCGATTGGTATCGGGCCAATATCTGTATAAACCGTTTCAGTGATCGGCTGGGCTTTTCCAAACCCCGTCACGGCTTTAATAATCCCGCACGGAACACGGGCAATAAGTTGCAGGCACTCTTCCTGCCGGGCACGAAATTGAATCTTGTCCGCCAAATTTTCCCACCGCGGCTCAAAACAAGCTGGCCGCTTTCGCTGCGGGGTGGTGTCGACCAGCGTCAAGTTGCAACCCAGCTTCTTGAGCCGGTTGACCATGCGGGCCATGTAGCCCGAGAGCAGCACGACATGGCCGTTCTCAATGCGGTACAGCTTGTACTCGCGGGTCTGGAAGTACAACCGCTGGCCGGTAATCGGGTTTTTACGCGACTGCCCGTGCAGTTGCTCGACGTGGTCGTACCGAAGGTCACGGGTCAGATACGCGGCAAGGTCTGGATTCAGGGCCGTGCCGCCAGCACCCGTGATCTTGAGCACGTTGCCAGTCTTATTGATAACGACAGGGTAGCCGGCGAAATTCATGTTAGTCGAATCCCGGGCCGGCGACCGGTTCGATTGAAATGACCTCAAACGTTCCATACTTTTCCTGATTATTGTTAAATGGCGAGAACCCCCTGTATTTGCCGACAAGAGTCAGGAGGTGGTTGAAGTCTGCCAATGGTATCTCATCCGGGAGCACCGCGGAAACGACAATCGTGTCGCCCGGGCGAAACGCCTCGTGAATGGCGTAGTGGGTCTTCATCCCGTCACCGCTGGGGGTCAGAATGTTCCGCCGCCAGTCGATGCAGGGCTCGCCAAGAATCACCGGACACCAGTCAATCTTTTTTACGGTTGAATGATGCCGGTTGGCGATTTTAGACGCGTATCGCATGCAGGCCAGCCACGCGGCCGACATAAACATGACGCGGCCGCTGGGGTCGCGTTCAAAACAGAACACGGTCTGGCTGTGCCGCCGTTTTTTCGCCGCCCCTAGGCAGACGCGATTGAACCGCAGATTGATCGTAACTTCTTGCATGTCACTTGGCTGGCTTCTTCATGTGATATTCGTACGATTCTATTTCAGCCGGTGTTTTAAAGTACAGGTTGGGGGCAAACAGACCGTCGCGAACGCCTTTGCGGTTTTCCAGCACAGCCAGCCAATTGTCATTTAAATACCGAAGAAACGCCTGCGACGCCCGGAGGTCGCCGTGGTAGCCGCCGCCCGAGGCTTGCCAAATACGATACAAAAAGTTCTCCGGTTTCTTGACATCGACCTCTTCGTGCGGCTTTGACTTCCAACTGTTTAACACAGTGGCACAGCGGAACTCGCGGGCCTTGGTCAGCATTTTCTTGGGATTCGAAACTTTCTCTTGTATCGCGGGCGTGAGGCCGAGAAACAGTTCCAGCTTCTTAATCCGCTCGGGACGGCGGCGGTCGATATACCACCTCGGGTCAATCGTCGTGACCAGCAGTTTGGCAACCTCTGCTTCGGTCAGCGTCGGTATAAACGACAAAGCCCGAAACGCCGGATGCATGTGCAGATACGACTCCGCCTGCTCGTCAAACACGAAATTGTTTCGCGTCATCCGGGCCAGCATGGCGTAGGTCGGGTAATCGTGGAGCGTCAGCGAATGCCAACCACCGCAGGCAGGAGACACAGTTGCGGACCGCATCCGCATAAGTACAGTCGCCGGGTCTTGTAATTCATGCTGGCTGTCCAAAATATTTGGACCAGCAATCTCAACCGACCGGACTTCACCCTTGTACCTACGCAAGTACAGGGCACAAATAAGCTCGGCGTTCTGGGGCACGCCCAGAATGCGAAACGTGAGCCCCAGCCCAGAGACGACGGACGACAACAGAAAACTGTCAACGATTTGTTCAGAATTTTTACACGTGTTTATGCCACGTGCGTACCAAACATTCCCGTCGTCCGCAGTGTGAAGTTTAATAACAATTTCATCCTGCGGCACGTGCATTGCGTAGCTCCGGTGCTTCTAATTCAATTGTAGACTCAAAAAGGTGCGAAAGACTCGACGCGTGGGTCACAAGTAGACATTGTAACCCTTTTGCTGTCGAGAGGTCTCGTAGCTTTTCAAGCACCGGTGCTAAAGCTTGTATACGCGGCTGATCCAATGACGCAGTCGGCTCGTCCAGTGCGAGCAGACCGATTTCTTCTGCGAACATTGCGTTGACGGCGACTCGAAACGCAAGTGCCAAGACTGTTTTCTGTCCGATAGACAGTCGTTGGGCAACTTGGCGTCGGCCGTCGTAGAACTCTGCGATAAACGTGGGTGATCCATCGCCGGCCACCTTCACTTGAAAGTTAACACTAAATATCTGCAGCAATTCATTGATGGCGGTTTCAAGCCGCTGCAGGTTTCTCTGGGCCACGAGTCGGGGGGCGTTCTTCAATGCTTCGCGAGCCGTGTCCGCCATGCTCGCCCATTTACGCAATTTAACAGCTTCGTTTTCCTGCTTCACAACCGCGGCATGTTGCTCGACAAGCCGCTGAAGATCGAAGCCAAGTTGAGCTTTTTGCTGCTCCAGCGTCTGACGCTGCGTGCACTGCTCCCGCATTGCGGACAACCGGGTTTTAGCCATATGGGCGTCAGCCTGCGTGGCTTTGCATTCCTTGATCAGGTCTGAAAGCTGCTGCCGGCGATCGTTAATCGCGGCCAGCGAGCCGTTTAACTTGGCGATCTGATCGCGGGTATGCTGGATGACGGGCTCTAGTTCTTTTTGAGCCCCGTCGAAATCCTCAAAGTCTGACACTGCCTGCTGCAGTTCTTCTTCCGTGACGTCGGGTGGCCGGACGACAGTTAAATTCCGCTCGGACTCGTCGAGTTGACTTTCAAGAGCCCGGAGCTTGTTGTCCATCGCCTCCCATTTCCGCCGCTTGTGCTCTACCTCCGCTTGCTCGTCAGCAGCGATTGTCAAGGTGTCAATAGTGGCACGAAGCGACTTAATGTGCTGTCGCTGCTCTTCCACCTGCTGGGCAAGTTGCGTGGAGGGCGTATGGCACGTGGGACACGCGGCAATGCCCTCTTCCGTAAACATAGTTACGAATCGCTCGGCATCTTGAATATCCCGGCTGGCCTGATCAATCTGAGACCGAAGCTGCACGAACGACGGACCTGTAGGTTCCGGCGGCTCTGGAAACTCCCGGCGTTGCTTTTCGATATCAACACGTTGAGCCTGCAGCTTCTCCTTGACGGCCGCGATGTTCTTGTAGTTCGCCCAGTGACCGAGAGCAATCTTGGCCTCTCGATGCGACTCGGCTTTCCCGGAGATCGCGTCTTTGAACGCGGCCACGTCTTTCTCGTACTCAGCCAGATTGCCGGTGTAGCGTTCAATGTCTTTGGTGTGCTGCTGAGCCTGCTGGTTGAGTCCCTGCAGTTCTACGGCCGCAAGCTCTCGCCGCTCCCACTGCTGAATCGTCGCCTGATCGCCCTCCTGTGCCCGCAAGAACGAGTCCAACGTGGGCAAGGTGGCGATCTGCTTGTCGAGGGCGTCGATCTTGTCCTGCAGTTCGCTCTGCTCAATAAGAAGCTGCGAACTAGGTTTCAAGATTTCGGGCGGAGCGGCTTTGAGCAGCACCTTACCGATCACGTCCTGACACTTGTCAGCTTTTGACGTATTAAACAGCCGCTGGAAAAACTTGTCTGTATCAGCTTGGTTGTCGTCAATAAAAGAAAAGATATCCGTCTGGCCGACAATGATAAACCGGCTAATAAATTTGGCGTCGACGCCCAGCAGCTTTTCGATCTCGGCGGTGACGCCCTTCTCGCCGCGGGCCACCTCCTTGCCGTCGATCAAAAGCGTCGCCGGCTCCTTATCCGGGAGCAGGTGCCGCGTGACGACAGCCGTGTGCCCGTTGTGCTCGAACGTCAGCCGGGCAAACGACGGCTCGCCCTCTTTGGCGTACTGCGAGATATTGTCAGTTTTGACGCCATAGTTTGGATTCTCGCCAGTCAGCAGCCACCGGATCGCCCCGAACAAGCTGCTTTTGCCAGAACCGTTCTCTCCGAGGATAGCGACCAGCCCGCGAGTAAACTCACAGGTCCTCTGCCGGTGGTGCACCCAATTCTTCACTTCCAGTTTCAGCAGTAGCATCTGCCTGTTCCTCTTTTACAAACGTATTAAACTGCGTGTCGCATTCTTTAGCCGGATCGTCTGCCCGCAACAACGCCGCGGCCAAATTATAGGCTTCGACATTCCCGTCTAGCAGGTCAGACAAAGCCGACAGCAAATCGTTCCGCACAGCATCTCGGGTCGAAGTCGTACGAACCGCGGTCCGATCCGTCAATGCCTCGCAAAACAAGTGAGCCGACTCGCCAATGGCTGTCGTGATCCGCATAAACGCGTCGGGAATCCGCTTGTCAAACTTGACCTTAACAAGCGGCTTACGAATATCGGGACAGCCGCTGCGAGCATGCACATCCATATGCATGTGCTCGATATCGCGGGCGAAGCCGCCAGCACACAATTCGTCCAGTGCCGCAGCGTCTTTGACAACGTACGTTTTTGCCGCACGGGTAATAAGCTTCTTCGGCGTAAACACGATTTGCCCCTCGTGCTCACAAATAACGAAGAAAAACTTGTTGGGGTCTTCGCTCATGTCTTGCATGGCTGTCGAACCCGGCGAAAGCATCTTTATTGGCTTGCCTTGAGCATTAACGCCCTCCGCAACTTTAGTCGGGTGAAAATCGCCGGACAAAACAACCTGCACATGATGCACATCGGTCAATTCGCACTCTGTGCGGCCGATCTCTCCCATGAAGTCTTTCCAGACCTGATGGGTGATCAGAATGTCGGTGTCTTCCGGGACAAGAGTTTTAAACGCCGCTTGAATTTCTCCACGCGGCAGCCAGTCCAGACCCCATACGCCAATACCGGCGTCACCGAACTGAACGCCGGTGTCATGCAGGTGAATAGGCCACGGATGAATACTAAGCCACGGAGAGTTCCGGTCGTATTCGTGATTGCCCTGAATGTAGTACACCGGCACCTGAGCGTGCTGCATCCGCGATAGCTCTTTGCAAAGCATGGCTATCGGGCGGGCCTGATTCTGCTTTCGCTCCAGCACGTCGCCGCCCAGAATCAGCGGCAGCTTGTGATCAATACAGTAATCAACGATTTGTTTAAAGCTGTAGTACGAGTCGCCGTAGATCGCCGGTTTAGACGACCACGCACCGTCTTCTAGATGAAGATCGGCACAGAACACAAAAAGCGGCTGCACTCAAAACCTCCTAGTCTTCATCGTCGTCATCACCAAAGAACCAGTCAAACGGATCGAGGTTCGGGTCGGGGTCGTCGTCATCTTCCACATACCAATTTTTCGTGTCGGGCGGCCAGACTTTTTTTGTCAGGTTTGACTGATCAGACAGCCACGTTTTGTTGTCAAAAGGAAACAGCTTCAACGCGGCATTGAAAAAGTCTGTCAGAAAATCAGGCAGTGCCGGTTTTTTATCTTTCGGCACGCCCTTGTAGCTGTTCAGCGTTTTCTTCCACTCGTTTGGCTTGCCGCTAAACCAACCGTTGTTGTAAAGCGTTTTTTCGCCCGCGGTCGGTTTTGCCGTCGTGATGAGCTTGAAAAACGACAGCGAAAACATGTCCGCCAGTTCGTCCAGCGTCGGCCCGGTCGCGACCTGCCGCACCCGGCATTTGTTTTTTTTCTGTACGCGGCGGAGTTTAGCCTCAAAATCCTGCTGCAACTCCTCCAACCCCAACGCGATGTTGGTCGCGTCGGTGAAGCTCCTGACGCCCAAGTTCGTCGGGTGCATGAGGTCCATCACTGACCGCAGCAGGTAGTACTCCCGCTTCAGAGTCGAGATGTACAGCCGAATGAACTGCACTTCGTCCGGGGACATCGACGCAAACTCTATCATGCGGGCACCACCGAGAAAGCGAGCCTTCGGGTATTGCGACCGTATTTAAGATAGCATGATAGCCGGCTTTTTCCCAGTCTAATTTGTAGTGCGGGCGACTACGCATAACGCACTCCAACACCGTCATACACATGGGCTCTCGGTTGCCTATTTTCACGGCCACAAGCTCGCCCACGTTGTATTTGCCGGACCACATCATTCGTCATCCGGTGGCGGCGTGTCGCGAACGCGAGAGATGATGCCGTCTTTCTCTAAAGAGAGCAGCAGCGGCTCAACTTCACGAACCTGCTGGCAGAGCATGATCATCCAGTTAATCAGTTCTTGAGGCTCACGCGTCGCAAACTTTTCACGAATCTCGTCGTCAGTCAGGTGCTCAACTTCGATGTTTTCCCATTTATCGCCCCGTTTCACGCGAAGATAGGCCCCGGTCATGCTGTCTCCTTAACAAAAATACCTTCGGGCGTCAGCGTGCCCTTGCGGTCTTTGATCGTGTCGTACGCTCCGGCCAGACAGCGTGTCAGGCTGGTTCCCTGCAATTCGCAATACAGGATCAGCGTAACCAGCACGTCGCCAACGCCGTCGACAATGCCTTCGTCATCGCTTTTGAGCGTGGCGTCTGCCAGTTCGCCCAGTTCCGACATCGTCTTCATAAGCTGAGCGGTTGGGTTGCTGTTGGGAATGATCTTGCGATCCATCGCCCACTGCAAAACCTTTTCTTCCAGTTCTGCAAACGTCATTCTGCCATTCCTTTTGGTTTAAATGTCTTTCGCCAATGTGATTCGCTGTCGGTCAGAGCTTGCTTGGCCAAATTCTCACACGCCTCACGGCAACGGTTGTAGGTGCCGTCTGCCCTCTTGGGTGCCGCAATCAATGACAGCACCGTGTGAAACTCGCCATACTGCCCGCGATAGAATTCAAGTTCGCGGTGGGCATAATCCAATTGAGCCCGAAGGCTTTTTGTGATCCGATTGAGGTCGTCAACAGTCGGGGTCATTTTAGGTCGTCTACTTGTGGGCGGTCCCATTCCAGCAGCACGTTCCGTTCTTCACGCAAGCCGGCAATCTCGTACCGCTGCGTGCGAACTTCACGGCGTAACGACTCGATATGAGCCATGGCCTCGAACGCTAATTTGGCCAATTCGCTTCTCGGGTCTTTCGCCGCGGCCAGTGTCAGTCGTTGAACAATGTCCATACATCACATCTCTAGCAGGTGAAACGGAATCATCTGGCGAATGTCTTCTGCTAACTTGGCCTGCTCTTTTGTCGGCTCGCCGTGTTTAAGCAGGCTTCTGCACCACTGGTCAATTTCCCAGATAATCGTCAACGCCTCTCGGCCATGAATGGCGGCGTCGAAATCGCCCTGCTCGTCGGGCAGGTCAAACTCTAATGTTGCTTTTGGCATCTCGTAGCTCCTGCGTCAGCCTCCGTGGGGCGTATTATCAACTACGCAGTCAAAATTGATCAAGACGACATGCAGCGTGTACCGCCCAATATCAACCGCAAATACGTCGTAGCCACAATAGTCGGGAAAACTAACAAGCGTAAATATGCCTTTGTGTTGCGGGTCGGTGTACATCGTCCGCTCTGTGGCCTCCAGCATCACTCCCGGGAGGCGGCCCCTTTTATTCAGATTAGTGCCAGATACCAGCCCGTTGCACTCAGCATATTTCGACGTCAGGTCGATTGAAATCGCCACCATGTCGGCACTTTCTGACATGATCACGCCAGAATCAGGTTCGAGCACAATTTCGCCGGGCTCGATTTCGAGGCGAATTGGTTTCAACGTTTTTAACGACATAATGCTCAGTCCTTGTGTTGTGTAAGAACCCAAAACAACAACACCTGCCCGAGCACAAGTACAGCGAGACCAGCAACTTCGGGCCATGTCATTTTGTTCGCTCCCGAAGATTACGAAGAGCATGCAAGGCGTCGTCACCCTCGCGAGAGCCGTCGGGCAGTACGTTTGAACAGACGTACGTCAACGCCTCACGTTCATCTGGCCGCGGTCGAAGCCGTTCAATCTCGTCAGCCATTATGTGCATAAATTTCGATATGCCCGGCTCGCCAACTAAGTTATCGGCGTAGGCTCTGCCGGCCTGTGCAATATCATTCCAATCGACGTTCTCGGCGTTCCCGCTGAGTTCCCATTGTTTGCTGCTCATTGCGGCGTATTCATCCTTTGCTGCCAGAAACGTTTTTAACAACAAGCTTTGTGACTTTTGGGATTTCAAGTAATTTGCCGGCATACAACGCTACGCCAAAAAGAACAATGCGAATCGCCGGGGCTTTGTTGACGGTTACAGCCAGTAAATACTCAAACCCCAGCCATTCCAGCCGAACGCCCCAATGCCGCTCTTGCTTAAAATGCGTCGTGGTAACAGTCCAATTGTCGTTCATTTCGTTCGCTCCAAAAATTCTCGCAACGCCGTGGCTTCGTGCGACGGCTTTCCATCAGTCCCGGTAGCTCCGCAGGTTGCTAGCGAATCCGCCACCTCAATAGCCCACTCAATTACCGTCCGCTCATCGTCGGTGGGCCGCAGACGGGTTATTTCGGCGTTGACGAGTCGCAGCACCCGATCATGCTCTTCGTTGAGGTCTTTCAAGGCGTCGTTAATCGGGCATAGCAAAAAGTAATAATGCCCCAACGTAGTGGCTAATACGCCGCCCAAACACCAGAAAAGGTTTTCAATCATTTCGATTACCCTAGTTTACTGTAATCCCACGTGGCGGCATCAAAACACTCGCGGCATAAAACGGTTTTGAGAATTTTGTTGTACTCAACCAACCCGTTTTTATCGGGTTCAATACTGCTGCCTACTAATCCGCCGGAATTTTTTGGATTTGTTGTGTAGAGGCTGCCGTGAATCACTAAGCCGTCCAATTCGCCTATTATCGTTTTTCGGCAACCGTCGCACAGGTAATACTCGACTGTTTTCATTTTGTTCGCTCCAAAAAGCCTTGCAACGTTGCGGCACACGACGACCACGAATTAGCGTTAGTCTGTTCGTTAGCCAGACCTGCCGTTGCCCCGCACAAATAAATAGCGTCGTTCATGGCTTCCCGCTCCATATCCGTGGCAACATGCCGGCGTAATTTCGCAATTTCGGCAACGGCCCATTGAATCACTTCGGTCGCCGGAATTTGACGTACACCGGTATCATCAGGGTCGCCGCCATACGCCAAATGTGATACTTGATCGCCGAGCGACGCTAAAAGGTCTTCCATAGTTAACACTTCTACTTCTTCGCTCATCGCTGCTGGCTCCGTGCCCGGTCCGCCTCGATTTGTCCCACCGCGTATCGAATATCCTGCCGCACTGAATCGTGCACAGCGTTGATCAGGGCTTTTTCGTAACTCCCCTCACCCGCAATTTTTACGAGTGCGGCTACTTTAAATGGAATGGCTTTCAAAATGTCTAGTGCGTCTGCGGGCTCACACATCTGCATATTCTCCTTGTCGATTTAACAGTGGTAACAACGCTGCGGCATGTTGCCGCGTTAATTTGTCACGAGAGTTTGTAAACGCAGCAAAAAACGCTATTGCTTCGCGTTCTGCCGGGGTGCACCGTAATTCGGCGACCCGCTCTTCCAATAAATCAATTGCCATCTGCGGGTTGCAATACTGGCACCCGTCGCCAACTAGCTTGGTTCGCAAGTTGCATTTACACGCACTCATCGTTTACCTCGCCAACAACCTCAGAAAATACTTGGCTGGCTTTTTGTTGCCTATCTAGCCATTTGCGTTCTTTTTTTATGTGCTCCACTGCCTGCTCTTCAGTATCAAACTGCAACGGATAGCGGTACGTCCCGTAATCTGTTTGTTTGACGTCTTGCAGAAAATAAGTCCAGCACCCCCAACGATAAGCTAATTGAAACCATTGCTTGCCGTTGCCGTCCGTGAATTTGACGACAGAATATTTACGTGACGGGCAGTAGTCTGTGAGTAAGTAGGATTTTTCGCCTGTTACGCAGTACATTATTTGCCTCCCAGCCGCTCCAGTAGGCCGTCGATGATTTTCACGCCGTGCGGCAGCAAGTACTCAGACCGGCGTAGCGTGTCCAAAAGCTCACGCTCCGCGTCGGTGAGACGCAGGCGAGCGATCTCTTCCTCCAGTGACTTGATCTTCGCCTCTCGCTCGGCCTCAAGCCGGATATGCCACGCATCATGCAGCCTCATCCCCCACCCCCCATCCGCTCCAGCAGGCCGCGAAGGGTGGCGGCGTCTTGCTCTGTTTGTGTTTTTCCGTAGTCCGCCTGCAAGTATCGAAGCGTATCCGAAGCCCGCCCAATCGCCTCCCGCTCCGCGTCGGTGAGACGCAGGCGGGCGATCTCGGCTACTGCCGCAGCCATCGCGTCGGCTATATCGCCCTCCCACGCCACGCCCGGATTCAGGTGAATCCAGTACGACGCTGCACGGCTTATTACATCCCGCAGCCGAGCGACCTCCGCCGTGGGCGGATGGCGGCCGTCCACCAATGGCACTGCTTGCGGAGTTGATGCAGGCCGTTGCTTTCGCAGCCACACCACAACCTCCTCCGCCTGTCGCCTGCTGGAGCATCTCCATAGCGGCAAGTTGTCACCCGGCATGACGCCCCATGCCAGAGGTTGCACAGAACCATCCGATGCACCAGACCGCTCATTCTCGTCGTTCATAGTTGCCACCTCCTGCGTTCGCGGCTGTTGATCTCGCGTGTTCTGTGTACCAAAAGCCACGCCCCGCTCGGCAACCGCATCACCGGGTGGCGGCAACAAGTGCCTCGCAACGTCCATACGGTCAATTTCGTCGTCACTTATTGCTCGGTCTTTAATAGGCTCAAGCATCTTGTCTCTTTCTTTTTTATCCCGCACAGGCTTTGGGTCGTACCAATTTTGCCAAAAGTTCGGGTCTCGCATCTGTTCTTCGACCGTCAACCCACGCAGCCCGTCGTCGTCACCTGCGTGGACGACCAAAAATCCAAATAACGTCAACACAATAACCGGCGGTACTAAGTCTTTAACAGTCATTACCCCCTCCAAGCCGCTCTAGCAAGCCGCGAATAACGACTGCTTGTTTCATTCGTTTTGCGGCTTCAGTATGGCGAACCTGCTCATAACACAGGGCGGCACTGTCTTCGTAATCTTTCACGCATTGAGCCAGCACCTCTCGCTCTTCTGGCGTGAGCGTGCCATCCATATCCACTGTCACGTTGCCGTTGCACATCGAGACGGTTGCATCCTGATCTGCAATACGCCGAATGGCTTCTTTGAGCCGTTCGTTCTCGGCCTGTAACTGCTCCAACTTTTCGCCATTGTCGGCTTTTATCGCCGCCATAAGCCGCTGGTGTTCGCGTTCAACTTCTTTTTCGTATCCGAACGCCATCAGTTAGTTTCCTTTGAGTTTTTCAGCCGGGCGTTTTCCGCCTGCAACTCATCGCACTGAACGCCTACCCTGTGACAACATTCCAGCATTGTCTCGACTACCGGCGAAGCTCGGTAAAGCGGAATAATTTTGGCCTGATCGCGGCTGTCGGTTAATTTGGCAATATAGTCTTCGGCGTCTTTTCGTTTATGAAACAACGGCGTGACACTGCCGATAGGGGCTTCAATGCCGTAAGCAAAAGGTTCTGTGTATTTCGGAGTCATCCAATTCGCTCCAGAATTCCTCGCACCATGTCGATATGCTCGTCCCACACACGCCGCTCGACGGGCGACGAACACAAATCTCGATATTCAATCATCACCCGTTTTGCCTTCTCGATTGTCGCTGCTTCCTGTGGCGTCAGCAGTGTCGCGGAAAGCAACTTCTTGTCGATAAGCACCCGCGAGTCGTCGCCGCCAGCACGGTGATGCACACCCAGCACAATAGCCTTGGGCTGGTGCATGGTGATCAAAGCACAGGCGTCTGCCGCGGACATCGCCACGACTTTGACGCCATAATGCTGATACGTCAAATATTCCTTTTCCGGGTCTTCGCTGTGCTTGTACTTCCGAATAACCGGAACCTTGTACCGCACGTCCCACATTTCGGCGGGCTTGTCTGCCACTATTAATTGCATGCGTCAGTCCTTTTTGCTCGGGTCGAAAGTTTTGTGGGCCTCCAGCAGCCGGTCTGCTGACAGCCCCCAACCGCACGGACAGTCAGGATGGTGCACCGGGGTGCCAAGGCGGCTGTCCCGCAAAATAATGTACCAATGCTTGTCGTGTTCAACGGTCTTGGCGTGCGGCGAAACAGAAATCACTGATTCATTCGTCGGGCCAAACTTCCAGCTCACCCAAAAAATCAAACACGGAATAGCTGTCCATATAAAAATTGTTAACGCTATAAACAACATTTCGCTCGGGGACCTTCCCCACGTTTCAATACACGAGTTGTGCCACCGCCGGTAGTTCTCGCTAAAACTCATATCGCACCTCCAAATTGATCGGACGGGAATTGCACCCGCTATGTGCCTCACCGCCATGCTGTCTATATCGCCGCGTCCGGCTAGTTCAAGCACGTGGCTGTTGGGCACCGGCACACTAAAGTGCCGCCTTAGTCGCTGTCACTAGGAGCCGATCAAAAATTCGGGGACTACGATTCGAACGTAGAATAACCCGTCCAAAGCGGGTTGTGATACCGTTTCACCATCCCCGAGCACGCTTTGCATCCTTGCATTTACGATTTCCGACACACGCGTAATAGGAGTCATCTTAGTTTGAACGTTGTCGGCTTCGGTGTTACAAACCCACTACCGACTTGGGTGCTGGGCCGCCGTCAATGAGCAGCGGCTTTTGGAGACCATACAAGGAAGCCAGCCCTCCCATCAATTTTAGACCGGAAGTAAGCTAGTAAACTTTCTTGCCAGTTCAATGGTCACCAGATTGTCGTTCTCGGCGTTGTGCATGCTCTGCGATTTCATGTGCGGCAGAAATCTATCCCGCAGAGCCGTCAGCGAATAACCGCCGCTGTACATATTGCCGGCAGTAAAAAACCGAGCAATGCCCGCCGTATCCAAAAACGGATACGTGAAAAACTCGTTCCACTCTGCGTCAGAGAGCAAGTACGCCCGGATAAACTGCACGTCGAAATTGACGTTGTGCCCCGCGGGGATCAACCGCTTCTTGTTCGTCGCCGCGATCGCCCGCTGGATGTAGTCCTTGAGGTGCTGCTGGGCCAGCGGCAAATCAAACGCGGTCCGGTTGTGTTCAACAATGTCGATTTTATTCACCGACAACGCCCCGGCCGTGAGTGCGTACTCCTCGTGCCGAACGCGAAGGTGAATTCCCGGACTGTGATTGCCTATTGGAACGATGTTGAAAGCAGCGTCCGTTGCAATGCACGAGACTGTCAGCAGGCTGTGCTTGGGCGTCAACCCGCCGGTCTCGGTGTCCATAAACAGGTACATCAGAATCCTTCTTCTTCTACCGCGTCCTGCTCAAACCCGACGAACTCTCCGCCGTCCTCGTTGAACAGAATTCCCGGCTGGGTGGGAGTCGCGTGGATGTTGTCGGCAGTCTGTTGAGCCGTCCGCTTGAGCAATTCGTAAATCTCGTCTCCGTGTTCCGTACCAAAGTGGGTGCATAGCAATCCGCGTACGGTTAGATACTGGTCGTACTCGAACGAATTGCTGCTGCCTTCAAACTCCAACTCGTTGTCGTCGTTAAAGTCAGCAAAATGAGAGGGTGTCATAGTGTTAGAAAATAATAGTTAATGAAACGAGGCGATCCTGCAAAGGAAACAGATATACGCCTCGCAGAGAGTAGTGGCGTGGGGCTTCATGCCGCATGACTACCACGTCCTTGTAATCAGGATAATTCGGGTTTGGCCGCTGAGCCAACCACGACCGGCTGTATGGCCCGTACGTGTCTTGGCTGGCTTCAAGAACGACCAGCATGTCGCTGGCCGGCACACGAATGCGGATAGACGCCCCTACAGGGCCCGTCGCTCCCGTAACGCCCATCCTAGCGGCCTCGCGACCCGTGTCAAATACGTGCTCCAGCGGCTGCAGGTCCGACGCATCCGTCCGGCCACGAAGATGCATGCCTTTAATCTTGCCCAAACTACCGGCTTTGATTTTGTCGCCTTGGGTGGCGTCAAGAATGCCCCAGCCAACCAGATCATCGCAGGCGGCTACGTACATCAGCATGACCGCCGGACTGAGGTTCTTAAAGTCTTCCGGTGCTGTCGAGACCGAGAGGTTGGAGTCGTCGTGGGCGACCTGTAAGAACTCTCCGGTTTCGAGCAGCACGTCGAACCGCTTGTCCGGGTGCCACGAGGCTAAGCCGCGAACTTCCGGGCCGCGTTGCCCGTCCGGCGTGCTCGAACGGTACTTCACCACGGTCATACGAAGCTCTGCCGCAAGCTCGGGCGTGAACTTGACCGGCTCGAATACCCGCCGCACCAACCCGGGATTGAATATCTCGGGAGCTACGACGGGCAACTTAGGGTTTACCGCAGGCTTAGGCGGAAAACTGGTTTCCGCCACAAGCTTGATGTTTGCCCAAAGATTGTCGAACGAAACTTCTGCCGTCGGGTCCGCCTGATACTCGTCGAGAAACAAGAGCAGGCCGGAGCGGATAACAGACGGCACGTGCTCAACCGGGACGCCCAGCTTTTGCACGTCGTCGTGGCAGCCTTTTGACAGAAGGTTTTTCGTGACCGAGAACGGAATCCGTCGCCAGTCGCCGTATGCCATATTGGTCGACGCCAGAAGCTCGGCTATCGAGAACACGTCCGTGGCACTCTTGGTGTGCCGCAAAAGCTCTACCAAGCCAGCCAGCATAAATAGCTTTTCCCCCTCGTCGTGTTTGTCGAGGCTGGCGAGAAAAGCATCAAAAGGAGCTAAAAAGTTTTCTTCGCTATCTGTGCTCATGTGTTAAATCTTTCCGGCGTACGCGTCGGTGCATGTTTGAAACAACTGCATTACAGCAGCCATTGTTGGATGGTCTAAAAAGATGACGCGACCGCCTTGATGTTGAATAAGTAATTTAAGTTCAATGTCAACTGGTGCGAATACAACAAACGTAAAGCCTGCCGGTTGCGGCACAGCAATCCGCAGGCTTTCTATTCGTTGCAGCACCAATCGTATGCCGCGAATGTGCTCACCGGCAAAAACAAACACGCCGCCGGGAGAGCCAAAAAACGTTTTTAACTGCTCGGTAAGAACGAGCAGGTCAACGTACGCCGCGGCTCCAATAGCCGTGCCAGTCTCCGCCACGCCAAAACCGGGAGCCGTGTGAGCCGCAAGCTCGCCAATCTCTGCCAGCACGGTAACCGGCAAGCCAAGATCGTAAACAGACAGCATCACGCTCGTATCACGTGTGCACGAAACCGACGCAGCGTTCAAACCAATCGCCTCGCCGTAGCCGACGCCGCGGTTAGCCGCAAATTTTGCCAACGCGTTTAAATCAATCGTGCCGTACGTACACGCTGAGCCGAGATCAAAACAAGCGGCTGACAAAGTGATGCACAATATGTCAGCAAACCCGGCTGAATAAAACGGAAGCACCTGCTGAGCGGCGTCAGAGTCAAACGAATTGCGACCTAAAAAAAAGCCCAGCAATTTGTTGTGAGCCCGAGCCTGATACATCGCCATACCTGCGTGTAGGTACGGTTCAGTATCGGCCACGTGTGGTGAAGAAATAATTGTGTTTTTTATTGGCAGGGGCAGCAAAGATTGAGCCCCGGAGTCCGCGGTATTGAACGTGCAAAAAGAACTGTGCAATTCTGCGGCTGGATTAAAGCCGCCGGCAGCATAATCCGTGCGGCACATAGGGCCGACGCCGCAGAACAACCACTCCGGGCAAACATTCAGCTTGACCGAAATGTGATTTAACAGCCGCAGCGTCGCTCGATTGACGCCGGAGAAAACATCCTGCAAATCACGCGAGCAGATATACGCCTCGCGGGCCATGCGGCGAATGTCGCCACCAAACAGCAGGTTGCAAATGTACTGCAATCGCAACCGCACCGGCTCGTAATCATGCTCCAGTAAACGGCGGCGGTATTTAAGCGATTTTTTGGTTGCCATCGTTTTGACGCTGCTTGGCCGCTACACGAGCCCGAGCAATAAGTTCTTTACCCGCGGCTCTGAATTTGCCACCGCCGCCGAGCATGTGCTGGCTGGCCATAGCATTCAAACTGGCCGCTGTCAGGTCGAGGTCTTCTTTCAAGTGTTCTTCAGGATAGGCTGAAAAAGCCGTAAACGAAATAACCGCGTCGCTGTTCACGGAGTCTGTAAGTAAGACCGTTTTATTTTGCACGGTGCGGGCCAAGCGGATCACAGACGTTGGCGGTTCAATTCCGGGCATGGTCAGGAAAAGCTGCCGTAACTGCACTCGCCAGCCGTTCTCTGCGGCTACCGGTACAAGCCGCCACAACGACGCCGCTGTTTTTCTGTTCGTCTGTTTCCAGCGGCGGGTAATGTGTTTTTTGTACCGCGTAATTTCTGCGGCAATACGCTCCACGGCCCGATTGAACGTGTCGATGTTTGCAAAATGCAAAGGGTCGATTTCGACAAACGGGACAAACTGCTCCGTAATATGCGTCGTGGTGTAAATACGCGATAACGCGTTTGCCTGCGTGAGCTTAGAAATAAACTGCTCATACTGGCGGAACTGATACTCGACCACGCGGGCCCAACAGGCCGGGCAATAGTTGTAGTACCCGCACGAGCGAATCTTTTTCGTCTGCGTTTTAGGCGGATAGATCACGCCGGGTGGCCGGCAGTAGCAGCACAGTTCAAACGCGGCCTTGAGTTTATCTTGGTCGCAGTAGTGCTCGTCGGCCACAACGGTCGAAATAGGGAGCCGTTTTTCGTGGCTGGCCATGGCGAAGATGCGGTCGATGAGCAACGCCCGCATGCTGTTCAGCCGGGCTCGCACAACGGGCAGTTCGTCTTCTGGCTTAATCCCGTAGACCGCCGCCAAAGAAACCAGATGCGGCGTTTTAGACCGGCGATTTACGACATACAAGTCGTAATTCAAAGCAGCCTGATACGCGGCTTCAAGCGAGTCTTGAATAAACGACATCACCCATTCTCCGGTTCCGCCGGAGGGATGGCGTCCTCATTGGTGTCGGGTTCGGCAAGCTGGGCCTTGACGAAGTCCATTCGTTCGCGGACAAGGTTCACGGCCTCTTCGGCATTGGCGACCTCGACGAACGGGAGCGTCTTCTGCAAGTGCTCCCACTTAGTCTGGCCGACGCCGGCGACGTTGATCTCGCCCGGCTCGACGGTGGTGAACTCGTCAAGCGTGGCCACGGCGATCGCGTCAGGCCGGCTGGAGAACACGAGGATGCGACCGGTTTTGTCGACAAAAAAGCTGGTGCCCTTGCCGTCGCAGATCACGTACCGGACAGCCGACTCGCCAGTGTCGATGTAGTGGGTCTTCTTTTTCGTTGCCTCTGGCTGCGTCAGAGCCTGTGGATGGCAGCAATATTTGTATTTCTTCCCGCTGCCACAAATGCAGCGGTCGTTCCTATGCGTGCCAATGGCACGCTTCATGGGGTTCATGTGAGCCTCCGTGCTTGTGCGGTTAGCGTACCGAAAACGGGGAGTCCGTCAACCGAAAATCAGACCCCTGTTTTCCCCGAGAAAAACGAGGTTTTCTGCTATCTTGTGCAGTTTACCAAGGCCTACTTAAGTCATGTGCTGACAAGGCTTTGCGACGAGCAAAAAGGGCAAAATGTCTGTTTTAGCCGATCTACTTCGTAGAAGACCTCTCTCTCTTTGAGAGGAGACAGAGGGTTGGAAGGCAGTCCATACTGCCTTTCCAACACCCACTCTGGTCTGCATGGTGCTTCTAGATACCATCCCCGACCTCGTAGCTTGCGTTCTCTGTCACTTTGTCTTGACGAGGGTGCCCGACTTCCGGCTGGTCCCCGAAAGGGGCAGGAGGCTGTTCTTACGGGCCCTGAGAAGGACCTGCCAGACATGCCATCCTCCGAGACAGACCCCGAACTTGGCGTTGATCGTATTGATCAGCCGTTCGAACTTCGGGGTGTAGGGTAGGTTGTCCGTCGAGATGCCGAAATCGGCATAAGTCTTGGCGGCAAAGATAGCAATATCCCGCAGCATCTTGCTGGTCGTGACGCGAACTTCGGGCAGGGTGTTTACCTCCAGCTTGTCCGCTTCGCGATTCAGCACGTTAAACAGGTGGGTGAAATCGAAGCCCTTACTCGTCGGCCGCGACTTCGTCTTGGTTTTTGTCTTCATTTCTTCCTCCATAAAGTCAAAGGTTAAATTCGGATCGGTCATACAGCGGTTTCCTCAACGGGGTCTGGCGTCGGATCGCGGTCGGGCAGTTCGGCCTCCGGCAGGAGGTCATACATGCCGGACTCCATGTCCAGAATCACCTGCTCGATGCCGCCGTTGAACGGCACTGCGATCATGCAGCGAACGTGCGGTTCACAGGCGACGCCGGCCCGATGCTCGTGCATCATTGTGAACGTGATCGGAAAGAACTTGTCGTCAGGCAGGGCGTCGATCAGGCTCTCGGGAAGCGTCCGATTGTACTTGAGTACCTTGTCGGACATATGGTTGATTATTTGCAGGTAGTGCTTGTCAAGGTATTTGACTTTACGTGGCACGTTTCTTTTTCTTCTGGGGTTTCTTGGCCGCTTTCTTTTTCGGCGGCAACTTGAGTTCAAATGCAATGTACGAATTATCAGGCAGGTCGCTCAGGTCGCACTCGTCTTCCAGTACCAGCGGCGACAGCTTGTCTAGGCTGTTGCGGTACACCGTCGCCATCTCTTTAAACTGAGCCGCGTCTTCGCAATAGGCGTAGAGCCGCCCCTCGCTTTTTTCAATGATCAGGTGCATCACCGGCCCTGAGCTTTTTGGGCTTCGTGAAATTTGAGCACAGCCCGAGCGGCCGTGTCCGCATCGGAGCTACTGAAGCCCTCCTGCCGAAACCGCTCTTTGGCGTACCGATATTCCACGCTTCCGGTGTTGGTCGGCGTGGAGGTCGTGCTCGTGCTGCTGCTCTGGTTTCCGCCGGCGATCATTTGCACGACTACGCCAATCACGGCGGCGGCGATAATCAGCGGCCAAATGCTTGTATTACTGCTGTTGTTGCTCATCTGTGTCCTTTGGATGAATAGGTGGTGGGCGGTGGTCTTTGTCGTCTGTCTCGGGTCCGCCGGCGTCATCAGGCGTGTACGTGGGGTCGCCGCCAAAGTTGATGGTGATGCCGAAGAACCCGGCGTACTTCATCGCCTTGCCGAGCAGCGTGTACTCTTCTTCCGAGTACATAGCCCCGAAGGCGTTTTGATGGATAAACACGTTTTGCGATCCGGCTCGCGATGCGTCTCGGCACACCGCTGCAAAACTCGGCAGCTTGTGCTCAATTTCTTTCTTGAGTGCGATTCGGCGGGCGGACCACTCTTGCTTGGAAACCGGCTCTTCATTGCCGCCGTTTTCTTCGAGCACGGTTTCGAGGTCGACACCAGCGGCCTTAAGCCGCTTTTTTAGGCGTTTGTGCAGTTCTTGCTGATATTTTTTGCTGTTTCGACTCATACAGCCTCCTTGATAGTTCCGATATTAACGAAGTCCTGAAAGTACGTCGCGAAGAAGGCGTCACAAAGCTGTTGCAACACCGCCACGCGTGCTTCTCGTCCTTCGATTTTGACGCCGCCCTTTTTCAGTTCTCGCCCTGAGTTTTCCACGTGATCTGTGACGCGTTCGGCAAGGCCGGGCAGACCTCGCTCGATAAGCTCGTGCAGGATGACAGCGTTGAAGTCGTTGAGCACGTGTCCGGTGCCCGTCTGCTCGCTCGCCAAGGCCACGGTCCTGCCAGTGAGAATGTTGGTCGCCAGCATGTGCCGATTAAACTGATTATTCAGCGTCAGCTTGTCGCTCGTCCGCAGGGTTTTGCCTGTGGTCACAGACTGAGCCTCGACCTCGAAGATGCCCATGCAGGCCCCGACGTCGAGGGCACTGACGACCTCTGCAGGCGTTATGGAGCCCCAATCCTTGGCGGCCAGCACTTCTGACAGCTTCATGCCTTTCGCGGCTATAAGGGCCGCCAGAGCCTCGTAGACGGGGCCTTGGGCTGTTGCCGTGACAACGCCTAAATTGACCGGAAACGGGAACTTGATGGCGGGGTTGGACAGCCGGAAATAGAAGCCGTCCGCTTTTTGTAGCCGCTCTTCCAGCGACGGCATTGGCTGCGGGTCTTTGCAATATAGGTCCCAGCGGAACGCCGTGTTGGCACAGAAGTCCTTGTGCGTTTCGATGACGTACCGGTCGGTCGTGGTGTTGAACAGTTCTTTGAATTCAGGCCGGACGCACAAGTCCCAGAAGTTCTCGTGCGGCGGCATGCTCCCGATGAACTCCAGCCCGGCTCGTTTGAAATCGTTAGCCACCTCGTAGAAATAGAACGTGGCCCAGTGCTCGTTTAGATACTCGTGGGCGAGGTAGCGTGGGTTTTGCTTTACGAACACCTCGACTTTTTCAGCCACCGTCGGGTTGTCTTCGAAGTACTGGGCTTTGTTGTCGCGTATGTACTTCAGGTACTTGAGAGCTTCGGTGATTCGCTCGATGCTATCTCCGGTCCGGCGAAGAGCGTATTGCTGCAGAATTGCCCGAATCGGCTGAAGGGCCGCCCAGCCGGGCATGGCGTTGTAGCTAACCAGCAGCACGCCGCCTTTGGCCAGCCGCTTTTTGGCGATCTGGACAATGTCGTTACGGACTTCTGCGGAGACCCAACTGTAAACTCCGTGCAGGGTGATGAAGTCGAACTCGCCGATGTCGTCTGGCAGGGCTTCGAATCCGGCGGTGATGACGCGGGCGTTTGTCAGGCCAGCGGCTTCGATGTCTTTTTCGATCAGAGCCGTATGGCTGCGGTTAAAGTCAACGCCGGTAAATTGCCCGTGCGGGTTGGCAGCAGCAAGGGTGGTGAGGCAGCGGCCGAGACCTGACCCGAGTTCGAGATAGCGGAATCCGGGTTTGTCTGGTGGCGGCACGACGCGATTCAAGGCGGCAATGTACCGCAGGCAAATCGGGGCCATATTGCCGTAAAAACCCGGTACGTAGTCCACGTCCGAGATATATCCTTTGCCGTCAGCGTCCATGCCAGCCTCCTAGGCGTCCTGTGCCATTTCAGAAAAACAGAATGAGCGGCTATCAAAAGAATAGCTGCGAAGTTCAACTCGTTTGTGCCGGCAACCGCCATTGCGGGCGTATTCGTTGTCGGTCCAACGGGCTCGGCACTCTGCGGCCCGAGCGACAATTTCCTCTGGCGTGGGGTCAACTTCAGCAACACCGTTTTTTCTCGGTTGCCGGTTGACATGCTCTCGTTTGGGCAGGTTGTGCCGTCTGGCGAACGCTTGCAAATACGGGAGGCTGACTTTTAATAGGATAGCGATTTCTTCTGTCGCCCGTTGTGTGGTCCATAACTGTCTGAGCTTTTTGAGCGGGATGTCGGGTATGTCGCCCTTGGCGGGCCGATCCTTGGCGATTTTTGGCATAAATTCAATTTTCGTAGCGATATCGGTTGCGGGACTCGATGACTTTCTTTTTGATATCAGCAGCCATGTTTTTGTCAATGACTGCGGCCAGAATCATGAGGGCGTTGTAGGCCGTCATGTTGATGCCGTACTTATCTTCCAGCAAAGAGTTGGCTAGAAGCTTGAAGAGCACGACGGCCGGGCTGGGTACGCCGTCAAACTTAGCCGGTTTTGGCGTCATTGGCTTCGTCTTCCGTGACTACGTCCCAGCCAATGTACGAGAATACATGGCGGGTGGCGTGGAAATCATCGCCGTCATCATCGCCGGCTGTCAAGACAAGTTGTTTCTTTTTGTGGTCAATACGGAAAATAGTCTGGGAGCGGGGGATTCCCCACACTCCGCCGTCGTTAATCGTGGCGACTAATTGCCGGCACCATGCGAGAACATGGTCTGGCGGCACGTCGTCGGAGTTGAGGGCTACCATTAGACAGGTTGAATTTGCCGGCGAACCGGAGCGGGGGTTGGTTCTTGAGCAGACGTTGACAGAATTTGGGCGATTATGTCGGGATCACAGGCCCGGGCCGCGTATTCGATAAACGCGTTTAACCAGTCGCCGTCGGGTGTCTCAAAGCACTCGTCGCGGCTGCCGGTAGAGCCACTGCGGTAGCAGTATTGCATTCGACCACTATCTAACGACTCGTGGCACCACCACCGCGGGCCGCTATTTCCGTGCAGGTCCCGAAGGCTTACGTCCTTCATGTTTGGATTGTTAGCCGGATTTTGATGCGACCAGCCAAGAGACTGGAAATCTGGGCAGTGGATTCTTTGCTGCACCTCTGGCCGCAGCGGCACGGACGCAAGCAGTCTGAAAACTGTGGGGAAACCGGAGTTTTGAAATGCGGCAAGCTCGCGGCGATGTTTGGCTTGGGCCATTTCCTGTTGCCGCCGTTTTTCGTTTAGTTCGCGTTGCTGTAAGGCGTAGATGCGGGCAATTGCGTCATTCATGTTTCTGCCAGTTGGAGGATTTTACGGGACCGTTTCACCACGCCGACCGGTTCTGGCTCGATGTCCATTTCAGCCAGCATGTGCGGCGTGATGTACTTGGACAGCCATTTAACGAACGAGTCAGTGAATTTCTTTTTGGCGTCTTCCGCACCGTGCGGCAAACAGAAATTGGTTTTGGGCATCGCGACCATATAGTAAATTTTCGCGTGTTCGTCGTCCTCATTTGATTGATCTACGACAAGCCACGAAGATTCGCACCCGTTTTTGTCGTGTAGCCGCAGGCCGGTGCCGTTAATGACATCTGCGTCGGCAACAATGGCCAGAGCCGAAAGCGGGACTGTGAAACCTTCAATGATGTCCGGGCACGGGTTAGTGATAATAATGTCTTTGACGTCGTCCCACATTTCTGAGAGACCGGTGTCTTTAAAATACGCTTTCTGCGTCGCTAACTTTCTTGCGTTTGTCAGCCGCGTCTTTTCCGCTTTTGCCCAGCGTTCGCGGTGGATGGCCGCTACGCGTTGCAGTACGTTACTCATCATTCTCCTCGACTTTATGCAGTACGCCGCTATCCAGCATTTCTTTTGGGTAGGCCCAGACGACCGGATAGTTTTTTGCTTCGGCGTCGTCTTGAATCGAGTCGATAAGCGACACGAGGCCGTCAAGATTTTCGGCCGTAGCGTCGTCTATTATTTTGCTGTCAATGATTGTGAGCAGCGTCATTTTTTGCTTGGCTAATGCGAGCCAGTCTATACCGGCGTAGGCGTCTGATGTCGGCTCTACGCACCGCCTGTGTTTGAACTGCACGTAGACTGTGTCGTCGTGAGTTTCCAGCAGTTTCATGTCGCAAGTACCCGATCGTTGTTTCCAAATAGTCGGCGGGCCCCATCTTCGCGTCGAACGAACATTTCAATCGTCTCCCGATTTTCTCGGCCGCCTAAACCAAAGCGGTCGTCAACCCAGCGGTCGAGACAGTAGCCCCGCCACTCGATGTCAACGGTCTTTTTGTTGACTTTTCTGATGACGTACCACGCATAGCCGTCGCCTTTGGGCACTCGGAACAGTTTGCCCGGATGCAAACCTTCGGGCAGGCTGTCAGACCTCCCTTTGGCGATTTGAAATTGCTCTTCAACGTACTGCGTGTATTCGTCAGGCGGGTTGTAGGTCATAGGAATTGGCGTCAGGGCGTCAACGCTAATGACGAGCCGGACTGGTGTAATCGCGTCTTCGACGATGACTTGCTGGCCGTCTTCGTAATACTGCTTTGACGCCTCGCCCCAGCGGTCGACAATACCGTATCGCCAACATCCGGCGAACCATTTCACCTGATACAGATCAGGAATTGGTGTGTTCAGGCTCATTTTTCCGTTTCTCCATTTCGGCCCGGATTTGCTCCATCACGACAAGGTGGTGAGCGACTTCTTTGCGAGCCAGTTGTTTGAGTAGGTCGGCGTCCCAGCTTGCCCGAAGCGGGAGCGTATCGGGCCACGAGGCTGACTCTTCGGCGTACCCCTCGTCACAGCCGGCTTGCATATACATCTGTTTCTGGCACTCTACGTACCACTTCTCGGCCTCGGCTTTGTCGAGCGTCGGAACAGCCTCGTCGTCCTGATTGTCGTAATCCAGCAGTTGATACCGGGCGTCGACAAGGGCCGCGATGAGGTCGGCCTCGAAGCCGTACTCGAAGTCGAAACTGGCGACGAAAACCTTGTTGATCAGGGTTTCCAGATCATCGGCAGACAACTCGTCGTCGCCGCTCATCCGGTCCATCATGTAACCGATTTTGTCGAGCGTTACTTCGCGGTGCATGGTTGGTCCTTTTTAATCTTGAACGGCCAGAAAACGCGGGCCAGTAGGCACAGCGTCAGAATCGGCCAGATCACGCAGAAGATGATGACGTTTACGGCGTTGTAGCTCAGCCCGGTAAGCCAACCGACAAATAGCAGCAGGTTTACGCAAGCGTCAAAAACAAAGTCGATAAGGGAATTACCGGATCGAATAGGTGTGTTGTTCATTTGTTACTCGTTGTCGTTAAATTCTTTTTCCGCCTCTTCGCACTGGGCGGCGTACTCGTACAGATTGAATACTTGGCAGAGTTTTTCTGGCACGTTCTCTGCCAGCCAGTCTTGCGTCATTTCGCGGATGTTAATTGTGTTCTCTTCACCGCCGCGACTGGTCCCGATGAAGCCCATGTCGGGCTCGAAATAGTACGCTCTGATGCGAAAGCCAAAACCATCGCGGAGGCGGGCGTAAAAGCCGAGCGGCGGAGCCCATGCTGTGCTGAAACTTAACTCAACGTACTTTTTGCCGTCTTTTTCTTTGATCTCGGCTTTGGGGTCACCTTCGGACTTGCTGCGGCCGAAGTCCCATTTGACGCCCCAGTTTTCACAGCACCAGTCGTACCAATGGGCAGACCCGTATTTTTCGATATTGGCCTGCTGCTTTTTTTCAAGCTCCGCCTGTTCCGGTGTATCTGCTCCTAACGAGCCGGCAACCGTATCTCTCAATTCTTGGGGGCATGGCCAGAATGCGGTCATAGTGGCTCCGCTATTGAATGCGTCGACGAGGCGGCGGAGCATCGTTTCGTCGTCGTTTTCAAACGTAACTACGTTCATGCACCAATTAGGCATGTGTTTTCTTTCTGTTGTATTTTTCGGATGCGGGTGAGCGTGCGGCTTGTTTTAGCTTCGAGTTCGGCCTGTTCCGCGATCCGCAGGTCTTCGAGCCGATCTTCTTCGATCCGCCATTGATGTTCGGCTACGATTTCCGCAATTGAGTGCGTTCGGATTGTCGGCGACACGGCCGCCGCGAGCGGCTGCATGATGTGGCTTGGGCACGGGATTGCCATGCGACGAATTTCGCTCGTCATCCAGCTTGAAACAAGGTGGGCGTGCCGTGATGTCGTATTGCTGTACCGGGTTGTATTGACAAAATAAAAATCCGGCACCCGATTTGACATGCCTTGCCGGATGGCGTCGTTAAACACGGCGATACTTAGCGGGTGGTGGTCGCCGTATGAGTAGGTGATATATGCGTGCCCGAAGTTACGAGCAAAAAACCGCCAACCGTGAACGCCGCGGCCGCCGTATCGTTTACCGCACCGCACCTCGTAATACTGCAAAAGATAAGGACCGACGTCGTCGTATTTTCGACACGTAATCATTCTTTAGCGAGGGCCTGCAGCGGCCCCAGTTTCTCTTCCCATTGGCTTGCGGCCATGCGAAGAAATTGTGTGTGCTCAGCTTCGTCGCGAAACTGCCGAGTGCGAATGCTCCAAAGGTTTTTACCTTCCAGTTCGAGGCTAAAAAACCCGCAGGCTCGAATTTTGAGGGCGAGTCTGAGCGGAGCCGCGAACAGCACGTAAAACCCGTTTGGGTGCCCTTCGCAACTGTAGTGCGTTTGTGCCCCAAGCTGCTCCAGCAGCAGCACGAAATAGTTGACGCCGCGTTCGAGATTTTCGTTGTAAATCCCGCACGGCGACGATCTGAGGAGTACGAGGTCTTTCGCTCGGTCCCACGGAAAAGCCCGGCTTAAACGGACCGCACGATTCTTTTTGGTTTTACAAACTTCCAACTGATTTCACTCCCGCTTACGGTAACTTCTAGTTCGTCGTAACGCCCGAGCTTGGCCAGCCATTCGCGATTGACAGGTACAACTTCTGCAAAGTCGTCACCGCCGACCAGTTCACGGGAATTGTCCCACCAGTCGTCGTCAATCTTTGGATTGCAATGCTCGGCAAACGCGACGTACGCGGTTTGTTCGCTGGCCATGTCGGTTGGCACGCCATTGGACATTACGTACACGCCTTGGTCGTGCACGAAGAACAGCCCCGGCACTGGGTTTAGTTCTTCCATCCAACCCATTGACCATTGGGTCGAGTTCAGGGCGTGTTCGACGCACCTGTAAACTTCGTCAGATTTGAACACACATGTCGGCATCTTGTTCCTCCAGTTCCTTTTCTAAGCTCTTTCCACGACCCAGCATCCATCGCTCGGGTTTGATGTTTCCGTACCAGTCGGCGATCGTCGGAATCTTGCCCAAGTCTTCTTTGACGTGCTGCTCGCCGATATAGCGGACGGGCACCACGCGGCCGTCAGAATTTGTGATTGTGGTGCCGAACACGCGTTCGCACTCAAATATGCCCTCGCTGTGATGGCGGAGGGCTCGGTGACGGAAGTCGGCCATATGCCGCTTCGATTCGTCAAAAAAATTGTGAATAGCGATGTAATCTTCGACGCAGCCGCCCCATTTCTGCACAGACGACAGGGCGTGATGGTATGGGTGTGCCATTAATCCTCCTGTGGCGGTTTGTGGGCCACTTTGCCGGCTAACGCGTCAATCGGTGCCACGTCTTGTTTTTGAGCCGTGGCAAACATTTTTGAGCGAGCCGGGTTGTTGACGTCTTCTTTTTTTGGCTCGCGTCGTAACAGAGCAAGCATTTCTTCTGTTTCGCCCAGCGATAAAAACCCGACGTGCAAAATTGCAGTTATGGCGGCCGGGTCGTCGTCATTTGCTTTCGGCTTTGAAACGGGCAACAAACGGTAATGATTTAACCACGTTTTTAACCAAACGAGCGGTCCGGCCGCGGTAATGAGCAATCCTTTGGCGTTGTCACTCCGCACACGATTCCTGCTTTTTTTCGCGTATACCCGGCTAAGTTTGACTGCGTGTTCGGACACGAGGTCGCAGTCGAACCATTCTTTGGCTATTTGTTGCATGCCTTCCGGCGTGCACATTTGCTCGTGTACGGTCATGGGTTAATCGGTTTCTGTGATTTCGCCGAGCGAATCTAAAATAGAGGCAAGACAGTCTTTTCGATCGTTGTTGCCGCTGTCGCCCGGAAACAACCGCTCGATCGCCGACGCGATGTGCGTGCCGACGCACCAGCCAATGTCGGCTTCGCCGCTTTCTTTACCGTCCCAGTACATCTTTTCTTGCACTGTGTCTTCCCGCCATTCGTCGTAATGTTTTAACGACAAGGAAACCGTAAACAGTTTATTGCACTCAATGTCTTCACTCATTTGCGGCTATTACTCGCTTGTGTAAAGGTCGAGGGTCATAGACAGGTCGTCGTGTGTGCCGGACCAGTCATGCTTTCGTTCGACGACGTCTGCGGCATGTTCCCACGTTTCGTCGTCTGCTCGTCCAAACTGATCGGCGTTCCACCACGCGATAATGACGCTTTTAGTGCCGCGTCGTTTTTCTGCTTTCAGGTTTTCGATTGCTTCGTCAATTGTCATTTGTTACGGCTGCACCCGACAGGTGCTTGTGAAGTTCTTCTTGCCACACTCGGGCCTGTGAGCCGCGGCCAAACTTTGTCTGCGACACAATGCCAAAATCGCGGATCATGCTTTCAAGGGCGTCGAGACCGTAGATACCGGCCATCTGGTTGACGGGCTTTCCGTCCGGGCCAGAAATGGTGTACTTGGGGTCGCTAAAATTGCTCTCGTACACGTTGGTGCAGCGGTCTACCAGTTCTTGCGGGACGCCGACCTCCAGAAATGCTTCTGGTTTGAAGATCGTGTGTCCGTCACAGACATCGGCAGCCGCCAACACAACATCAGCGGGAATATCAGTCCACTTCAAGGTCTTTCTCCTCTCGCATTTCTTCTGCTTCGGCGTCGAATGCGTACGTACTCGCCAAAGATTCGCAGTCTTCATATCCGCGGGCGTAGATATCCACGACGACGCCCTCGTCGGTCTTCACGATATAGACAGAAAAATCTTTGACGCCGATCCATGTGCTTTCGGCGTCTGAGGCCATTTCGGCGTCAGTCTCTTCGTGGAGTCGTATTCGTTTACGTGTAGTCACTGTCTTCGTCCTCGTTGGGCCCCAGCAAGAATTCTGGGATGTCTTCTGTGGTCGCCGTTGTGTCTTCTACGACGTCAATGTTTTCCGCCACCTCGTCGTATTTCACGGCGTTCATAACGTCTTCGTAGACGCACTGCCGGGCCTCGTCGACCATGTTTTCGTTTTCAAGGTCGACGACGTAACTAATTTTGAACTCTATGCGGCCTAGACGTGCCATACGCTGCCTGTGTCGTTAATAATTTCTCGGGTGTCTCGTTTCTCCTGCCAGCATCGCCAAAGATGCCGCTCAGGTATAAGGCCCTCGTGGCTGTACCAGACTCGCCAGCGTTTAAACGCTCTGAGAGCCGCTTCTCTGGAAAAATGTCTGGTGATTCTTTCCCGTCGGCGGGGGTCACCAAAATCGCAGTATGTCGCGTATTCCCAAGCTCGTCGCATCAGTAGTTATACGTCTCCGTGCGAACTTCGGTGTATCGCTCGTTGTGCTCGACCTCGATGGTTTCTTTTGCGGTGTCGATGACTACCGTGCCGAAACTGCCGTCATTGATTTCCCAGCCGCCCGGCAGCAGCGAGAACGCCTCGTCGAGAATCTGGTCGCACATCTCGGGCGTTACCAGCGGGTTTTTCTCTTTTTTCCGGTCGGCTGTAAATTCGTCAAAACGAATTGTCTTGGGCTGCGTGGCGGAAGTGACTTCATTGCTCGGGCGAGAACCAGACTTAAAGCAATCGTCGACCTGCTCTTGTGTGGGCACAATCGTGACGCCGGCATAGCTCATGTCGCCGGAGTCTCCGCTGCCGTCATACTCGAATGTAATTTGGCTAACGCCGTAGCTTAGTAGCAGCTTGCAGCACTGCTTGATGAAATCAACGCCGCTTTCTTGCCGGGCCATTCTTTGCTCCAAAATGTGGCGAAACGCCGCACCGATAAGCAGATGCGGATCGTCGTTGTTGTCAGTAGGAGGCATAAATTGTGCAGGGCTTTCCTGTCTCAGTTTCTTTCTGCTCCGCAAGAGCCACAAACGCTCGAAAAGATTCGACTACCGCCTCGGCGTGTTCTGGTCCGTCGTCTGGGTACAGCCGCCGGCAGCGTTCTCGAACGGCTTCTTCGACAGTCATTGGGCACGTTATGTCGCTTAAAACCTGTTGTTCGATTGCCGCTCCGCCCAGTTTCATAATCTCGGCAAACATGGCTGCGGCAATGTGCCCGCCGTTCGCACCAATTACAGGCTCTGTGACGTGCGTCAGCCGTTCTCGCAGGACCGCGGCTGGAATCTCTGCCTCGCAGTTTTCCGCTTCGAACGCTTCGCGGCAGAGAATCTTCGTGGCGTACGGCCCGCCGTGATAAGCTTCGCGGAGATAGCCGAATTCGCCGGCGGTGGTAGACATGCCGGTGATCTGCTTTTGCTTGTCGTCTTCCTCCATGCCTTCCCACTTAAGGTAGATGTCGATTCCCATTTACTTTGCCTTTGCTTTCTTGAGGGTGTCGAGCCACGCGGTTTTGTCTGTTTCTGAGACAGAAATTGCAGAACTGCGGTTAGCCGCAAGCTTGACGATTTTTTTGTTGTCGCATTTTCCTGTCGCGGCCGCGGTCATAGCGATCATTTCGGCTGCTTTTCTATCTGCGGCATTGACGACAAATTGCGTGTTTTCGCTGTCGGTGATGTCAATGTGAAAGTAGGGCATGTTTGCTCCGTGTAAAAAAGGAGGGCACCGGATACGTATCCGATGCCCTCCGTGGCAACTTTAATTTTGTCTAGCTACCGGTATTACCGGCGAGCGGGACGATAGACCGTGCGAGCGGTGTTCTTCTTGACGTACCCGCCAAGCACTCGCGGACGGCACGACTCAGTGACCGACTCCTCGACGTTGTACAGCCGGCAGTTGGGGCCGGTGCAGCAACGACCGTTCCGGCACCGCGAGGAGCCTTCAACGATCACGGCAGCCGGGGCAGGAGCCGGGTCAGCCGCCACAACAGGGGCCGCGGCGGGAGTCGGCTCGTTCTTGAGAACGCTCTTGGTCTGCTCGGCATCCTGTCCGAAGGCCAGACCGCACACGCTGAAAATCAAAGCAGTAAAAACAAAACGCATCGTAACCTCTTCCATGGTTATGTGACCTTGCGGTCACTGGTCAATCATCCAATCAACATCGTCCGATCCGACGTACATTTGGTCGAGACCGCACGCTTCAATTTGCCGCTTGAGTTTTCTGTCGTTGTCAAGCAACGTCATAAACCAAGCGGAAATTGTTTCGTCTTCTTCACGCGAGGGGCTTTGCATTTCGGTATGCAGGCCGTCTAGCTTGAAGCTTGTACACTGTGCCCCGGTAATCGAGGTCTGTGGTGGGTATCCGGGCGATCCGTCGCCGTCTGGCGTATAGGGTATAGTCGGTTCGCCCGGATCGTAGTCGAATTCAATGTTGAACTCAAACTCGCCCGGAACGCCAAACGGATTGTCTCCGTCAGCGTCTTCGATTTCCCATTGAATCCAGTTTGTGGTCATTCGTGGGCCTGCACATTCGTGGTTCGCATCTTTGCGTTGAGCCACTCTTCTTCGGCCCGCAGGGCGTCAGCCCGAGACGGGAAACCGGTCATAACCGGGCCATCAACGGGAGACAAGTCTGCGTACCATTGTCCGGGGTTTTGCGGGTCTGGTTCCACGTGGCTGGCCCGCCTGATGTCGAGCCGTCCGAGTGTCGCCAGCGTGATCTGTTCGCCATACAGGCATTGTGCTGAGCCGTCTGGGCGGAAGTATAGGTTCATACGCCGGCCTCCTGCAAACGCTGAACTCGTCGCGGGCGAGAATTTGTTTCGAGGAAATTTACCTGTCTTGCCTGAATCGCCGGGACGGCTTGGATATTGTTGTTTAAGCCGTGCGACGTTGCTGTCCCCGGACGAACCTGATTGCGAATAGCATCTAGACGTTCCGCCAACTCGGTGTATGAGCCCGCTTGCAGGTTGTGCAGGATCATGCCGGTGATCAGCCGGAGTCGCGTAGGTTGATTCTCCGTCCCCATCGTCTGGGCGTAGTTTGAAAACCGACAGCGTACGACGACGCAGTGGTCACGGAACTCGATGGGGTAATAAATTCGGCTCTCGTCGGCTACGATAGCGTTGCCCGTCAGCAGGATTTCTTGTCCGGTTCGAGTCCTGTTTGTCAGCAGGCTGTTGCCCAGTAGCTGAGCCATGCCCTCGACGACAACACTACCCTCAATTGTCGAATTAATCACGACGGCATTTGTGCGAACGTACACGCGGCCAGCGTTTTCTGTGCCCGTCATATGGCTGCGGATCACCAGTGCTGAGCCGCTAATTTCGACAAGGCCTGTAAGGGTGCAGGAGTTTACTTGTGCCGTGTCCGTGATCAGCGAGCCGCCGAACAGGCGAGTGCGGCCGGTCACGTGAGCCCGACCGGTTATCCGAGCGTTATCGTTCACCATGACCATGTCGCGGACGACGGCGTTTCCGTACACGTGGCCGTTCTGCTTGATAATAACTTCGCCTGATACAACGGCACTGCCAGAGACGCGAGCGTTGCCCTCCAGCCGCACACGGCCGGAAACATACGCAGAATTATAGACGGCACATTTTGGGCCGACGTACACGCTGTCTTCGACAACGGCTGTCTTGGCCACCCAGCCTTTGCCGTTGACGTGTCGGTGGGCGGGGACACGACCGGCCCCGTCTTTGAAATCGTGTTTCTGTTCTCTGGGCTTTCTGGCTTTGAATTTTTGGGTCTCGATAGGCTTCATTTCCTCCAACTGCTCAATTGGAGGTATTACGACTGGTGTATTGAACGTATCTGTCATTCTCAACCCATAGGCAGAACACGTCGCCGCGGGGCGTTCGTGATCAAGTTGTCCAGAGCCGTCTGCACCGTGGCCATCTGCTGGCTCAGGTTGCGACGCACGTCATGATTGGTTCGCAGGTCTTTGAGTTCGACGCCGGAAACCAGATCGTTGGCCTGTCGGATCAGGTGCTCTAACTGGGCGTTCGACCGCACGTTCATGTGGCGGAAGTTCTCGTAGAACTCCTTGAAGTTTTCGACCGCCGAAGCATTGAACGTCTTTTTTGTACCGTCTGGCTTGTCGGTCAACCGCTCAATCAGGTGGCCGACCAGTTCTTGCAGCCGCTCGGCAAACGCCTGCTCGGCCATAAGCACTGCATTCTCGAATCGACCCTGAACGCGACGCTGCTCCTGCTCGTACAGTTCAGGATTGAAGTTCATCAAATAGTTTGGGGCCTCGACCGGCGGGTACTCCCATTTGATGTCAAAGATGCCTTCAAGGGTGGGCGGGTAGTCGGCAGGATTAAACAGGTCGCCCAGTTTCTGCCGTGCCGCTTCCTTGACGGACTCGTACTCCAACTGAAGGTTGGCTGCGGCCGCGTCGAGTTGTTCTTTAAACTCCCGCATCTTTGTCTCAAACGCCTCGACGTCCGACTGTTTGATAAGCCGGATGCCTTCCTGCGGATACGGCAGAGTCATGCTCCGCCAATAACCTGACACCTGACTCTTAAGCGTCGTCAGAACGCGATACGTTGGGTTCTTGGTGTCGATCAGTTTCTTGGACGCCGTGACGAGGTCAGTCTCTGCATGAAATGTATCGGCCGCCTGCTTGGTCTGAGCATCCGACAGCTTTCGCTGCGTCCCCAGCCACGAAAAGGACACGCGGACAGCACCCATCGTCTGGCGGAGTTCGTTGGCCGTTTCGGTCAGGTTTTCGATGGTCGGTTCTGTGATTTCTGTTTCTGTTGCCATGTTTTTTCTTTTTGTGGGACTAAATCGCCTAATGTAACGCCGCGTCGTTGTAAACAATCAATAAGCCATTTAACCGTTGTTTCGCCAATTCCCGGCAGAGCACGAATTTCGTCTGGCGTGACGCGTCTGAAATCGTTTACACAACTAAAACCTACAGCCGCAAGTATGCGTTCCTGCCGGAACGAACAGCAACTAGGCCCATCACCTTGCGGCCTCATTACCACGTTTAACAGATGCTCAAACATGCGTGTGTAATACAGGTGGCCGTATGCGTTGTAGAACACATACTTTTTTTCTGCTAAATCTTCTGTGTTGTTTTTTGGGCGTCTTTTTTCCATAATTTCGCCCAAAAATTCAGCAGCAAGAAGTTGTTCGTGCAGTTTGTTTTGATACGCGACGTGCTTTTTTTTTCTTTTTGCCGCGTTTTTGTTGCGGGCTGCGTAATATTTTTGTCGCTTTTTTTGCAAACGTGTTAGTCTCCGCAACAACGGAGAGTTCTCTTTGATTTGTTTGAACTCTTTTTCGTGTACGCGGATTAAATACGTTGTTTTCTTTTTCATGTCGCGTAACCTAAATTTCACTGCGTAGTGAAAACAGGCCTTTGAGTGAAAATCAGTTATCCGACGCCTGCGGAGCCGCGATCTTCCGGCGTCCGGCTGACGCCACCGCCTGCCGGGGCTTTCCCACGCGGGTATAGAGCCCCGCATTATCAGCCGACAGGCAACGCCCCTCAGCCCACTTACGCAGGCTCTCGATCTGCTCGGCACTGGTCACAGCGACCGGCACGACGTTCTGGGCCGCCTCGACGAGCGGGATGTCCAGCAGGGCCGCCAGACGGCAGCACGCCTTGACCTCGGCACCGGTCCAGTTGGTGTCGTCCGGGCGGGCCTGAGCCTTGTCGAGCCCGAAGTGATTAAGATAGATATCCCAGATACGCTGCCGCTGCTCGTCGCCCGGCAGGTCCACGAAGAACACGCCGTCGAAACGCTCGGCACGGGCAAACGGAGCCGGAAGCTGGCTGGCGTCGTTGCAGGTGCCGATAAAGAACACGTCCGACGTGTGGTCATTGAGCCACGTCAGGAGCGTGCCGAACAGGCGGGCAGAAACGCCGCTGTCGGTCTGGCCTGAGCCACCGACGCCGGCGAGACCCTTCTCGATCTCGTCGACGAACAGTACGCACGGGGCCATGGCATCAACCTGCCGGAGAGCACGTCGCATGTTGCCCTCGGACTCGCCCACAAACTTGCCCATCAGGCTGCCGAAGTCGAGCATGACGGTCGGGCGACCGACCTCGTTGCCCAGAGCCTTGGCAAACTGAGACTTGCCACAGCCCGGAGGCGAGAGGAGCAGCACACCCTTGGGCCGCTTGTCGACGTTCTTTTCACCCTGCCGCTTCATGGCACGGATGCAGAACTGCTTGAGGTTTTCCAAACCGCCAAGGTTCTCGAAGTTGGCGTCGCCGCGGTAGAGCGTCATCGTGCCGCTCTTCTCTAGCGTCTGGGCCTTGATACCCCAGATGGTGTCGGCTTCCAGCTTGTTATTACGGACCAGCGACAGGGCGTAGGCGTTCTCGGCCTCCTGCCGTGTCAGGCCGCGGGAAGCGTCCACGACGTTGCTGACCTGCTCTTCAGTCGGCTTCTCAAACGCCGAACCCTCGGCGAACAGGTCGTTGCAGATCGTCTTAAGCTGCTCTTCGTCGGGAAGCTCGTGATGCACCACCGTGAACAGCTTCTCGACCTCGGGCTGCAGCGAAACCGTCGGCGAGACAATAACAACATAACGGCCCTCGCCCTTGCCCTGCACGACTCGGTTGGCCAGAGCCTGCACGACCTCGGGATTGGGCAGATAGCGGTGGAAGTTCTTGAGGACGAGAATCTGGGTCTCGTTCGTCTTGGGCAGGTCCATAGACCGGATCGCCTGCAGCGGGCCGGGGGCGGCTACCGTGCCAGAATAAAGCTGGCGGTCGATGTCCCAGACGTCAAAGCCCCACTTCCGCTCCTCGGCTACCTTACGGATGGCGGCGACAGCGTCGTCGCACTCCATCGTCTCAACCCAAATACCAGAAAAACCGGCACAAACGAGTTCCTTGATCTCTTTTTCGAGCGACATGTAGTCCCCTTGTTAGTTAGTTCTGAGCTTCGATCTGCTGTTCGTTCGACGCGGTGTAATATTCGCCGGTCAGCGTCTCGTCGACCTTGGCACCCAGAGCCTGTTCAAGGGCTCGGGTGGCGTCTTGGCATGAACTACCGGAAAAGCCGGTGGTCTCGATCTTGGTCTCGCCCTTGTTGTTTACGATTACCTGAATGATCTTGGACATGTGTATTAAGCCTCCACAGTGATGTTGAGTTTGATCGAACCGTCCGGCAGCGTTTCCTCGTACACCGAGTAGCCGCCCTTCTGAGCCTCGTAGATCGCCTTCTCGACGGCGTACGCCTGCAGGAACTTGTCCAGTTCCTCTTGCTTGCCCCACGCTCCGTTGTAGTTGTCATAAGCCGCGGCACCGGTATCGACGTTGAACACGGCCACATACGACCAGCCGGGGAGCTTCACGGCCAAGCCGTCAGCGGACTGACCGGCGAACAGGACATGGTGGCCGGCAACGGGCTGTTCGAGGCCCAGCCGCTTGCAGGCGGCAGAAATAGCATTAGCGTCGCGAACTTCGGTTTTGATTTGAACGATGTGTGACATGATTTGTCTTGTAGGTAGTGGTTAGCAGGTAACGACAACTTCGCCCGTGGTTTCGACCCAGACATGGGCTCCGCAACTCAGCGGTTTATCCGGCGAGTAGATAGCCTCAGCCGGTCCTTTAATCTGCACTTTTTCGACAGGATAGGATTTATTTCGCCATTGGACGGTAATGACGTTATTGTGCTCGCCAGTTGACTTGTTCCGGCGGATCATATGCTGATTGACGTGAATACGCTTAATCGTGCCCGATCGCATAACGATGACGTTGCCGGGCGTAAGTTCACTTCGCCGCACAAGGCGGCAGGCAGTTGTAGGCACCTGTGGGCCTCCTGAAACGTCGCGGCCAGAAGGGCCTGCGACAACGCCCGGATACAGCCGGGCGGTAAGTAGAGCTTCTAGACCCGCTCGGGGCCGGCCGATTGAACGACCGGCCCCTTTGTGGGCGGGAAGCTAGAGCAATTATCAGTTGCCGAACGTCTGCGAAAGCTGAGCCGCAGCCGTCAGGATACGCTCGGCCGACTGGAACGAGCCGCCGCAGCACTCCACGAACGCCTCGGCAGCCTTAAGCTGCTCCATGGGCACCCGGAAGCCGTTGCCAGACGGACGAGCCTTGGCCGCTGCCTTGACGGGCTGCGGAGCCGGCTCGACGTTCTTCTTAGCACGCATGCCAGCCGCCCGGCTTTTTTCCGAACCGGCAGTGGCTGCCACGGGCGTAGCAGCCCGTTTGCCGCGGGGCTGGCCGCCAAGGCCGGCCTTCTTGAGCAACTGGCTGACCTGAGCCGGGCTGACCGTCAGCTTACGCTTAGCCAGCGTCTCAACGATATCCTTGCCGCGAATCGTGCTCTCACCGGCCTTCTGGCGGCGGGCGATTTCAGCACGAACATGATCAGACAGACTCATCTTCTCGGACATGGAACTGTTCCCTGTAGTAGCGGAGACTTCAACGTCCCCTTCTTCTTTGTTGTCAGCCACAGCGGTGACAACCTCATCAGCCTCGACGGCGTCTTCAGACTCAGCCGAAACGTCGTCGCCTTCTTCAGCGTCGTAATCCGGTTCGTCGTCGTCGGCTTCTTCCTCATCGGGTTCGCCATCTTCGACTTCGTCGGAAACATCGGCCTCAGTTGTTGCCTCGACAGCATGCAGTTCTTCGTCTTCTTCGACGTCTGCATTCGCTAACTCGGCATCGACATCAATCTCGTCTTCCGTGACGTCTTCGTCGTAGGTCATCTTCCCTGTAACCTTTTCTTCGGGGGCTTTTTGCGGAGCAACCGATTTGAGCGGCTTGCCCCACAACTGTGTCGGACTGATGAGCCCGAACTTCTTCGCCATAACAACGCTCTCCTTTTGATTCCGCCGGTCCAACCGTTTTGGGCCTTTAAGCGGACGACTAATTCACAATATGCTAGGGTAAATAAAAATCAATACCCCGGCTGACAAAAATGTTTTTGGCCGCAAAAACGAGCTAGATTACTCGCCTTTATTGAGAATAGCGGCTCGGAGTTTTTCCAGCTTTTCCGGGTCACTGATGGTGACGGCATACGTGTGCACGCCAATCGGCTCAATGTCGATCGCTGTTTCCGGGCTGCTATTGTTGACGACCGCGTTAGGCGGGCAGGTGCAACCCGCACCGCGGAGCGTGCCGTCGTTGAGGTGCGGCCACATTTCGCCCGAATGGATGGCTCCAAGCAAATTCCACGCGGCGTGAGCCAGATGGTCTTCACTGCGGTCGCCACGCAGGTACTTGAAGATGTGAGCGATCGCGTGGTTCAGCAGGTCCGTGATGGGCATGCCGTTTTCCCAATTGAACGCCCCGAACTTTTTAGCCCCCTCAGCGTATGTCTGAGCCAGCCGTTCCAGACCGATTGGCGATATCAGGTCGTATCTGGTCTCTTCGCAATCCCCACTGCGAACAGCCCCGGTGTCGTATTCACGCCGTTCTTGCGTCATTGTCTTCCTGAAATTCAAAGTAAAGCCGCGGGGAATCTACGAACGCGAGCGTGCCGCGTTTTCCGTCTGCTTTTCGGATTACGTGCACGTACGGCGGATCAAAGTGCGACAACTCGAACTGCTCTAAAAGCTCGTCGTTTGACAGCACGGGGTTGTGCAGGCGTTCAAGCGAGGCCCGGGCTTCACCCTGATCCATGTGCGAGAACTGAGCGGCAAGCAGGTTGACAATGTCTTGCTGCGTTGCGTTCACCTCGATATCGGCACTAGGCGTTGTTTTGGTTTGTGTCATTTGGGGTTTCGGGCTGCAGGCTGTTCATCTCCGCTGTGTATTCTTTGATCTTTTCTGCAAGCTGGGCGGCGTAGTTGTCGAACATCTTGATTTGGGCCATAAAGTCCCGGTGCAGTTCGACATTGAATGCCGCCAGCCGACCCATCAGCCGCAGAATGCCGGCCAGATACGGGGCTGACGGGTCACGCAGCCGGAGCAAACCCGGCGGCGAGCCTTCCGGCTGATTAGTCCAGATGGGCACGATCGCGACGCCGTGCAGTTCTGGTAGGTCTTCAAGCAGCTTTACGCAGAATTCTTCTGCTTGCTTGTACAGTTCAACGTCATACGGCAGACGTCCTTTACTTTCAATTGCCGGCTTCTCCGGCTGATTTAACGTCTGCTGGCCCAGCGACGGAACGTCCATGCTCTTCTCCAAAAAGAATTAGTGGCGGATCGTATTTCATTTTGTTGGGCAGTAAGCCGTCGATCAAGTTGCCGATCCGTGTGGCAGCAAGACCGTAGACGACGACCCGGACAAGTGCGGCCATCGTACCGCCCGCCCAGTCGCCTGCCAAGAGGAGCAAAAACAGATAAATCGGTATGTGGTAGCTCTTGCAGAACGGGCACATAACCAGTTCCCAGAGCCGACCTTTGAATGTTTCTGGCGGTGTGGTGTCTTGCCACGACTGAACGTAGGCACGGGCGGTTTCGAATATCGAACCCTTGTGCCAAACCTCAATGATAGCTCCGGCGGCAAAGACAACAGCGACAAAGTCGAGCGTGTTCATTTTCGTTTCTTAGAGTTTTCGCCGCGTTTGATTGCGTTTACGGCGACAAGCATAAAGTAGCACACAAAACTAGAAATGAATAAACCGGCTATGCCGCTGTTCAGGGACCAGATCAACCCACCAAGCATGATGGGGCCGGCCATCAAAACAAACGATTTGTTGAGATCATGTTCTTTCACGAGCACGTAGTACAGTCTTTGTTCGTACCGCCGATTGCGTTTCCGCCAAAGTTGCCGCTCGGCCACGGTTTGGTCTTGCCGCCATCAACGTACTTTCGGTTGTAGAGGTAGTTTGCATGCGGGAGCGGTGACTCCAGCTTCAGATGATTTACCGGATTATCCGGCAGGTAAAGTTGCGGTCCCGGCCCGCGTAACGTACTCTGGAACTGTGGCATCTTGCGTTCCATGTAGAGTTTGGCACTTCTTCCCATTTGCGGCATAGTCCTCTCCTTTCACCCAGCGGTATACTGCCCAGTATACTCGCCACGAGGTAGTCGGAACTATTTACTGCTTTTTCGCAGTTCGTCGCAAATCCGAACAATTCCGTCGAATAACGCCCGAAAGATCAGCCCGACACAGACAAACGATATGGAAACCAAGTAGTTTATGCTGTCTTCGAGCCACTGCAGTTCGGGTTCTTCTTCGGGTTCATTTTGTTCGGGTCGTAACCCCGACTCGGAATAGTAGTTACGCATATGGCACCTAATAATACGCAGGTTGAACCTGCAAATAACGCAGCCACGATCGAAGTGCCGCACGGCGGCGTACGATCGTTGCTGGAAGAATTGATGTCGATTGACACCAAAGATTTTAAGTCGGTGCAGGCACGGATGTCCGTGCTAGGTGCCCTGTCCCGACAGAATGTATTTCCTTCGCTTGAGCCGATGTTGCCGTTGGTTTTAAACCTCAACGGAAAACCGTATACCCTCCAGAATCACTACCCGTTTTCTCCTTTATTTCGTTGCCTAACCCCGAAGAATCAGGTGTGGTGTACTGGTCGGCAGGTTTCTAAATCGACAAGCCTTGCTGCTCACGGCGTGATAGTTGCGAACTCTATTCCGTTTTTCAAAACATTGTTTATCACGCCGTTGTTTGAACAGATTCGTCGGTTCTCAAACAATTACGTCAGACCGTTTATCGACCAGTCGCCGGTGAAGGCGTTGTGGTCGGGCACGTCGACGGAGAACTCGGTGTTGCAGCGTTCGTTTAAAAACAACTCAATGATGCTGTTCAGCTACGCGTTGCTCGACGCTGACCGTGTCCGCGGTGTGTCGGCGGATCGGGTGTGTATCGACGAGGTTCAGGACATGGACCCGGATCACGTACCCATCATTCAAGAAACGATGTCGTATAGTAAATGGGCGACCATGTATTTCACGGGGACGCCGAAGACCTTCGACAATTTAATTTACGGATTGTATAAGCGGTCGTCGCAGGCGGAGTGGTTTATACCCTGTAAGTCATGTGGCAAGTGGAACATCCCGTCGCTGGAGCACGACCTCGACGCGATGATTGGTCCGTGGACGCCGCACATCAGCGAGAAGTATCCCGGCACCGTGTGTGCGAAATGCCAGAAGCCGATCAGCCCGCGGCACGGGCGGTGGGTGCATCGGTATCCAGAACGCCGCTGGCAGTTTTCTGGCTACCACGTACCGCAGATTATTCTGCCGCTGCACTTCTCCGATGCAGAAAAGTGGTCGACGCTGTTGTTGAAACGAGAGGGCTTCGGGAACATGACCCAAGCTCAGTTCTACAACGAAGTCATGGGCGAAAGCATCGACACCGGGCAGAAGCTCGTCAGCGAGACTGATTTGAAAGCCGCCTGCCTGCTTCCGTGGGAGAACAAGAAAGAACCTGATCCCGCGTCGTACGCCAAGCTGAGCAAATACAAAAACAGGATTCTGGCGATTGACTGGGGTGGCGGCGGCGATGAGGGTGTGAGCTTTACCGCTCTGGCCGTGATGGGTTTTATGGCCGACGGGAAGATCGACGTGCTGTGGGGCAAACGCCTGCTCATTGGCGGCGATCACTTGCAGGAAGCCATCGAGTGCATGAAGTGGTGCAACAAGTTCAAGTGCGACCTTGTTGCTCACGACTATACCGGTGCCGGCACGGTCCGCGAGACGGTCATGGTGCAAGCTGGGTTTAATTTGGACCGCGTCATGGCTATGCGGCTGGTTCGCTCTGCGGCTCAGGACCTGATGGTGTTCAAGCCGCCGACCGAGATCAACCACCGACAGCATTACAGCCTCGACAAGACCCGATCGCTGCTCTACACCTGTCAAGCGATCAAGATGAAGCAGGTCCGGTTTTTCCAGTACGACTGGACGTCGCAGGATTCGCCGGGATTGGTGTCGGACTTTCTCGCGTTGGTCGAGAACAAGGCGGAGTCACGCCTCGGCGGCGACATTTATACGATTACGCGGAATACGCTGCTTAGCGACGACTTTGCCCAAGCGGTGAACTTGGGTGCGGCGGGCCTGTGGCACGTCAATCAGGCTTGGCCTAATTTTGCCCGGCTGGCCGGTATCGCTCGGATTACCGAGAAGCAAGCGGCCGCGGAGCGAATGGGCGACTGGGCCGACGACGCGATTGGCGGGCAGTACTTCGCCGGCTACTGAGCGGTGGCGATGATTTCAAGATGGTCAGGCGGGCAGACGCAGCTAAGACTGCGGCCGTTGTCCCAGCTAATCGACACCTGCGAAAACTTGTCGTGGCCCCAGTCTAAATGCTGCACGTCGATAACGGTTCCTTCCGTACCCTCGGGTATCGGGTCGGGGTCATTTGGCATAAACACCATTTTGACCCGGTCGCCTTTTTTGCCGTGGAATGCCATACGCATCAGTATAGCCTCCAGCAGTAGTCTTTAATACGCTGCCGGAGCAGGTCAAAATCCTTGATAGTACAGGCTTCGATTAGCCGCACGACTTTGAGGGCCTGATCGTGCATTCTTTCGGCCGCAGGCTCGCAGTCCATGCAGTGTGTAAATAAGTCCCAGCCCTTACCTGAGCGGGGGATAGCCGGCTGCTCGCCGATAGACGCGGCGTTGACGAGTCGCTGGAATACACCGTCTGGTTCGCTGTCGCGGGCTCCGTAGTCTTTTAACTCAGAGCACAGGTCTTCAAACTTCTTTATCTCTTGGAATATCTGATCTATTAGATTCGTAGCGGGCTTTTCTGAGGTCTTCGACAACGTTTTTGCCTTTTTCGGTGACGCTGAACGTGAAGTCGTTTGTTTTGTCGTCATAACTGCAGTCCAGCAGGTCGCTTTTAACTCCGGCTGACAATACGTTTGACATGACGCGGTCCATGAGAGCCGCCATCAGTTCGTTTATGTTTTTGCGGGCTTCTTCTGGCGTGTCGCCGCCGACGGCGTACATGCCGTCATCGGAGACAACGCTGAATTCGCGAACGATGTTTTCCGTCTCTTGCAGCGAGAGATAGTTTGTGCATCCTTTCGCTTTTTCGTCGTCGGCCTCATTCCCATACATATGGGCGATGAAGCGGCCGTACATGATCAACGCCGCCGACCGAATCGCTTCGACAGAGCTAAGCTCGTAGCGGCCGGCGGTGTCGTCAAAGTTCTCGTCAAACAAGCGGCAGGGCTCCAAGGCGGGCGGCGGCTACGGCTGCGTCGTAGTTGCCCTTGGCGATGATGCGGTCCCGGACGGCAAGGCGAAGGCGTTCAAGATACGCCTGATAGTCCTCGTCCGTGTTCACGATGGCCTCAGCCGACGAAAAAGAATGCGGCTTGCCGGTGAACGAATTATCGCCGCGGGCCATGATGCGGTCGATAGCGGCAAGCTTGGTGTTGATACGGTTATCTTCCAGAGACTGCTCGGCCATGACGGCGTCGGCAAGCGACTGGGCAGTGGTTTCGATGTCGTTAATCAGGGCGTCAGAGGTCTTCGCCATGAGCTTTAAAATCCTTCTGTGATTGGAGTTCTTGTCGGGTCGGAATACGCTTGGGAAACTTTTCTGGATGACATACTTGGCAGCGGGCACGTGTGCACCCGCCGCATCGCAATGCTTTTCGATATCGGCCGGCTCTCACATGGGCCGGTTGCCTGTCCGGCAGACTGGCTCGCCACGCGTCCATGCTGGCGTGGATTCGGCGGGACTGCCGGATTCGGTTTTCGATGATGTGCTTTTCTTCGTGGTAACGTTTCATAAGTCACCTGCCTTCTGTTTCGCAGTAGATTACAACTTCGCAGCCGCATTGCCGGGCGAGGCTGACAACCTCGGGGGCGTAAACGGACACAAGCTTGGTCTTATCGACAGCACCGGCAGCGATTAACGCCAGCAGCCCGAGCTTGGCGATCCCGCGGCGGCGATACTTGGGATCGACGAAGCATTCAAGCGTTTGGGCTGTGACGGGCTCGCCCTTGAATTTTTCGGGCCACGGGCGAGAGCCAACCCAGCCTGCCAACGTCTCGTCGACCCAGATTAAGGCCATGGCCATCTCTGGATACGGCTGCTCGTGATTAACGTGCAGATACCGCTTGGCAAGTTCTTTTTGGATGGAACTGTCGCTGCCGGAATCGGGCCACGAGAGCCGGGTCATAATCGCCGTGACGTCAACGAGCCCGAGCTTATTGATGTCTTTGATTTTGATGACAATTTCCATGTCTGAGCCCTCCGCGGCTGACATGAAGTATACAAAAAAGCCGGTGAAAGGAGTCGAACCTTCAACCTACTAATTACAAATTAGTTGCACTACCATTGTGCTACACCGGCTTTGGACGTTACGGGGTCCAAACGGTTTTCTTGATTGACTTCTCGCCACGCAAGACGCGACCGTATCCCATTTCTGCGTCGATATCTCCGAGCACGGGGAACTCCCGCTGCTTTTCAATACGCTCCAGATCGAGCTCCATCTGAGCAGCGTAATCCTGCAAGCTCTTGATATCCAGCGTCGCCTCGCCGCGAACGCAGCTATTAATATAGTGCTTGAACCCCGTCAGCATATGTCCCACCTCAGTAAGGCCGAGCGAGACGCCGTCGATGTTCACCGCCTCAGACTCGTTGCGTGTCTCTAGATCGGCGATTGTGGTGCACAGAGCGTTGGTCACGGCACCGAGCAACACGGCGATCGTCTGGTAGGTGTTGAGCATCTTGGGCGGAGCAGCCACGGCCACGGCCGCCTGACTCTCTGCCGTGGACACCGGTGTGTCACTTGCCGCAGGTGCAATGCCGAACGCACGCTGAAACTCGATCACTTCCTGCACGGTCAGATTGTTGACGACCGAACCGTCCGCCAACCGCATAGTCAGACCGCCGCCTGCAGTGCCGGCAGTCGGGCCCTTCTTGCTGTTCTTGAGCATGTCTCCTGTCTTCTTTCTATGGGTGTACCGGGACCACCGCTGCTCGGGCGGAATGTGGTCTTCAAACCCGCCGGCCTCGGCGACCTGCCGGCCAAGCGGGGTAAGGTATATCCCCTTATGCCGCTCGTGCGTCCCGACGCCGGGAAGATTCACGTGCATAACCTGCTTCACGCCAATCAGGTTCAAGTGCTGCATTGCGTCGCGGCACGGTTTAATTGTGTGCGGGTCCCAGCCGATCTTTTCGGCCACGGTGGCAGATTCTGCGTCAAACGCCTGAACCTGCAGCAAGGCACCGAGCAGGCGGGCTGGAGACTTGTCTCGAACCACGACGCCAATGTTTCGCACCTCGGCGGCGATGCGGGCCGCGTTGTGATTCGCCGGGGCGGCGGTTGTAACTGGCTTTGTTTCCATTTGTGGAATGGGCTCCTGCTTGATTTCTTTGATGGCTTCCGCCAATACGGCGGGGGTTGTTTCCGCGGCTTCGGGTGCCCGTTCTTTTGGCAGCACGCCGAACACGTCATGCCGCAGCATGGCGAGTAAGAACTTATCGCTGGTGGGAGCGAGGTCGTTCGAAAGCCGGGACTGAATGTACGCCACCGCCGGGTCTGTTAGGCCGAATAGTCGGCGAATCTCGACGGGTTGCAGCCGGTTGAGCTTTTCCGTGGCGATGTTGTCGACAAGCGTTTCGTACAAAATTCGGTTGCTGCTTAAATTGCCGAGTAGCGTACGGATTAGCGGCTTGTTTCGCTTAATCTCTTTTTCCTTGCGGATACGCAAATCCTTGCAAACTTGTGCAAGAATTTCGTGCTCGTAGAGAGTAACCGGGTTTCCCTTACTTGCCGCAGCGACGAATATACGCAATACGGCGAGCAGCTTTCTTAGTGTTTCGTTATTCACTGGGCGTCCTTTGCGTTTTCAGATCGTTGATGTGCTTTACCACGTCGTCAAAACAGGTTTCGCACAGGGTGGCGGAATAGCTTTCGCCGTCCTTGCGGCTAAAGTAACCCCACGTGGCACTGACGGTGCCGTATTCAAAATCGCCGTCTTCGTGTAACTCTTGATCGTCGTCGTAATCACGAGCGTGTTCGTTTTTACAGCTTTTGCCGCACACGTCGCAGCAAATATCGACAAGCATTCTGGTCTGGCGGGTCTTGTATTTTTTCATGCTGACTCCTGTGCTATTTGCACGGGCCAAATGTATGGAAGATCGGTCGGGTCCCGCCAACCAAGACGGGAGTAGTGCCAAAAATTCTTACGCAACAGATTGCTGCGGTGGCTGGCATGGAAATCAGGGTCGCCGAACCACTCTGGATAGCGGTTGGCACTGATGGTTGGGCGGAGGCGGTTGTACGCCGTTACGAACTCGCTTCCCAGCCGGTCTTGGAACCCTCGCGACGTCCATTCGCGACAGACGACGATTCCGTATACCAACAGGGCGACCTCATGTCCAGCCCACATCAAAACAGCCGGGTGATGCTGCCATCCTTTTTTCCCGGGCTTGTGCTCGCCAATTTCTACGCCGCGGCACAGCAGAATCTGTTTGCATTCAAGACGCTGTTTTCCCAGCCTCTTGTCGTCAAGGCACCTCGCCGACCTCCTGAAACTTGGGAGGGGCAAAAATGTTTGCATTTATTTAGTCTTCGTCCTCGTCGTCAAAGTCTTCTTCGTAACTCGGGTCATCGTCGTCTTCGTCGTCCCAATCGTCATCGTCTTCGTCATCACTCCACTCGTCGTCGTCTTCCTCTTCGTCTTCGTCCCAGTTTTCATCGTCGTCTTCATCCTCGTCGTCGTCATCGTCTATGTACCAGTTCGGGCTCGTGCTTGGTGCGAAGTCGGAGTCGTCATCGTCGTCTTCTGAGTCGTCGACAAACTGCCATTCTTCTTCAATGAAGTCATCGTCTAAACCGTCATCACGGCGGTTTAGAACTCGATCAACGCGAAAAGACAACGCTTCGTTATAACGCATAGCTACCCGATCTCTTTGTGGAGGCTGTCTGGTGTTGTGTAAAACCTTTCAAACCAAGACGCATGAACAAGGACGCCCGGCATATTGTGGATGACTTCTTCGCCTATGTAAACGCCGTCTTTCTGCAGTAACCCGATGACAGCAAGCCAGTTAGGGCTTACGCACCGAGAACTATAAAAATAACGATCTATAGCCCGTCGGTTCAACCACCAGCGATCTTTTTTGCAAAGCAGGTAGTCCCCCGACTGTTTGCCGGTTCGAGGCTGCGGCAAAACGGCTAATTTCCCGGCTAAAATGGCGTTGTTTATTTCTGTCATGAGGGCGGTGTGGGCGTCATTTTCGTACCGCATGAGCGATCGTACGTGCGGCAGGTTAAACGCGGTGCCGTAGGTTTCCGTCAGCCAGCCGTGCAGGTCTTCGAGAATTATGGCATTTAAATTCCCGGCTACACCAAAAATGCTCATTCGCATTTGCAGAAGGCGTTGCACATAAGCCGGCACAATAGCCCGCAGATCGCCGACGTCTGGCGGCGTACCGAGCCGGGCGGCTGAGATGCTCTGCCAGCCGTAACCAAGTGCAACAGCACTGTTCTGTTTTGTTACGCACAGCAGCAGCGGGCGATTAAAGTATTTCGGGATACTTGGCCCGAATACCTCGTCGTTAAACACGCCGGAGCAGATGACAGGCCACGCTGTGTTTTTCGTCGCAGTATCGAGAAACTTGCCTGCAACGTGCTTTTGGAACGCGGTTGTCTTCTCGTGCGTACAACCCATAGCCTCGGCGACCCGGGTGGCCGTCGAAAATTCATCCGCGACAAACGCGGTAGCCACGCAGTCTTTCCGAATAATCGGGGCAATCATGTTTGTGAGCACGGCTGCCGCCGTAGCCCATACAAAAGAGTTATCGTGGGCCGGCGTTAAGAGGTGTCGAATCGGGAGCGGTGCGATTGGCGTGGGTTCTTGAAATACCTTGTTTTTGAGGTGGTTGGGCCACGGTGGCGTTTTCCGAACCTCGCCGGAGTGCGTCAGTTCGTAATTTGCGAACCGGAAGACGTTGGCCTGCTCGTCCCACCCATAACCGGTTGACACATTTGTCATTTTCGGTTGGTGCATCGTCATTGCGATCTGCTGGGCTTTTTTATTCCAGACAAGATCGAAGACGCCTACTTTCCCGTGCGTGGCCAACACGCTGTGGGCGTAGTTTAAAAGCCCGAGCCGTTCAATCTTCTTGGCGTCACTGCTGAACGGGTACGACGTGTTCTCGAAAATAATCCGGCCATTGTAGGTTTCGGTGCCGCTATCGGCGTGGATGATCTCGTCGATCACTACGCGAAAGTTAGACACCTGCCGCCCGCATTGATTCCACCATCCGCTTTCGCGTTCGACGAGAAACCATCGCTGCTGCACCTTGAGCGGGGCGTCAGCCGGAGCATTCACAGACAGCATGACGCGGTCTTTAAATCCACCAGAAAACTGGTTTTCAATTTTGTCGAGAAAGCCCTGCAGCCGGTCGGGTGGGATGGTGAGCCGTTTAGCAAAAGCCTCGGCCGTGGCTTCATTCACGTCGGTCAATGTTGTTTTTAACGCTTGTTGCCACGTCTGGGCTTTGGTGCGGATCGTCGCCAGTTTCGGAAACAAGCTGACGCGGCTGTTCTGGACGACGGAGACATAGCCGCGGGCGTTGCAGGCCCTACTGATCAATTCCGGCGTCGGGCTCGTGCCGTAAAAAATGCGGTCGGCCCGGCCGAGCGACTGCCAGCTTGTGCCGTAGCTTTCCGCTTCCGGGCCGGTATAGCTGGCCGTGATTGGCAACCACCCAAGTCCGCGAGAAAAAGCTTTGCACTGCGTTTTTAGCACCCATAGCACATCGTCAAAAACAAACTGGGTGTTTTTAAGTCTGGGCTGGTCGGCAAGCTGCGTGGTTTGCAGCATGAAATACCCGGCTTCGGGTCGCCGCTTTCGGCTGCCCGAGATCGGTATGTATGTTTGCTTGGCCTCGTAGGCGTCGTTGTACTGAAGCGTCAGGAACCCGGTGATTCGACCGGGCAGGTCGTAAAAAGGAAATACAAGACCGGGGCCATCGTCTCGTAATCGAGGCGGTTTTGGTCGCCCCATTTCCGAACAAATTTTTGTAATCTGGTCATAGTGTGCGACTCCGATTAATCCGTAACAGTTGTCTAATTCATGGCGTACTCCCAAATCCCTGAGTCGGCACGCAATTACGTCATCACCGTGGTTCCATACCTGCGACACAGCGTCGTACAGAAAGTTCTCCGCGGCTGTTTTTCTCGCTAAATACCGGGCATATTCGTCCGCGGCCTTATCCCCCTCTGTTTCGGAGATTAGGCCTATTTCGCTGAATTTTGCCAATGTATTTGGTAAACTTAGGTTCCATAATTCGGCCCCGAAGATTATGATATCTCCGTGGGCAGAACACCCGCGGCAATTAAGCCATATTCCGTCCGTAAACAAATCGTCAAACAGTTGAAGCGTGTATTGACCGCAACGAGGGCAGCGAAGCACCGCAGGGAACGCTGGTTTTTCGAGCGGCAAACCTAAAGCCGACAGTGCACGCAGGTGGTTATGTCGGCGAACTAAAGAGGTAGGAAGACCCATGACAACTCCGCTCGACCAAACGCAAGACATCAGCGGCCGCGAAACACATCGTCTGACGTCGCTTTTTGACAGCCCTGATTTTGTAAAGTCTGCCTCGCACGAGCGGACACACGGCGACGAAACGCTTCAACGCCACATGTACGCGGACCAATACAATAAACTCTATCCGTGCCACTCTGCCCCTGCAACATGGCTGTCGTCTTTATTCTTCGCCGACAAGCGGGCGGAGTTCGACGAAAAGCGGGCCAGCGAGATTCAAAGCCGCCTGCATGCCGCCGCCAAGTTCTTCGGCATTCTGGGTGCAGTCCAAGAGATGGAAGAGAAGGTCGCGGCTACCGTGGCCGACAATGTTAACAATCTTGGTGACGACCAGTTTGCCATCGTTTGGGTTGGCGACGCCGGCACGAAAGAGCGTCACTGGCCGCTGCGAAACGCCACAGAAGTGAAGTACGCGGCTCACGGGTTCGCCAAGTGGCGTGACGAGTTCGTCTTCGAAGACCGGCACACGATTGCCGAGAAGATTCTCGTCAAGGCCGCCGAGCACGCAGCCGACATCTCTGAGCACGAGCACATGCTGGCTCTGACGGCGGGTCACGGAGCCTGTGCGGCCAAGGTGGCCACCGAGATGCTGCGGGACCGGGCTCGTCTGGTGCAACGCAGCAATCAGCCCGCCGCGGCTGAAATGGCGAAGCTGGCAAGCGTGCTGGAGCAGAACCCAGAGAACGCCCGGGCTCACGAAACTCGTGTCAAGCTGGCGGCGGCAATCGACGAGTTCGATCGTGTGAACCACCTGTACCGGCTGTACGACGACGGCGGGCTGCCTCGGGCCGAAGAGGTGCTGTTTGCGGTCACCGAGAAAGCTGCCCGCGAGTTCATGTCTGAGAACGTCGAGACGACCACGGGCAATGTGTACGCCTTGTCAGACCTTGAAAAGCTGGCATTGGACGACGTGCGGAACTGGCTCGGCGACGAGTTTGCAGACGCTGTCAGTGCTGGCGGCGTTTACATCGACCGCGACAAGCTTGCGGCGATTGTGCCAACGCTTGACCGCGGAATGGCAGCGTCTCTTGATCGCCTGATGCAGGACAACAAGATGGCTGCCGTGGTTCGGACAAAAGCTGCTGAAAGCCTGCTTCCGCTCGATCGACTGTTCGAGTTGGCGGCTCAGGCAGAATAGTCAATCTTTTCTGGCGTCCCGTTAGGGTCGTCCCTTGCACCCGGCCGAGAAATCAGCCGGGTGTTTTTTTTGGTATTGACGCTTTTGGGGGGATCGTTATGCTCTGCCCTCGCGGCAAGGAACGGCGGCGACGGCACATGGTCGGGTCGCTAGCCCATTATTTGCAAGGACAGCATTTAGCAATCCAAGGACTGGACTGCGAAGCACCCGGCAGGACGCCGGGTGCTTTTTTATTTACACCGCTCAAAATCGCGTTTTAACGGCACGCCAACGTGAATTGCTAAACCACCCCAAATTCTGAATAGCGTTTCAGTTGATAATTTCTCAGCGTCGCTCGACGTGAGTTCAGCATGTAACTCGTCTAACTGGTCGTAAATTGCGTTAAAAAGGATATTCCGTTTCTGATCCTCCGGCAGTTTTAGAAACCAGTCCCTCGGGACTCTCTTTTTCTTCGTTGCCGGTGTCTTCTTTTTCTTGGTTTTGGCCAAATAAAGCCGCCCAAAGCCGTGGAATAAGACCACGGGTTTTCTGGCTCTCCTGTGGTGTGCCCTGCTCGCTGAGTGCGGCGGGGTCTAAATTCTGTGACGTCAGGCCGGCTTCTTCTTCTTCGGCCAGCCGCATATCAACGTACTCTAGCCACGCCTCGTATTCGTCGCGGGCTTGATAGTATTCACGAGGCGGAGTGTAAGGGTCCTCCGGTAGCCGGTCGTTCCAGCCCATCTTTAGCCTCTTTGGAAATGACGAGTTCGCTTCGCATGATCGACACGCAGTCGTCTGCCGTGAACCCGAGTTTGACTTTGTCTCCTATAACCTCCACAACACGAATCGTAATGACGCGGCCCTCGGGAGTTTTAACGAGGACGTCTTCGTCTTTCTTACGAGATAGAACTAACACGACACTGCCTTTCAGCCCGCGGCGGCTTCGAGCATTTGTGCCACTTGTTCCGCGGAGCCATTTTTGAGGTTAAGGGCTCGTAACTGAGCCACGAGAAGTTTTGTTCTGAATCGAATTGACTGCTCGATGTCTTGGCGTTTGCCTTCCTCTAAATCATATACGGCGTTGAACATCGCCGGGTCGTCAGAAAAATCGCCGATCGACGGCGAGACACGGGCCTGTCGGAGGGCGATCCGCAGGATGTCCGGCGGGTTCACCAACCCCTCCGAGTCTAGCACGGCTCCGATGTAGGCTCGAATTTCGTCCGTAAATGGTTCTGGGTCATCATCTTCCGGCGGGTAGATGAGCAGGGCTTCGGTGACGCCCCACGCCACTTCCTCGGCGTCGGCCGGGTCCCACATGTCCGGGCGGTACGGGTCGCCGGAGAGCACGTTGCAGAACGAGATGAAGTCGGGCAGGCTCTTGTAGAACCTGTCCGTGGTGAGGATTTGGATCGCTACCATCAGCTTGTCGAGGGCCAGTTGCGGCAGGTCGACGTCAAAGTCTTCTTCAACTTCCAGCGAGATTGTCGAGGGGTCCCACGTCAGAGCCTCCAAGCCGAAGCGGTCGATGTACATCGTCAGCAAGACTGATGCAAACGTCTCCCGACTCTTCCACGCTTCCTGCATTATGTTTTTTGACATGGAACCCGTTCCTTTTCTCGATGCGTAGTTTTTCCCGCCTGTATAGCTCGTTTAAATTGTACCCGATTGTCTCCAGAGCCGGATGCGGTAGTTCGGTGACCCATTCTCCGGTTTGCAGGTCAAGAAACCCCTTTTCGCCGGTCCACGTGGTGAACTGATTGTCGATGAAAACAATCTGGTTAAACTGCGTGTTGAACGCCTCAGACCGAAACAAGCCTGTCCATATTTCGGTCATAATTGTCGACCGCTGTTCTGGCAGTAAAAATGCTACCCGCTCAAGGAGGTCGGCAAAAACGAGGGCCATCAAACAGGTGTCTCGGATGGGGTCATCTTCGGTCGATACGGGCTCCCGCAATATTGTTAAAAAGAGCGTGCGGATTTGCAGCTTGCTCAATTTCAACGCCCGGGTTACCATACCGAACGTCAGTTTCTTTTTCTCAGTGGAGGTGTCCATGGTTTCTATCCTTGACGAGCTTTCGAAGGTCACGACCGGCCGGGCAGACTTTGTTGTTGCTGGTAGCAATATAGAGGAACTGCTCGACGCGTCTACCGCTCACGTTGTCGTGAAGCGTGCGGCCGAGCTTGGTTTCAACAAGCCGGGCGTGTCTAACATGGGCGGTCCGTACCCGGTCGACGCCGACGGCAAGACCGACGACGAACTGCTGATGGGCAAGCGTGGTCCGGTTGCCGGCTACCGCCGCGACTTTACCGTGCTGGCGTCGCTCTAGTCTTCTTCCGGCCCGTACGTCATCAAGTGAGCCAGTCTGGCGGCATAGAAATCTGCCACCAGCCCGGAGACTTTCTTGAATCGTGCGAGTATTTCCGGCAGGACAACGTCTTTGAACTCCGCCATGATGACGCGGCGGAGATTTGCCCGAGACTCTTCGCTGTATTTTGCCGCGGCACACTTTTCAGCCGCGGCTCGTACTTTCTCGCTGTTGTCGAGCATAATCTGCACGAACTTGGCGTTGACGAAGTGAATGTCAAAGCCGTACATGTCGCGGAGTTCGTTTTCCTCTTCAACGCCGAAGACCGGCCGGCCCGGCCAGACGTCGCCCTTCTTTGAATCTGGGGCGGGGTATCGCAGCTTGTCGAGCGACCAGCCGAATGCTCCGGCGTCGTCGTTCGGTTCCGCCATCATAAACGGCGGCAGCTTGTCTGGTTTTTTGATGTCGAGTGTTCGTTTGAGTTTGGCCATTGATTTTTCTAATAGCTAAGGAAAAGTCCGATAGCAAAGCCGGCGGCTATTCAGCCAGAAACAAATACCCTGTATAGGGGTAAATGTTTCGGCTGAATAGCCGCATCCTCACTCGCTTATGCGAGTGAGGCCGTACACGCCATGTAGGCGTCGTGCCGAGCACGGGGTTCGCCCCCGTAAGCCGGCATGTCGTCGAAGCCGTACGGGTCATCCCCGATTTCGGCCTCGTCTCCGCGGAGCAGGCTCGCGATGTACTCGTGGTAGTACACCGTCACGATGCCCCGAAGTTTCGGAAGAACGCGAGACAGAATCTCTTCCTTCCAAAACTCGATCTGCCCCCACTTGTCGTCGGGGTGGGCCGCGATGGCCTCAGCAGACGTCTGTTCGATCACGCGATCGAACATTTTGATCGCGTGCTCGGGTACGACCGAGAAACTCGGACGGCGAGCGGACCGGAGCAGAATCGCCTTCTTAGTTGCAGACTGCATCTGACACCTCGTGGTTAAAGTGCACCTCCGAATAACAAACGGGGGCGTACTTAATATGCCGCGATTTTGGTCAGAATTTAGCTGTTGTCAGAACGTCATCTGGACGGTCTTACCGCCGTGGTTGGCGAACACCACGCGGACCTGCTCGGCGTTTAAATACTTTTTTAGTTCCGCCTTTTTCTCGGGGCTCATGGCCGCCAGACACGATTTGATCTTGGCGTATTCTTCCCGGACCTTCTGCTGGCGTTTCCGGGCACACGAGCCACAGCCGTTGCTGACGTTGCCCAGCAGACCCTTCTTGTTCGTCAGGCACGGAATCGACTCAGCGAGCTTTTGGTTCATGATCATCGAGGCGACAGTGCTGTCCTCGATTACAACGATACTGGCCATAATTGCCTCCTTGCGTCACGTCTCTTCTGGCGGCGAGCCGATCCATACGTCACCGCCCGGCAACAGGTCGTCTGCCACGTCGAGCGTGTTCTTGAGCAGTTGCACATCTTCAATAACGCTATTGATGAATTCTCGGGCTTCTTCCCGTGAGCGGACCATGACGTCGACATAGTTCAGTCGAAACCATGCCGGCCGGCTATTAGGTATGGCCTGATCTTCTGGGTATTCTTCGAGATCGACCGACGAGCAGACGTGGTCGAAGGTTGCTACCTGCTGCGTGCCGCCCGGCTTTACGGGCAGCATTTGGTAGGCAAATATCTTGGTCGGCATACCGGTTGATTCGGTCGCGGTGATTCTGATGCGGATGCCGTCAATATCGTTAATGTCGTACCGGCTGACGGCCCACTCCAGATGTACGTTCCGGCCGGTTTCCTGAATCGGCAGGATTGGCTCGATATCGCGTGAGAAAAACGTGACGGTAAGCGGCTCTGCAAACCATGCAGCCCCGGCCGACGAGTTTGCCAGTTTTTGCAACGCCTCGGGTGACGAGAGATCACGCTCGTCAACCATTGTGCCCATATTGGACACAAGCGTACGGGCTCGAATATTAATTACGCCCGGCGTCGTGGCCGTGATGTAGCCGACCGTCGTGCCGTCTGGTTGTGTCAGGGCCGGCTGTGAGACGATTACGTTTTGACCGTCTGCGACCAGTTCGACCTGCCGCCACGCAATCGGATTGTTGTCGGCATCACGCAGACGAATTTTAATAGCTGCGGCGTCTTTGCCGTTCGACAGCACGAACGGACGATTGCCGTGAAGCAGTTTTGAGTTAGTCGGGCTGAATGTTTGCATATTACGTTGTTTCTGGTGCGGGTTCGTTGTCTACAAAGATGTCATAATTTTTGTCGTACATCATGATGCTGACGCCGACGTGATCGACCTCGGCACCGTCGCTATATTTTCCGATAAAACGAATGAAGTCGCGAATGAAATTGTGATCAGTTTTTTTCGCCGCTTCAACGCGTTCGAGCATTTGAAACAGGCACTCCTTTGCCCACTCTGAACTGACGCGACAGGAGCAACCCTTTTTTTCGACCTCTGTTTTGTAGTTTTCGCGGCACTTGGCGAAGTTGTCTTTAAGGTCCGCAAGGGCTGGTACTTTGTCGAAAAAGTTGTCTTCGAATACAAGCCGAATTAGCGTATCTCGGCTGATAGAAAATCGACTTGTTGTCGCCATTTCTTTTGCCTTTATGCCGAGTTGTTTTAGCCGGGCTGGAAACCCGTTTCATCCACGGGCCCTGTTGGGCCTGTAGCCCCATTTGCGACCGCGACAATCGCTGTTCGCAAGCTCGTGTTTGAATATATTTCGTTTATTAAGCTGGAAATAAACTGCGGCGTTACTATAGCGATCCCGGTTGCCCCTGTCGCTCCTTTTTGGCCGCAGGCTCCTGTAGGTCCGGTAGCCCCTGATGGGCCTGCTGATCCAGCCGGTCCTGTAGGTCCTGTCGGCCCTGTGGGTCCGGTCGGTCCTGTGGGCCCGGTCGGTCCTGTCGGCCCGGTGGCTCCCGTTGGACCTGTCGGCCCTGTGGGTCCGGTTGCACCTCTGGGACCTGTGGGCCCTGTCGGTCCCGTGGCTCCAGTGGGTCCGCTAGGGCCAGTAGGCCCTGTTACGCCCGTAGGCCCAGTGGCACCTGTTGGGCCAGTCGCTCCAGTGGGCCCTGTAGGCCCTGTGGGGCCCGTAGGACCGCGTGGCCCGGTGGGACCCGTGGCACCCGTCGGACCCGTCGCTCCGGTCGGACCTGTGGGTCCTGATGGCCCTGTGGGGCCTGACGGCCCCGTAGGACCAGTTGCCCCTGTCGGTCCGGTTGCACCCGTTGCCCCTGTAGGCCCTGTTGCTCCTGTCGCACCGGTCGGCCCAGTAGCTCCTGTGGCTCCGCGGTCACCTCGTGGACCTGTCAGGCCTGTGGCACCGGTAGCCCCTGTAGCTCCGGTCGCACCAGTTGCTCCTGTCGCACCAGTCGGCCCAGTAGCTCCTGTGGCCCCAACGCCCCCCGACGGTCCCGCCGGCCCCGTAGGGCCAGTTACGCCACGCGGACCTGTCGGGCCTGTAACTCCGGTGGCTCCCGGGTCGCCGTCGGCCCCGTCGGCACCGGCTGGCCCGGGCGGCCCTTGCGGCCCAGCAGTCGCGTTTAACGTAGGTAATTTTACAGACGTAAAACTGGCAAATGTGTGCGGCGTAAAGTCTTTCACGTCTGGATTGGGGGGCTGGTCGGGCTCAGGGGGCGGGTCGGGC